GCTGGTGATCAGTCAGTTGCATCTGATTTAGCAGCTGAAGTTACTAACAGAACAAACGCAGTTACTGCTGAAGCATCTTCAAGAGTAGCAGGTGATTTGTCATTAGAAACTTCTTTAAACGCTGAAGAATCTCGTGCAATGTCTTCTGAAATGTCTTTAGCTAACGATTTAGCTGCTGAAACTACTGCTCGTATTGCAGACGTTGATGCTGAAGAATCTCGTGCTATGGCTGCTGAAGGTTCATTAGCTACTGATTTAGCTGCTGAAGAATCTGCTCGTATGGCAGCTGACGCTTCATTGAACACCAAAATCGAATTCGTTATCTCGAATACTGATGCTGCTGCATTAGATTCATTAACTGAAATCGTTGGTGCATTCCAATCAGCTGATGGTGACATCAACAACGCTATTACTACATTAGCTACAAACTCATCTATCGCTGTATCAACTGAAACTTCAAGAGCAACTGCTGCTGAAGCTTCTATCGCAGCTGATTTATCTTCTGAAATCGTAAACAGAGGTTTAGATGTAGATGCTGAGGAAGCAAGAGCACAATCTGTTGAAGCTGACTTATCTGAAGAAATTTCTTTAGAAAAAGCTAACAGAGAAGCTGCTGTATCAACTGAAGTTGCAAGAGCAACTGCTGCTGAATCTTCAATCGCTGCTAACTTGTCAACTGAAATCGTTAACAGAACTGCTGATGTAGATGCTGAAGAATCTCGCGCTATGGCTGCTGAAGCTTCTATCTCTACTAAGTTAACAAACGAAATCGCTGACAGACAAGCTGATGTTGATGCTGAAGAATCTCGTGCAATGGCTGCTGAGGCTTCTATCGCTTCTGATTTAGCTGCTGAAATCGTTAACAGAACTGCTGATGTAGATGCTGAAGAATCTCGTGCAATGGCTGCTGAAGCTTCTTTAGCTGCTGATTTATCTGCTCAAATTTCTACAGAACATGCTCATCACGTAGCTGGTGATACTTCTTTAGAAAATGCATTAAATTCTGAAATTACTGCAAGACAATCTGCTGATACTGAATTATACAATTCTCTTAGCTCAGAAGATTCTATCGAAAAAGCAGCAAGAGAAGATGCTGATGCTTCTATCGTTGTTTATTTAGATGCTGCTGATGATGCTTTACAAGAAGCTATTGATGCTGAAGCTGCTGCAAGATCAAATGCTGATGCTTCTATCAATACAGCAATGACTGCTGAGGCTTCTTCAAGAGTAGCTGGTGATGCTTCTGTTGCTGCTGCTGCTTCTACAGCTCTTGCAACTGCTGAAACTTCTATCAACACAGCAATGACTGCTGAAGCTTCTTCAAGAGTAGCTGGTGATGTTTCTTTAGCTGCTGCTATCGATCTTGAAAAAGGTCGTATCGATGCAATCCTTGACGGATCTGATGTTGATTTAGATCAATTTGCTGAAATCGTTTCTTTCGTTAATGGAATTGACTTAGAAAACGACAACGCATTATTGTCTGCTGTAACTTCTATTGGAACTGCTATCGGTAATGAAGAGTCTTCAAGAGTATCTGGTGATGCTTCATTAAATGACTCTATCGGTTCATTACAGACAGACCTCTTTACTAATGTAATGCTTCTTAACAGTGCAATTACTGCTGAAGAGTCTTCTCGTATCGCTGCTGACGGTTCATTAGAATCATTCCTTAACGGAAAAATCAACACTGAAGTTTCTTCTCGTGAGTCTGCTGATGAATCATTATTCATGAATTTGAATGATAAAATCAACACTCAAATTTCAGCTGAAGCATCAACTAGATTGTTCGAAGATGAAAAATTACAAGAAGCAATTGATGCTGAAGGATTAAGAGCAATGTCTGCTGAAGCTTCATTAGAGGCTGCATTGTCTACTGAAGTTGCTTACTTGATTTCTAACACTGACTTAACTGCAATCGACTCATTTACTGAAGTAGCAGATAAGTTAGATCAAGTTGCTAATACTTACATGAAGAAAGTAAGCGTTAGTGGTATGGTAAACGGAACTAACAAAGTATTTACATTTGCAAGTATTTTGAATGGATCTGATGCTGTATACTACAACGGTCTTCTTCAAGAAGCTGGTGTTGACTACACTATAGGATCATTGGGTGACTCTATTGAGTTTACTGATGCCCCTAAAGCAGGTAGCAAAGTAGTTATCTACGGAGTATATTAATTATACCCATTGGGATAAAAGGAGGGGTGCGAAAGCACCCCTTTTTTATTTTAAGATAAAATATTAAATGTTATCGTATAGGTTTGTATCTGGATTATATATTAAATCTTTATTTCCCCCATTAAACAAATTATATATTAATTTGTCATAGGTTTCAATTAGATTTTCGTTATCGGCATGGTACCTTTGTAAAACTAAATCATTTCTTTCATGATATTCTTGTAAATTATTATCATGTTCTGTTAAAATATAATCTAGCATTTTTGCTCCTTGTTTTGTATCTCCATTTTCATAATAATACCCTAAATCCTTACACAAAGAAGCATTATGCAAAACAGGATACCCTAAAAATGCAGCATCTAAATACAAATAATTCAGTGGATTTAAAACTTGATGGGATATTACAACATCAAAATATTGAGTTAAAATAAAAGCTGTTTGATACCTTGATTCAGCCGACATTTTTTTATCTTTAAATATGTCGAACGTTCGAACTATAGACATAAATTCATGGTTTGCTTTTACTTTTTCACCATTAGTAATCATTAACTTGTCTATTTTTTCCTTTCCAATTTTTCCTCTATAACATTCTTCTGCAATCATAGCAGGTATAAGTCCATATTTTACAATGTTGATATTAGGTTCCATTACACCAATAACCTTTTTTTCTTTATTTGGGTTGTATTTGTAACCTTTTTTATATCTTCCATCGGCAAATCCTTTTTCAATGTCTTTTACACTTTCTAATAAGAATTTATGGTGCCAAATAAATGGAACTATAAAAGCATTTGTTCTATAAAGAGTTGAAAAGAAACCACTGTTTGTTTCATGTTGTTGAGGAATATACCATAACTCATCAAATGTAGTTTCGTATTCAAAATATTTCTTTTTATTTTCTTTGAACATTACATTTTCCATATGGATCACATAATTATTCCCACATTTATAACCAATAAATCTTTTATTTTTATCTTCTTTAAACTTTTTAATATCCTCATCGTATACCTGAGCACCCATCATTACGATAAGATCCATGTCCATGAATTTATCTTTAAAATTGTAGATATCAATTCCATTAAGATATGAAGGTTTTTTCTCACTAAAATCAACTTCAATAGTATTTAATATACAAACTTGATAATCATTTTTAGATTGCTTTAAAAGATGAATGAACATTAAAACATTTTGTTTCATCCCATTTGTCCATATTGACTCTGTGTTAGATTGTAATCCTAATGTGATTCCAATTTTTAAATTTTTCATAAGTTACTAGTTTGGTCTATAAATAATTGAATTAATTTTTCTTTTTCTTCTTCGTTTTTAGCGTTAATGTATAACCAAATAAAAGATGATTCTATTTTTTTTAATTCATCCCTTTTTTCGTTGATACGTATTCTTAAAACATCTTTATCTTCTAATCCCATAGAATACAAAATACCTAATTGAGAACATATATCATACAACTCAAATAAATCATACTCTTCAGCAGCTTTAGTAGCCCTAATATAAACACCCTCATATTCTTTAGAATTGGTTTTATCTGGGTGAGTAATTTTAGCTATTTCCCTATATATTTTTTTTACCTTGTTTTTCAATTCAGGCGTAATAGGTAAATCTACTTTTTCTTTTTCTTTAGGGGAAGAAGGAGGAGTTTGTTGAGGTGAATCCTTTCTTAATTCACTTACCTTTGTTAAAAACTCTGGTTGAACTTCAGATATTAATTCTTTTTTATATTGGTCATCTAATACAAGATAATTATATTCCTGAAATAATTTTTGAAGTTCTAATTGCTCTAGTTTTTTACTCATCAGGTATTTTTTTATAAATATTTATAACTGAATCGTATGTATTAATTGATATGCCTTCTTCAAGAAAACCCAATCCAAAATCTCAATTAGAGATACAAAATGATCAGATAGAACCATATGTGTTCCCTGAAAATGGTGAGTCTTTAGGCAATCCTAACATACCATCCCAATTTAATCAATTTACCGATAAAGATCAAAGCGGAGTAGATTTTAACCGTTCTGAACAGATGTCATTTAAAAATGACACCACAAAACCATTCACAGTAGGTCTTCAAGATATTGACGAATCTATAATGTATTACTTTCAAAACGTAATTCGCCCAACAGTAATACAAAACGGAAATAGATTAGCAGTGCCTGTAATATATGGTTCACCTGAAAAATGGAAATCAGTTCAAAAAGACGGATACTATAAAGACAAAAATGGTGCTATTATGGCTCCGTTAATTATGTTTAAAAGAGATACAATTGATAAAAATCGTTCTCTAACAAATAAATTAGACGCTAATACACCTCATTTATATGCGTCTTGGATGAAAACATATAATCCAAAAAATGCATACTCAAATTTTAACGTATTAACAAACCGAAAACCGGTAATGCAGTATGTGGTTAATGTAGTGCCTGATTATGTTACTTTAACATATTCTTGTGCTATTCAAACATACTATGTTGATCAAATGAACAAAATCATCGAAGCAATTAACTATGCTTCAGACTCATATTGGGGAGACCCAGAACGTTTTAAATTTAAAGCATCTATTGATTCATATTCTACAGCAATAGAAGTTTCAGATAACACAAATCGTATTGTTAAAGGAACATTTTCAATCAAATTATTTGGATATATTGTTCCTGATACCATTCAAAAAGAGATTACAGCTATTAAAAAATATAATAGCAAAGCTCAGGTTATTATCACAGCAGAAGTAGTTAATAATTTAAATAATCTATAACAATGGCAGCAAAAGTAAAAACATCATCAGGAATTTCATTTGTAAGAAAACCTAAAGTAAAAAGACCAGGAGTTCATGCAAAATCAAAAACTAGTAAAAATAAAACTAGTAAAAATTATGTAAAATCGTATGTTTCTCAAGGGAAATAATATATTTATAATAAAATAAATGGCACTTGTTTTAACTAAAGCTGGAATTTCTACAGGAAATACAGTAGAAGCATATCATGTTACTCAATCAATAGATGCTTTTACAGGAACTGATGCATATGATATAATTCTTTCAGGTTCTTTTACTCTTACCGGTTCTTTTAATTGGGATGGTTCCTCATCTCCCTCTTCTTTATACCCAGGATACACATACCAAGAAACAGATGTTGATTCAGCAGAAATACTTAACATCGGAACATCCCCAGTAGTAATCCTTCCAGCACTCGCAGGAAATAAGTATTATGATACTATAACTTCTATAGAATATACTTTTGGGACAGCTGCTTATACAGGTTCAATAAACCCAACTAACCCAATATTATTACGAATTTCAAGTAGTGGTTTGAATTATTCAAATCCAATATATATTACTACTAATACTTCAAGTTTTCAAGTTGTATTTGATAAAGTACCTTTTGATTTAAATACTTGTTTTAATGATGGAATAATATTAACTTCCATAACTCCTGATAGTTATACAACTGGAGATGGTACTATTAAAGTTAAAGTATGGTATAAAATAATCAATTTTGGATAATATAATAAAATAAATTTATGGGAATAGTTTCGGAAAAAAAGTTTTTAACAGAAGAAGAAAAAAACACATTAAAAGATATTCAACAAAAAACTCAAATATTAATTGCTGAGTTAGGAGAAATTGAACTGATAAAAATCCAACTTGAAAATCGACACCAATCAGCCAAATCATTTTTAAATGAATTAACTGATAAAGAAGAAGAATTTAATCAATTTATCTTTCAAAAATACGGTAAAACCCGCATTAACTCAGAAACTGGTGAGATTACCGTATTAGAATAATTTAATTTAAAATACACCATATTTATAACAAAATAATTTATTTGTAATGGCAGAAACAATTGTATCACCTGGTGTACTAGCAATAGAAAATGACCAATCTTTTATCACTCAAGCTCCTGTACAAGCGGGTGCTGCAATCATAGGACCAACAGTTAAAGGTAAAGTAGGTATTCCTACATTAGTTACAACATTTGGTGAATATCAAAATAAATTTGGAACTACATTTTTAAGTGGAAGCCAAACATACACATATCTTACCTCTATTTCAGCTTTTAATTACTTTAATAGTGGGGGAACTTCATTATTGGTTACACGTGTGGTTAGTGGTAGTACAACTACTGATTGGACTCCTGCAACTTCCTCATTTATTTCTGCATCTGCTCATGCTGCTGGTGCTCCTTATAACACAGATGTGTTTGTTTTAGAAACAATTTCTGAAGGAGAACTAATGAACAATACTGGTCCTACAGGATCTAATGGAACATTATTAAGTGGCTCAACAAATAATTTTAGATGGCAAATAATCTCCCCAGATATTAATGCAGGAACATTTACTTTATTAATTAGACAAGGAAATGATACTACAACAACTCCATCTATTTTAGAAACTTGGAGTAATTTATCGTTAGATCCATTTGCTTCAAATTATGTTGAAAAAGTAATAGGTAACCAAGTTGAAGTAGTCACAAATGATCCATCTACAGGTGAATATTACATCCAACTTTCAGGAAGCTTTCCTAATAAATCAGCATACGTTAGAGTTAAACAAGTAAACCAAACTACCCCAGGATATTTTGATAATAATGGTGTTCCTAAAAACCAATATACTGGTTCTTTACCTCTTATTGGTAGTGGATCATTTGGAGATGGAAAGGGAAGTAACATTCCTACATTTGCCGCTGGCGCATATTATGAAAATATTTCAAATACCAATATCCAAGGTTTAACAGCTAATAACTATACAGAATCTATTTCTTTATTAGCTAATGCTGATGCATTTAATTATAACTTTATTACTGCTCCCGGATTAATAGGAGATAGTACAAATTTTGCTCTTCATTACCCCGTTGTTCAACAATTAATCACAATGGTTCAAAATAGAGCAGATGCAATGGCTGTAGTTGATGTTGTAGGATATAACTCAAACATTATTCCTGTAACAGCAGCTGCAAATTCTTGGGATACATCATATGCTGCAACATATTGGCCTTGGTTAAAAACAATCGACCCTAATTCAGGACAACAAGTTTGGACCCCAGCTTCAACAATTGTACCTAGTGTATATGCATTTAATGACAATGTAGCTTATCCTTGGTTTGCACCTGCTGGTATTAACAGAGGCCTTATGACAACAGTTATTCAAACCGAAAGAACCTTAACTCAAGGAAATAGAGATTTACTTTATCAAAACAATATAAACCCAATTGCAACTTTTCCAGGATCTGGAGTTGTAGTATTTGGACAAAAAACATTACAGAAGAAAAAAAGTGCTTTAGATCGTGTAAACGTTAGACGTTTATTAATTGAACTCAAAAGTTATATTTCCCAAATAGGTGATACTTTTGTGTTTGAACAAAATGATGCAATTACAAGAAATAATTTTGTAGCAGCCATCAACCCATATTTATCATCCGTTCAACAACAACAAGGTTTAACAGCTTTTAAAGTTATTATGGATGAATCAAACAATCCTCCTTCAGTAGTAGACCAAAATCAACTAATAGGTCAAATTTATTTACAACCTACTAGAACTGCTGAATTTATTATATTAGACTTTAACATATTACCTACAGGTGCAACCTTCCCTCAGTAGTAATATATTTTAGAAAAAAAATTGATATTTATAATAAAAAGATAAAATGGCAAATTTCACAACTTCTCCTGGAGTAGCAATTAGCGAAATAGATAACACCTTTTTAACCGGACAACCGGTTCAAGCAGGTGCCGCTATTATAGGACCAACAGTTAAAGGTCCTTATGAAAAACCCACTCTAGTAACTTCTTATTCAGATTTCCAAATGTTGTTTGGAGATTCTTTTATTAGTGGTGGTAATTCTTATTCATATTTAACTTCAATTGCTGCTTACAATTATTTCAATTATGGAGGAACTTCATTATTAGTAGCCCGAGTAGCTACAGGTTCTTATACTTCTGCTACAAGTTCTAAAATTGAAAATTACTTTACCTCAGAATCATTTACTTTAGAAACCATTTCAGAAGGAATCATCATGAACAATTCAGGTTCAGGAGCTTCAGGTTCTTTACTTTTAGGAACTAAGGATAATGTAAGATGGGAAATTACCAATTCAAATACTGGATCAGGTACATTTAACGTATTAATTAGACGTGGAAATGATACTCAAAATAATAAAACTATTCTTGAAGCTTGGAATAATGTAACATTAGATCCAAATTCAAATCGTTATATTGCTAGAGTAATTGGTGATCAAAAATTACAATACAATTCTTCAGCTAATCAAATGGACTTATCTGGAAGTTATCCAAACAACTCAAGATATGTACGTGTAAAAGCTGTAAATTATCCAACACCAAACTATTTTGATGCAAACGGAATTGCAGTTTCTGCATATACTGCTTCAATTCCAGTAAATGGAAGTGGTTCTTTAGATGGTGCTTTTGGAGGTGCTACTGGAACAACAGGTAGTACTATTAATTTATATGATAATATCTCAACAAACACTCAAGGTGTAATGGGATATGATTATAACAACATGATTTCATTATTAGGTAATCCTGAAGCATATCAATATAATTTATTGTTTACTCCTGGTTTATTAAACGATACTCATACTGCTCAAATTACTAACCTTATTACTAACACAACTGCTAGAGGTGATAGTATGTTAGTATTTGATTTAACTGATTTTAACAGTGTAATTGGAGATGCAGTAACACAAGCTCAAACTCGTGATACTTCATATGCCGCTTCATATTGGCCTTGGGTTCGTATTATTGACCCAGCAACCGGAAAACATGTTTGGTCACCTGCTTCAACAGTAATCCCAGGCGTATATGCATTTAATGATAAAGTATCTGCTCCATGGTTTGCACCTGCAGGTATTAATCGTGGTGGTTTAAGTACAGTATTACAAGCACAATATAAATTAACTCAAGCAAATAGAGATACTTTATATGCAAATAATGTTAACCCAATTGCAACATTACCTAAACAAGGTGTTGTAGTATACGGACAGAAAACATTACAAAAAGCTCAATCTGCTTTAGATCGTGTAAATGTACGTCGTTTGATGATTGAATTAAAAAGTTACATTCGTCAAATTGCTGATACTATTGTATTTGAACAAAATACTATTCAAACTAGAACTTCATTTATATCAAGAGTTAACCCATATTTAGAAGCTATCCAACAAAAACAAGGATTATATGCTTTTAAAGTAGTAATGGATGATTCAAATAACGGACCAGCTGTAATTGATCAAAACCAATTAGTAGGACAAATTTACATCCAACCAACACGCACAGCTGAATTTATTTCTTTGGATTTCATCTTGTTACCAACAGGAGCAGAATTCCCAGGATAAAAATTTAAAATTTAGATATTTATAATAAAATTAAAATAGAAAACAAATGGCAATTTTAAATCCAAACGAAATATTTTATACAGCGTTTGAACCAAAACAAACAAACCGTTTTATCCTTTATATGGATGGAGTTCCTTCATACCTAGTAAAAGGAGTAGGAGCTGTTTCTTTAACCCAAACTGCAGTTGCTCTTAACCATATTAACGTTCAACGTTATGTAAAAGGAAAAACAAAATGGAATACCATTCAGTTTACAATGTATGAATCAATTACTCCTTCGGGTGCCCAAGCAGTAATGGAATGGGTACGTTTAGGCCACGAATCAGTAACAGGTAGAGATGGATATTCTGACTTCTACAAGAAAGATATTACATTTAATGTTTTAGGTCCTGTAGGTGATATTGTTTCTGAATGGATTATTAAAGGAGCTGTTATTACTGAAGTTAACTTTGGAGACTATAACTGGGACGACGATGGAACCCCAGTAAATATCCAAGTAACTGTTCAACCTGACTACTGTATTTTGAACTACTAATATTAGGTTAAAAATATTTTTAATAAAGCTCCAAAGAAATTTGGGGCTTTTATTTTCTTTTAATATACTAAAGCTATGAAAACAATTAAAGTACTTTTATTTACGTTATTGACTAGTTTTATTTATAGTCAATATTGCCCATTTTTAGGGCCCGATCAATATTTACCTTGTGGTACAAACTCAACAACTTTAACCGCAGATTTAAGTCAATGTATTGCAGGTAATAACCCTAATCAAACAACAAATTATAGTGTAGCTAACATACCCTATGTGCCTCAAATTAATGCTGGTACTTTAGTTCCTTTAGGGGATGATGTTCAATCGAATCCTTATAATATAGGATTTACATTTTGTTTTTATGGTCAAACATATACACAATTTAGGATCGGTTCAAATGGTTGGATTTCATTAGGTCCTGGAGGTCAACCTACAAATTTTACTTCAATGCAGATTCCAACTGCAAATGCTGCCGCACCTAAAAATTGCATTATGGGTCCTTGGCAAGATTGGAACCCTGGAGCCGGTGGACAAATTAGATTCCAAACATCAGGTATAGCACCATGTAGAAAATTAACCGTAAGTTGGATTGGTGTCCCAATGTTTTCATGTATTAATTTACAGGGAACTTTTCATATCGTATTATATGAATCTACTAATGTAATAGAAAATCACATAGCAAATAAACCAAACTGTCCTCAATGGGCCGGAGGAACAGCTGTTCAAGGTATTCATAATACAGCAGGAACACAAGCAGTAACTGTTCCCGGAAGAAATTCTACCCAATGGACAACCACAAATAATGCTTGGCGATGGACACCTAGTGGACCCGTTGTTACTCCAACATTAACTTGGTATCAAGTAGGTAATCCTGTTCCAATTGCAACAGGTGTGAACCAAATTACCGTGACTCCCCCTGTTCAAGGAGCTTATTACACATGTCATTTAGAATACCCTACTTGTAATGCAGGATGGTCAACTTGTAATGCTGGAGTTGGGTTAGGTCCTGATACAGTGTTTGTACAACCGGGTCCACCAAATTTAAATCAACCAAATTTTGTAAACACAAATCCTTTATGTAATGGAGATTGTAACGGATCTATTACAGTAAATCCTACAAATGGTACAGCTCCATTTAATTATGCTTGGGTTACTTTACAAACTACCCCAACAATAAACAATTTATGTGCAGGAAACTATATAGTAACAATTACCGATGCAAATAACTGTACTGTAACAGCAAATACCACATTAATTGATCCTCCTGTTTTAGCAGTACCTTTAATGGCTGCAACTAATCCTGTTTGTTTTGGAGATTGTAACGGTACAGCAACAGCAAACCCAACTGATGGTATTGCTCCATATACTTATTTATGGGGGGATGGGCAAACAAATCAAACTGCGATTAATTTATGTGCTGGAACGTATAGTGTAACAGTAACAGATGCAAATGGATGTCCTGCTTCAAATACTATTGCTTTAGTAAATCCTCCAATAGTCGTAGTAGGAAGTATTACTTCATTAGATACAATATGCTACTTATCCTCTAACGAAACATACTCAGTACCAAGTTTAGGCGCAGGATATTCTTATAATTGGTCTAGTATAGGAAATATTACCTCAGGTCAAGGAACTAATAATATCACAGTAGATTGGTCTACATTACCTGCAGGGTTTATACCTGGAGCTGTTAACGTTATAGCGATAAATCAGTTTGGTTGTACAAGTTTACCACAAGCAGTTGATGTTCATATTTTAAACATTTTACCCACGATAGACTCGATTGCTCCACTATGTGACTATAGTAATTGTGTAACCTTAACTGGAATCCCTATTGGAGGAATATTTACAGGAAATGGAATAAATGGAAATACATTTTGCCCTTCACCTTTAATTGCAGGAAATAATACGATAACATATACTTATGCACAATCAAATTGTACTTTTGATACTACTTGCCAAATAACTGTTTACCCTAGACCTGCTATTTCACAAATTCAAAATGATTTAGGAAACTTAACATCTGAATTTATAGAATTGTGTGAAGGAGATAGTATAGGTAGAATTTATAATGCAACCGCTTTAGGTGGAGGTAATGTAGTATGGATTTTAAACCAAGATAGTATTGCAAACCCAACATTACCCATTGCATGGAATAGCTTTGGAACATTTACCTTTTCAGCTGTAACATATGAAAACGGATGTGTATCTTATCCTGTATCATTTGCAACTACCATCCAAAGATGCCCTGAAGAATTAATTTACATTCCAAACACATTTACTCCAGATGGAGATGAAAATAACAATACTTGGTCCCCAGTATTTACTTCAGGTTTTGATCCTGCTGATTTCCATTTAACCGTTTATAATAGATGGGGAGAATTAGTATTTGAAAGTTATAACAGTGCTGCTTCTTGGGATGGAACATACAACAATACAAAATGTCAAGATGGAGTTTATACTTGGGTTATAGTTTATGGAGATAAAAATACAGATAAAGAAACATTAATTAAAGGAAACGTTACCCTTATTAGATAGTACAATATTTATAATAGTATGAAACTGAACCACTTACGTACTTTAGTTAAAGAGGAGCTTAATAAGCGACTAAACGAAGAATACCAAGACAAATTTAAAATGGTTGGTATGCTTATAACCAACATTAAAAAACGCCCACAAAAAGAAATATTTTCTGATATCCGATCAATCCCAGGAGTAACCGTAGCATCTGTTAAAGAACCTATGGAATATAGTGAACAAGACACAGAAAAATTCCAGTCAATTATGACTGTAAAAGTTGATGGTCATCCTTGGATTACAAAAGGTGGTTTTGATCGTACAAAAATGGAAGATATTCGTAAAGCAATATTAAAGGTAGAAGGAGTTTTATCATATAATGTAAATCCTGATAATATTTCTTCTCTTTAATATATGTATATAGGACAATAAAGTTATATTAAATAAAAATTATGAGTGAATTTAAATTACCAACTGAAACAGTTGAATTACCTTCTAAAGGCTTACTATATCCTGAAGATTCTGAATTAGCAAAAGGTACTGTTGAAATTAAATACATGACTGCTAAAGAAGAAGATATTCTTACCAACCAATCATATATTAAAAACGGTACTGTATTGGATAAATTAATGAAATCATTAATTGTGTCAAAAATTAATTATGATGATATTTTAATTGGTGATAAAAATGCAATTATGGTTGCTGCTCGTATTTTAGGATATGGTGCTGAATATACTTTTAATTATTTAGGTGATTCTCATACAGTAGATTTATCTCAAGTTGAAAATAAACCACTTAAAGAAGAATTATTTGCAAATCGTGTAAACGAATTTACCTTTACCCTTCCTAAATCAGGTAATGTAGTTACATTTAAACTTTTAAGTCATAAAGACGAACAAGATATTGCTCGTGAACTAGAAGGTTTGAAAAAAATCAATAAAGATGCCTCTCCCGAACTTTCAACCCGTTTAAAATACCTAATCACCTCAGTAGAAGGAAAACGAGATAAAAAAGACATTCGAGAATTTGTCGACAATTATCTTCTCGCCCAAGACTCCAGGGCATTAAGAGAATATATTAGAGAGATTCAACCAGATGTTGATCTAACTTTTTTTCCCGACGGGAGTGACGATAGAATCAGTATCCCAATTGGGATTAGCTTTTTTTGGCCTGACCTATGAAATAGCTCCCCAAGCTAGGGCTGCTGTATTTACACAAATTCATGAGATAGTTTTTCACGGTAAAGGTGGATACGATTGGGATACAATCTATAACATGCCTATATGGCTCCGCCGTTTTACATTCTCAAAAATTCAAGATTTTTATACCGAAGAAAAAAATGCTCTTGAAAACAAAGTAGGTGATGGAAAGAAAACAGTCATCAACCCAGATGGTACAATAAAAGCTCCTGAATTGCTTCAAAAAGCACTACAAAGCAAAAATGTTCCTAAATATAGCTAAAAATGTTGATTTTCAATATTTATAATAAAATCATTTAAATGGCTTTAACTCCTAAAGAACAAGAAAAGTTAAATAAACTTATCCAAGAAGGTATTAAACTAGCTCAGCAGTTAAATGATACCCAACAAGCAACAAGTTTTCAAAATTTTACTGGGAGTCTTTCTGATGCTGAACGAATAGTTAAATCATTAAGACAAGATTGGGCTGATTATGTTTCTGATATTGGAGGAGCTAGAGAAGGTTTTACTAGAATTGTTGATGAGATGAAAAACATGAATAGTGGACTTGGAAAATCTAAAGCAGCATTTTCAGATTTATCCAGTTTAGCAGCAAAATTACAAAGTCACCAACAAGGAATATCTACTTTATCAGTAAAAGAATTACAAAATTTAAAGAAAAAAGTTGCTGAAAAATTAAACGATTTAAAACTTTCCCAAAAACTTATAGCTGACGAAATTTCAGGATTAGAAAATAAAAGTACACTTGAAGCTAATGAGGTAGCTCGTTTAACTAAATTAAGGGCGGCTCAAAATGAAATTAATAGTGAATTAAGTGAACAAAGTGTCCATATAAATAGATTTAATGCTCAGTTAGACGAACAAATTAAGTTAGAAGAACAAATCAATTCTAAACTTGGTCTTACAGGCAAGTTAATAAAAGGAATTAGCCAAGTACCATTAGTTGGTAAATTTATTGATGCTGATAAAGCATTAGGCAAAATGCGAGATACTGCTAAAGATGGTGGTGGAAAATTAGCAACTTTAGGAGCAGGATTTAAATCTATTGGCGGTGATATAGCAAAAGGACTTACAGACCCTTTATTTTTAGTCACTCAGCTAGTTAAAATGTTTATAGATGTAGATAAGCAAGCTGGAGCTTTTGCTAAATCACAAAACATAAGTTATAAAGATGCATTAAAAATGAGAGAAGAATATGCTGCTATGGCAGTTTCTTCTGGAGATATGTCATTAAATGCTAGGGCATTTATGGAAACCCAAAGTGCTATTGGCACCTCATTAGGAACAAATGCTAAACTTAATAAAGCTGATTTAGAAACCTTTACTAAACTACGTGAAAAAGCAGGACTTACTAATGAAGAGTTAGTTTCAATTCAAAAAGTATCCTTAGTAAACGGAAAAACCTTAGCCCAAAATTCCTCAGAAATATTAGGAGGTGCTAAAGCATATGCTATGCGTAATAAACTTGTTATAAACGAAAAACAAGTATTAAAAGACGTTTCTAAAGCATCATCTGCTTTAACTTTAAGTTTAGGAGGAAGTTTAAAAGCTGTATCCGAAGCTGTAGTAAAAGCTAAACAATTTGGTTTGACTCTTGAACAAACCGAAAAAATGTCTGAAAGCTTATTAAACTTTGAACAATCTATTGAAAGTGAATTAAGTGCAGAATTACTTTTAGGTAAAGATTTAAATTTTGAACGAGCAAGAGGATTAGCATTAAACGGAAAAACTGCTGATGCTGCCGCTGAGATAGCAGCCCAAGTAGGCTCAGCTGCTGATTTTGGTAAATTAAACGTAATCCAACAAGAAGCTATTGCTAAAGCTATTGGGTTAAATCGAGAAGAATTAGCTAAATCATTAATAGAAAGAGAAGCGTTAGCTAAAATTGGTTTTAAAGATGCTGAAGCTGCTAAAGCAAGATATGAAGAATTAAGAAAAACCCGTACTGCTGAAGAAGCAGCTAAAGAATTAGGTGATGAACAATTAGCTTTGCAATTTGAACAACAATCTAATGCTGAAAAATTTGCTCAAACTATGGAGCATGTTAAAGAAATTTTTGTTAGCATTGTTGATGGTCCTATGGGTTTAATACTAAACTTCTTAGGTGAAATGTTAAAAAATACTACATTAATATACTCAATTACTGGACTTTTAGCAGGATTATATGCTGGAAAATTAGTTGGGGGTATTATTATGGCTATTGGACGAACTATAGCTTTAATAGCTGCTAATACCGCAAACGCTGCTGCAGCTACTGCTGCATCTACAGCTATGTCATTTGGAGCTATAGTCCCTGTTATATTAGCAGGAGTAGGAGCCGTTATAGGAGCAATCGCTGCATATAAAGCTGATGACTTAATGTCCGCCCCTCCAGGATACGGTAAACGCACCTTAGTAGGCCCAGAAGGAGCAATCCAATTAAACGATAAAGATACAGTTATTGCAGGTACAAATTTATTTGGAAACGACGTTAAATCTGAACCAGGTAAAGCTACCAAAATGGGTGGGAAAGGAGAAATTAAATTAGGTGGTGATTCTTCATCTGTAGTAAATGCCATAATGGAACTAAGAAAAGATGTAAACGCTTTAGCTAATCGTCCAATAAATGTAGCTATTGATGGTAAAAAAGTAATTGAAGCAACAACTGGTGATAACCCAAATACTCAAGGAGACGAAAATAGAAAAAATAGTTACAAAATGTCTTAATACATAATATTTATAATAAAATAAATAACCATGGGAATCTTAACTAAATTAACAACTCAAGGATCTGCTTTTACAGCATATGATGGTACTACTCCAACTGTAAATCCACTTGCAACCCAGCAATCTAAATTACATGCTAATGGAAACCAACCAGGATATTCATTAAATGGTGCTAATGCTGGTCAAGTAACAGCAGATTATAATGCATATCAAGATGGAACACCAAACCAAATTCCATTGCCTTCATTATTAGACATAAATGGAGTTATCCCACCAGTATCACCAGGTGGACAAGGTTTACCGTATTTGAATAATTTACCTGGTTAAAACTAATTAAATGGGTCTTTTACTGAAATTAAATAATGGGGATACCCAATTAAAATCACTTAAATTTGGTAAAGATAGACCAGGAGGGGGAGATAGTGGACAACCTTTTATTCCTCAAAACATACAAACAGGTCTTCAGAATCCTTCGTTTTATAACGATTTTGTATTGCGTGGAGGAATTGAAGCCCCTTTAAGTGCCGCTGAAGACGTTACTCGTTTAACCAAATATTTTATAAACATAAAAAACCCTAGCGGGCTTTTATTTACAGCAAAACAAAACCTACTTTCTCGAGTAGGTACAAAAACTGAAGCATCTAAAGGGTTAGGTTATGCTGGGGGTGCTTTAAATGAAGGAGCATATACACCATTATCTACATTAGCTGAAGCTGGAATAGTATGGGCTGGAGGTCATGTAAACAAACAAGGTTTAGATCCTACTGGTTTATTTTCATTTGCTTCTATTAACAAATATCAAGATGTTATTGCCCAAAATCAACTTACTGGAAGAATTGATTTAGAAAACAATAGACTAGTTAGACTTTCTACTTTAATTCCAGTAAATAGTGGTGAAAATAATTTTGCTTTTGTTAAAGGATATAGTTTAAATCCTACACTAGAAAATGATGTTTTAATTTCTTATGGAGGCGGATCCGACTCAGTTTTAGGAATAGGAAAAACTAAAATTAAATTTGCAACCGGAAACGATGGTGTTCCTTTAAAAACACTAGTACCAAAGCCAAAAGATTATTTAGTAGGTAAACCATATGATCCAACCAATGAGGATAAATTCCAATTACCTATTAACGCATCTTCAGATTATAACGAATATATAAAAAGTTTTTCAAGTAATTTTGTTGAAAATGATTTAACCAAAAACGGAAAAAATTCGTTTACACAAAATTTTCCAATAGATGTTTACGAATCAGGATCACTTAAAAGTAATAGTAATATAGGAAAAGGTTCATGGACACAACAAGACTTTACAAACCAACCTATTAATTCGGATGCAACTACATTAAATGATTTTAGACAAATACTAAAACCAACAGAAAGCCCTCAATATACCTTTTTAAGTTTAGCTCCTCCATATGCAACTAACAATATTGAAGATAATCTTAAATTGGGTAATCCTGGAAGAAAAGGAAACATTTCAAGTTACACAGCAGGTAAAAAATCTATAAACGGACCTATTACCAATTTAGGACCTGTAGATAGAGTAAATGCTTCTCCAATATATAAAACAAACACTAAAGACGGATCTAAATACTCTACCGACCCAAATTTAAAAGACATTATTCCGTTTTTTATCGCTATATTAAACAATGATAATCAAGTAGGAGGTACATATAAAAAATATATGCACTTTAGAGCTTTTATAGATTCATTTTCTGATTCATATGGTGCTGAATGGAAATCTATAGAATATATGGGTAGAGCAGAAAAATTCTACAAATATGGAGGATTTACTCGAGAAATATCAATGGCATTTACTATTGTAGCTCAATCAAGAGAAGAAATAACAATTATGTATGATAAGTTAAACTTCCTTGCCTCTTCACTTGCTCCTGAGTACCTTGATAGTTACACATCAGGATATATGGCAGGAAACATTGCATACGTTACTTTAGGAGGTTATTTAGATGACCAACCAGGAGTTATAACATCATTAACATTTGATGTCCCTGAAGAATCACCTTGGGAAATAGGTATAGATGATGCGGGAAATGATTTACCTATAAATGATATCAGACAAGTACCTCATATGATTAAAGTAACGGGTATTAAATTTATTCCAATTCACAAATTTAGACCTGAAAAACAATCATTTAGAAATGATAAACTTGGAACTGATAGTACTAGATTACTAAACACAGGTAAACAAAGATACATAGACCAACTTCGTCCTGAAACATCAAATTATGATAGAGAAAATTCACGATTAAATCAAATAGAGTCAGAAAAGATTGCTTTACAAAACCAAACCACTACAAACTTATTAGTATCCCAACAAGCCCCATCAGGGATAGAAAATGTTACAAATAACCAAGGTTTAATTAATTCTAATACACTTACTCAATTATGATTCGTTACAGAGGTTCTTTTACATATGATACTCCTAATGGATCTCAAATAGGATATGCTTTAACTAAATATCCAATAATTCCTTTGAGTTCTTTAGATATTTATGTATATACTACACAAGGTGATAGGTATGATGTTATAGCACAAAACTACTATAATGATTCAACTTTGTGGTGGATAATTAATCGTGCAAACCCAAATCAAGATGCAAATTCAATATTTCCTACTGTAGGGGCCCAAATCAGGATTCCTGCTTTTGACAGAATAGGAGAAATTTTATTACAATATGAAGCATTAAATTTATCAATTTAAAAAAGTTATGGCTATTATCGGAGAACCAATCCCAGGATATGTTGCAAATCAAATAGTTGTTAGACAACTACTTCATGGAAGTGGTGCTGGAACTGCTAATGATAAATCATCATTTTCTAGAACCGACCAACAAATTAATCTTTTAAATTCTAATACAGCTTGGGTAAAATTAGCCTCTGGAATTTCAGTAAGTGCTGAAAGGTTAACGGATATAGGGGTATCTACTTCCCTTAATGGAATGGGTTTAGCAAAAAAATATATTTTACATGCTGGATTTTCTAGATTAGAACAAGATGGAACTGATAGATTAATTCAACGACAAGGCTTTCTCCCCCAAGATCCAAATAGTTCATATACTTATGGAACATATGGATATTCTCCTATGCCTGGTATTTTAAGTGCTGATATAAAATCATTAAATAGGGGTTCAATTAAAAAAGCAACAGTTAGACTAATTGCTCATAATAAACAACAATTTGATATTATAGATCTTTTATATTTAAGACTAGGATATACTGTTTTACTTGAATGGGGAAATAGTCTTTTTACTGCTAATGGGGTAGATAGAGACATATTACGTGAGACATTACTTGAAAAAACGTTTTTTGATTTAGGTGAAAAAAAGTCATATCTAGATATGTTAACCCCTATTGAAACCTACAGACAAAAATATGCAGGAAACTACGATGGACTTTTAGGTAAAGTATCTAATTTTAGTTGGGCATTTCAACCTGATGGATCATATAGTATAGAAATTACTATAATAAGTTTAGGTGATGTTATTGAATCATTAAAAACTAATATTTCGATCCCTCAAAGTTTTAAAAAGTTTACAGAAATAGGTTCAATTTCTTTATCCGAAGAAGAAGCTAGTAAAATTAACAACCAAACTTCTTTTCAAGGTAGTACCTCTACAAACGAATCTTCAAATAACCCCAACATAATAGAAGATAATAAAAGTTCTAATGCTCTATATGCTATGTTGTGGACATGGAAATGGACCAATAGAAATTTTGAAAACCCAGAATACGTTAAACAAATCCCTAAAGAACTTCAAGTTACATTTACTGATTTAAAAAATATGGGAACTTTTATTCCTCCTGGAGGAAAAACTGTTGAAGCCCAAACTACTACAGTAGAATTTTATTATAAGATATCTTCAAAAAAACTTTCAGCAGGATTATCAGGAAAAAATGCTTTAGAACTTTCTAAAGTTCACCCAGAAGCTAAAAGTGAATGGTTCCAACCAGTAAAAGAAGAGCTTTCATCAAATTCTCCTAGTGTGCTTGAAGCTGCAATTACTCAAAAACAAAAATCATTAGAAGATGCTTTAGCAACAAAAACTAAAAACCCTAAAGAAGGTGAATATCCTGTTGTAAAAATTTGGAATAGTGCTAAAGTAAGATATGAAGTAGCTAATGATAGAGCAGGCACTGTAAGAGAAATAGCAGATCCTGGATGGGATTATTATTATATCTATGTAGCTTACAAAAAATTAAATTCTACTACAGTTTCTGCTGAAAACCCTATTAGAAATTTTGGATGTGAAGATTGTTTTTTTCTAAGTATACCTACTTATCCATATTATCTTAGATTTGGAGCTTTATTAAAATATCTTGTTGAAGATATATTTCCAAAAATAGATGATGGTAATTCTGACTATGCAAGTAGACCTCCAATTGTAAATATTGATTACAGTGAAGAAAACAATGTTATGTTTACTTTAAAAAGTCAAGTTTCTTTAGACCCAAGAGTTTGTTTAGTAAGAAATGATTCTTTAGGAGGCAAATATAAAGTCCTCCCAGAAATTTTTCCTTTTCAAGTTACAGAAAATAAAAATGTAGCAACCCCTATGAATATTTATTTGAATTTTGACTTTATTACGGAATGCATAAGTTCAAATGCCGATGAAAGGGGAGATGTTAATGTATATAACTTTTTAAAATCAATATGTGATGGTTTAAATAAAGCTTTAGGTGGAGTAAACAACCTAGAACCAGTAGTTGATGAAAATAGTAATGTTCTTAGTATTGTAGATACAACCCCTATCCCTGGGTTAAACCAAAATGATGTCTCAAATTATATCCTCCAATTATATGGATATAAAAAAAATGGAAACTTATATGAATCTAATTTTGTTAGAAAAGTCGACTTAAAAACAGCCATAACCCCAGAGTATGCTACTATGATTACTGTAGGAGCAACTGCTGGAGGATATGTTAAAGGAGTTGAAGCAACTGCATTTTCAAAATGGAATGTTGGATTAACTGATAGATTTAAAGAATCCCTTATACCTGGAAATCCAAACTCAGCCCCTCCTTCTTCTTCAGTTTCGGGCTCAGAAGATGAAGCTGTTGTAAACTATAATAAAAATTACTATGGAGGAAAGGTTGCAAGACTTTATGGATTTGGAAATGATGACAATAATAAAGTTTCTATTTCTTCTGATATTATAGATAAAAATATTTCTATAGTAACAGAATATAACAAATATACAATGGCTTCTAATGGTATAAAATCAGGAGGAACAATTGGATTTATACCATTTAAAATTTCATTTGTTATGGATGGAATATCGGGTATAAAAATATATAGTAAATTACAAGTTGATACTCGATTTTTACCCAAAGCGTATGGTGACAATTTAAATTTAATTGTTACTGGGGTAAACCATAAGTTAGCAAATAATGATTGGGAAACTGAAATAGAAGCAACTGTTATTCCTAAAACAGGAGATATTACTGAAATTGATCAAACAGTTTCAAACCCTATTTACCAAACATATTCTCAAGCAGTTCAAGCAGCATCAACCTCAGGAAATGTAAAATCATGCAGTAGTATTCCTCAAGGCAATGGAATATTATCTTCAGAAAGATCTATTTTAAAATCAAGAAACATTAATTATCTTAATTACAAAGGTATTCAAAATACTGATAAATCTGTTATTGACTTTATTAGAGGAAAAAATGAAGGAGGATACTTTCATCCTATCCAATATGTTGTATATACATCTGAAAATAATGTATCCCCTAAACCAGGAGGAGTAGGAATGGGAGCTTCAGGAGAAACTCTTTGGGGAGAAGATAGATTTGCTGGTGATGGAGACGGCACTGCTAATAAACGAGAATTTTGGAGTATAGTAGATAAATATTCTGGGTTTGGAGCCTTTTCATCCCTTAGTTTAAAATATGGCAAAAAATGGAGCGGCTGGCAAAAGTGGAAAAGTCCAGGAGGGTTAATTTATAAAAATTATCAAGATAAAGGATGGAAATATGATAATCTTCATTATCCTGATAAAGATCCTTATTGGGGTGGAAGAAACATTAATCAAACCCAATGGAAAAAAGATCTTGAAAGACTTAAAGAACTTAAATATAAAATAGTTGAAGAATCATTTTACACAATGTTAAATGGTAATTTTAAAACTCATCCTGAACTTAAAAATCTTATTTTAAGTGATGTAAGAACAAGATATATGTGGTATAGAGCTAGATATAATGGACCAGGATATTTTCAAGCTTATGCTAAAAATTTAAAAAATGTTTGGGATGGTGGAGAAAGAAATATAGATAAATTAATATGTATTGATTTTACTTTTAGGTATAATTATAATAAAGGAAAAACATATGAACCTGATGTAAAACGAATGGCCGATTATGTAATTCCCAATAGATAATAAATTTTTATGTATTACCCAAAATCTCAAATAAAAACTAATCTTTTCACTAATGGTGATGCTTATAAACTTTCTTCTACTAACGAGATATATACTGGATATTACTATGAAGTTTCAAATGGAAGTAAATTTACTGGAAAAAATCCTCAAAACCCACCTAATATTCTTTTAATCCCTATTAATAACCAATTTTCTAACATTTTTAATACAGGAGTTACTAACAATGTCATACCTCCAATAATAACCCTTGAAACTATAGATTTAGAATATAATTTGTCTCTCCTTCAAGAAAGATTTATCCCCTTATTTAACCCAACTATACCCACTCCTCAGGACCAACAAAATAAACAATTTACAAGGTATTTTTGTAAAAAAAATAATGAAATACAATATCTAGAAATTGATTTAAATACATACAAAAAACTTGCAAATCAAGACCCTCAAATAGCATGGGATCTGTATACTCCTGCTATATTAAATTGGCAAATTGTAGGCAATAAAGAACAAGTTTATAAATCAAATAAAGCATCTGCTGTTGCTATAGAGCAAAACTTAAAATGGTATGGGTTCTCTCAATATTTTCAAGACAAGTTTTTAAAATATTACGTGGAATCCTAAAAAATCTTTAGTATCTTCAAAGCATGTATTGGCTTATAGAAGATCCTAAACATATAGACATTTTAGCAAGAGCAAGACACGAAGTTGCTTATGTTGAAGTAATTCCAACTTCACACAACTTACACCCTGTTGAAAATGAAGTATGTGCTCTTTACATTCGTCCAAGGGATGATTTAAAAGGATATATTATCCCAATCAACCATAGCGAAACAATAAATTCTACAATAGATGATTGTTTAAAAGTATTAAACAGTATAAAAAACATTTACGTAAGGGATAGAAAGGAATTTTTACATTATTTTTGCCTTAAGCATTGTTACCAATACTCACCCTCCCCCCATACGTATATACCTCAACAAACAACGGCTCACACACACATTTACAACAAGTATCCAAATATACAATATTTAAACACAATAGTACCGATCGTAAAACACTATGAGGTATGTGAACAAAACTATGCTAACTTTAAAGGTGAAATAAACCCATTTTACAATAAAGCAGCACTTGTGTTTAATCAACTAGAACGAGCGGGTATTAAAGTAGATCCATTATTGTTCGAGGAGTACTTCGATCAACAAGTAGATGAATTTGTATACACGCAATACAATTTAAACACATTAACAACAAGACCATCAAATACATTTAATACTATTAACTTTTCAGCCCTAAACAAAGACAATGAAGAAAGAAAATGCTTTATACCCCGTAATGAGAGTTTTATTGAGTTTGACATATCTGCTTATCACCCTACCCTTTTGGCTAGTCTTTGCGGTTACGACTTTGGTAGTGACGATATCCACTTATCTTTTTCTAAAATGTATGGTGTGGATTACACCAAAGCGAAAGAGATCACGTTTAAACAGCTTTATGGAGGAATATGGAAGGAATACGAAACCTTGGACTTTTTTCGACAAGTAAAAACATATACAGATGATTTGTGGAAAACATTTAACACAAACGGATACATTAAATGCCCCATTTCAAATCATAAATTTATGAAAAAGGATCTGGAAAATATGAATCCACAAAAGCTTTTAAATTACGTACTACAAAATTTGGAGACCGCAAATAATGTTCTTATATTATATGAGATATTTAAGATTTTGCGAGGAAAAAATACTAAACTCGTACTATATGTGTACGATTCGTTTTTATTTGATGTAGATGAAAGTGAAATAGATATGATAGAACAGATAAAACAGGTATTTAAAGACAAAAAATTACAAATTAAAGTAAAACAAGGTAAAAACTACAACGATATTAAATAAAAGTTATGTATAGTACTTTAGAACAACCTCAATATATGTATGATCAATACGACTATGATTTTACATTTGATACGCTATTAATGAATAACAGACTGTTTTGTACTTTTACCCCATTGAGTGAGTTAGAGGCGTTGATTGATGCGTTATCTAAACGCTATAGTATTATGTACGATAAAATGTTTGTATTGCACATTAAAAGCAATAATGAATATGTTATTACATATAATGTAGATCAAGGAAATGTAAATGATATTCCCGATAATACCATTTTAGTACATAGAAAAAAAGAATCAAACACACTTTATACAATAAACGCATTAAATGAGTTAATTAAAAAGTTAAATGGAGGTGTAGTTGATACCAAATACCCAGTAAACTGGCAACATTATAGAAATTGTATTTTATTAACTCAACACAATGAGATTAAACAATTAAATACAAGAATTTTCAAGATTATTGAACTATAATTTGGTTATTTAAAAAAAGGTTATTATATTAAACGTTGTAAACAATAAAAATAGTTATATTATGAATCTCGATGCAATCAAGAAAAAACTTGAATCAATGCAAAAGACCTCTAATGGAGGATCTAACAATTCAAGTAACGTCAAGCGTTTTAAACCAACAATTGGCAAACAAACAATCCGTATTGTACCTTTTAAATACAATAAGGAATTTCCATTTACGGAAATGAAATTTTATTACGGAATTGGAAGCCGTAAAGTAATTGCTTCTCCTTTAAACTGGGGTGAAAAAGATCCAATTGCAGAATTTGCAAAACAACTTCGTGGAACAAACGACAAAGAAAATTGGCGTTTAGCTAAAAAATTAGATCCGAAAACTCGTATCTATGCTCCTGTAATTGTACGTGGTGAAGAAGCTGAAGGTGTTCAAATGTGGGAATTTGGTAAAGAAATTTACGAAGCGTTCTTACAAATGGCTGCTGATGAAGAAGTAGGTGATTTTACAGATGTTATGTCTGGTAGAGACATTAAGTTAGTTACTGTAGGACCTGAATCAACAGGAACCGCTTACAATAAAACAACTATTGCTCCGTCAATGAAAATGTCTGCATTGTCTGAAGATTCTAAACAAATTGAAAAATGGTTAGAGGAACAAGAAAATCCAAAAGATATGTACAAGCCACTTCCATTTGATACAATCAAACAAGCGCTTCAAGAGTGGTTAAACCCTGAGGCAGATGAAGAAGAAGTTTTGGCAGAGGTTGAAGATGAAGTAAAAGAAGAACCAAAATCAAATTACAGCTTATCCACCAAACCAGCAGCTAAAAAATCAAAAGCAGAAGCATTTGATGATTTGTTTGGTGAAGATGATGATGATGCTCCATTTTAATTAAGTAAATAAGTTATGGCTAGAGGAAGAAAATCGCTTACTGAAGCGGCGGGTAATGAACTAAAATCCGCGTTCAATTTAGATAAATTTAAAGCAAATAAGGGTTTAGCATCAAATGTTAAATTCAAAGAGCAAAGGTGGATTCCATTTTCACCTGCTCTTCAAGAAGCATTGTCCATCCCTGGTATTCCTATGGGTCATAATTCAATGGTTCGAGGTAAAAGTAACACAGGTAAATCAACTATGACTATCGAAATTGCAGTTAATGCTCAAAAGATGGGAATATTACCTGTGTTAATCATTACCGAAATGAAACACGATTGGAATCACTGGAAAACAATGGGTTTTGAAATTGAGGATGTAGTTGATATGGAAACTGGTGAAGTTATAGACCAAACAGGTTTCTTTATTTATCGAGATAGAAGTTCATTGAATTCAATTGAGGACATTGCTGAGTTCATCATTGACTTATTAACTGAACAGAAAAAAGGTAATTTACCATATGATCTACTATTCATTTGGGATTCAGTTGGTTCAATTCCATGTCAAATGTCAATTGAACAAGGTAAAAATAATCCAATGTGGAATGCAGGAGCAATTGCAACTCAATTCGGTAATTTTATCAATCAACAGATTGTAATGTCTCGTAAAGAAAGTTCAAAATACACGAATACCTTGTTTATTGTAAACAAAGTAGGTGTTGCTCCGGCTTTAACTCCTATGTCACAACCTAGGATGACAAATAAAGGTGGAGATACATTTTACTATGACGTTTCACTATGTTTAACTTTTGGAAATGTTACAAATGCTGGTACTTCTAAACTTAACGCTGTTAAGGACAAGAAAAAAGTTGAATTTGCATTGCGTACAAAAATTGCTTGTGATAAAAACCACATCAACGGTATTACAACAATGGGTACTATTGTTTCAACAGTACATGGATTTATTAAAGATGATCCAAACGCAATTAAAAAATACAAAGATGCACATTCACATGAATGGGCAGATATTTTAGGACAAGGTAATTATACATTACAGGAAGATAATAGTGAGTGGGACGAAAAAGCACCAACACCTGATTTATTTGAAAACGAAGATTAATATGAAAAAAGACCTCTTAAACCTCTTAGATAACATACAAGAACACGGGGAAGAAACCCCACAATCGGAGCGCTACCTGCTTATAGATGGACTCAATCTCTTCTTTCGAAATTTTAGTGCAATTAATGCCGTCAATTCAAATGGAGTCCACATTGGAGGTTTAGGAGGATTTTTTCGTTCTTTGGGGGCTTTAATTCGCACCATCCAACCAACACAAGTTTATGTTGTGTTTGATGGTGTGGGTTCCTCCAATAATAGAAAAAACATTATTCCTGAATACAAATCAAACAGAAATGTAACTCGAGTAACTAAACATGAATTATTTGATAGTTTAGAAGAAGAAGATGACTCTAAAGTAGATCAAATTGTTCGAATTATCCAATACTTAAAGACATTACCTGTTAAAACAATATCCTTACCTCGAGTAGAAGCAGATGATATTATCGCATACTTAAGTGCTACATTACCTACAAAACCTGAAGATAGAGTATTCATAGTATCCAGTGATAAAGATTATTTACAGTTAGTAACCGAAAAAGTAATTGTTTATCGCCCAATTGAAAAAGAATACTATACTACAGATACTGTAAAAGAAAAATTTAATGTGCCCCCACACAATTTCTTGTTATACAAGTTATTAATGGGTGATAATTCTGATGGAATCACAGGTATTAAGGGATTAGGACCTAAAGGTTTATTTAAAAAATTTCCTGAATTAGCTGAACGTGATTTGTCGTTTGATGATTTGCTAGATATAGCGGAAGCTAAATTAAAAGAACATGTTGTATATGCAAGAGTATTACATGATGTTCCCCTATTAGAAGATAAATATAAAGTTATGGACTTATCTAATCCTATGATAAGTGATGCAGATAAAATATTTATAGATAACTTCGTTGTAAACACTCCATTAAATTTTGTACCTAACATGTTTGTTGAAATGTGCAACGAAGATCAAATTGGAAACTTAATTCGAAATACTGAATTTTGGGTTCAAGATGTTTTTAAAGATTTGTTGGTTACCCGACAATAAGTTATTAAATTTAAATAAAAGTTATAAAATGACATTACAATCAATTGATGAATACGGACCATCGTTCCAGATGAAAGTAATTTCTTCTTTATTAACACATAAAGAATTTTTACAAAACATAAACGACGTACTAAGTGATGAATACTTTAGTAATCCGGCTCATAAATGGGTTATAAACGAGATTCTTAAGTACTACGAAAAGTACCATACAACCATTTCAATGGATATTTTAAAAGTTGAAATGAAAAAGTTGGGCAATGAAGTGCTTAAAGTATCTGTTAAAGAACAGTTACGAGAAGCATATAGAGCAGACATTGAAGATTTAGCTTATGTGCAAGAAGAATTTTCTACATTCTGTAAAAATCAACAGTTAAAAAAAGCACTATTAAATAGTGTTGACTTACTAAAAGCAGGTGACTACGACTCAATCAAATATATGATTGAATCAGCAATGAAAGCAGGTGCTGACAAAAACATTGGACACGAATATAAAAAAGATACTGAATCACGTTACCGTGAAGATCATAGAACAATAGTACCTACTCCTTGGCCTGAAATCAATGAATTAATTCAAGGTGGTTTAGGTAATGGAGATTTAGGTTTAATTTTTGGTAATCCTGGAGGAGGTAAATCTTGGACATTAGTTGCTTTAGGTGGTTATGCAGTAAAAATGGGATACAATGTTATCCACTACACTTTAGAATTAAGTGAAGCATATACTGGAAGACGATATGACGCTTTCTTTACAGGTGTACCTGTTGACCAATTAGAAAAACATAAAAATAACGTAGAAGCATCAACTTCTGACTTACCAGGTGAATTGATTATTCGTGAATTTCCGATGGGAAAAACCACAATTTCTACAATAGAAGCACACATAAATAAAGTAAAAGATTTAGGAATCACACCAGATCTTATCATTATAGATTATATTGATCTTCTTTCTTCAAGACGAAAAAGAGGCGATCGCAAAGAAGAAATTGATGATATTTATACAAGCACCAAGGGATTAGCTCGTGAATTAAACATACCAATTTGGTCAGTTTCACAAGTAAATCGCGCAGGAGCTAAAGATGATGTTATTGAAGGCGATAAAGCCGCAGGAAGTTATGATAAAATGATGATAACCGACCTTTCAATTTCATTATCAAGAAAGAAAGAAGATAAAGTTAACGGAACAGGAAGACTTCACATTATGAAAAACCGATATGGAATGGATGGACTTACCTTCCAAGTTGAAGTTGATACTTCAACCGGTAGAATTAAAGTAGGAAACCATTATGACGAAGAAACTGATGCTCCAAAGAAAATGTCGAATGAGGAATACGAAAACATTGACAGAAAAATGCTAGCAAGTAAATTTTTTGAACTAAATACATGATAACAGAACCGCGTAATTTTTATAAACCATTTGAATACCAAATGGCGTTTGATTTCTACAAAGATCAACACAGAGCACATTGGTTAGCTGATGAAGTACCCTTAGCTTCAGACTTAAATGACTGGAAACTTAAATTAAACGATTCTGAACGAAATTTAATCGGAAACATTTTAAAGTCATTTGCTCAAACAGAAATACATGTAAACGACTATTGGTCAACAAAAGTATCTTTATGGTTTCCAAAACCTGAAGTACAAGCAATGGCTCGTGTATTTGCTGATTTTGAAAGCATCCATGCTGAAGCATATGCTCGTTTAAATGAAGAACTTGGTTTAGATGATTTTAAAGCGTTTTTAGAAGACGAAGAAGCTAAAGCAAAAATTGATCGTTTAGTTGAAACACCTGGAGAAACATTACATGAAAAGGCACTTTCATTAGCTATATTTTCTGCATTTACAGAAGGTGTAAATTTGTTTTCTTCATTTGCTGTTTTGATGTCATTTCAATTGCGTAACCTAATGAAAGGTACAGGTCAAATTGTAGAATGGAGCGTACGTGACGAGTCATTACATTCAAAAGCAGGATGCTGGCTATTCAGAACATTAGTTAGTGAAAACCCAGATTTAGATGACCATAAATTGATGGGGGAAATTTACAAAGCATGTGAAGTTTCAGTTAATCTAGAATTTGACTTTATAGACAAAGCATTTGAAATGGGGGATATTGAAGGTTTATCAAAAGACCAATTAAAAAACTTTATTAAAGCACGTGCAAACGAAAAATTAAACGAATTAGGTTATAGTCCACTTTACAATGATGTAGATCCTAATTTAATGAGAGAAATGGAATGGTTTAACCATTTAACAAGCGGAAAAACACATCAAGATTTCTTTGCAAACCGAGTAACAGATTATTCAAAATCAACAGCTGATTGGAGCGATTTATAAAATTATGAGCATACAAGTAGATACAACAAATTGGACAAAAGGGAAAAATTTCCCTACATGGATGGATGAAATTGGATTAAGTATTATCTCTAAAGGATACTTACTCCCAGATGAAGATGTATTTGGAGCATTTAAACGTGTATCTAAAGCAGCATCACGTCGCTTAAAACGTAAAGATTTACAACCATACTTTTACGAAGCGATGACAAAAAATTGGTTATGTTTAGCTTCCCCTGTTTTATCAAATATGGGAACCGAACGTGGAATGCCTATTTCATGCTTTGGAATAGACACAGACGATTCAATTGAAGGGATTGCATTAGCAAACTCTGAATTGATGCGTTTATCTTCTCAAGGTGGAGGTGTTGGTATTGGGGTATCTCGAATTAGAGGACGTGGTAAATCAATTAAAGATAATGGAGTAAGTGAAGGTGTAGTTCCGTGGATTAAAATATATGATTCAACTATTTTAGCCACCAATCAGGGTTCAGTTAGACGTGGAGCAGCTTCAGTTAACTTAAACATCAACCACCCTGATGTTGAAGAGTTTTTAATGATTCGTCGTCCAAAAGGAGATGTTAATCGCCAATGTTTAAACATGCACCAATGTGTTGTAATTGATGATGAATTTATGAACAAAGTTGAAGAACGTGATCCTAAAGCATTAAAATTATGGGGTGAAATTTTAAAAACACGTTTAGAAACAGGTGAACCTTATATCATGTTTGAGGATAATGTAAACAACAATAATCCTGAAGCATATAAAAAGAACAATTTACATGTTTCTATGACAAACATCTGTTCTGAAATTTCATTATACACAGATGAATTACATTCATTTATTTGTTGTTTATCTTCTCTTAATTTAGCAAGATGGGATGAATGGAAAGAATATACATTTGAAAATGGAATGACATTACCAGAACTAACTTGTTGGTTTTTAGAAGGTGTATTACAAGAATTTATTGATCGAGCAAAAAATATCCGTTTTATGGAAAACACATACCGCTCAGCATCTAAAGGTAGAGCAATTGGTATTGGTGTTTTAGGATGGCATACATTTTTGCAAGAAAAAGGAATACCGTTTGCGGGATTGCAAGCAAACTCTTATACAAGAGTTATGTTTGATTTCATTGAAAAAGAAACACTAAAAGCTTCCCGCGCCCAAGCTGAATTATATGGAGAACCTGAATGGTGTAAAGGTACCGGACTGCGCCACACCCATCATTTAGCGATTGCCCCAACAGTTTCTAATGCCCATATTTCAGGTGGTGTTTCACCTTCAATTGAACCAATCCCAGCAAACGTATTCAATTTAAAAACAGCAAAAGGTACTTTTATTAAGAAAAATAAAACATTAGTAAAATTACTTGAATCTAAAGGATACAATATTGACAGTGTTTGGGATCAAATTGCAAAAGATAAGGGCTCAGTAATGGGATTACCTGATTACATTTTAACACCTGAAGAAAAAGAAATTTTCTTAACGTTTAAAGAAATTAATCCATACGAAATTGTTCGCCAAAACGGTATTAGACAAAAATATGTTGATCAAGCAATTTCACTTAACTTAACTTTTGATCCTTCAGATTCACCAAAATATATTAGTGATGTACACAAATTAGCTTGGAAAGAAGGTATTAAAACGTTGTACTATATGCGATCTGAAAGCATTTTAAGAGGAGATGCAATTCAAAGAGATGACAATTGTATTGCTTGTGAAGGATAACAATATGTATAATAAATTATCAGTTATGGAAACCAGAAAAACATTACTGAAAATGAAAACAAATTATTGGAAACCAACTCCAAAAAAATGGAGAAAAATTGGAGATACTCTTTTAGCAGTATCTTCAGTACTAGCTATTGGTGGGCTATGGCAATTTGACAATCTTAAAGACATCTTTACAGCATTTGAAATCAAAGCAATGATAGTTGCTTCTATTGCTATGGGTGCCTTAGGAAAATTTTTAACAAACTTTTTTAAAGAAGAAGAATAGTATGAGTTACGAATGGTTAAAAGAAGAAAAATCTCCAAAACTTTTAGTAGAAGCTGTTAAACATATTGGAGTTAAAGAAATTGTAGGTTCAAAACACAACCCAGTTATCCTTGGATGGGCCGGAGCTTTAGGACTTAAAAGTATTTATACTAATGATGAAATTCCTTGGTGTGGTTTATACATAGGGTATTGTGCTCATGCTGCAGGATTACAAGTAGTAGAAAGACCATTATGGGCTTTAAACTGGGCAAAATATGGAAATAAAGTTGATGAACCTATGCTTGGTGACATTTTAACATTTAAAAGAAATGGAGGTGGACATGTTGGAATATATGTTGGTGAAGATGAAAAATATTTCCATGTTTTAGGTGGAAACCAAAACAACTCAGTAAGCGTTAGCAGAATTGCTAAATCAAGATTACACCAAGCAAGAAGAACAGCATGGAAAGTAGCTCAACCTGCTAACGTAAGAAAAGTATTCTTAGAAGCAAAAGGAGCTATTACTACAAATGAAAGCTAACAAAAAGTAACCAATAAAAACAAATAAAATGACAAAAGAACAAGTACTAGGAATTATCCGTCATACTTTAACATTTGTTGGAGGTATCCTTTTAATGAAAGGGATCATGGATGAAGCAACTTGGACTGAACTTTCAGGTAGTGCAATGACACTAGTTGGAACTGTTTGGTCAATAGTTGATAAAAATAAAAAATAATTAATTTTTTTTAAAAACCTTTGAAGCCCCGAATGGGGCTTTTTATATTTTTAAATATGAAACAAAAATTTTTACCTTGGTTCTTGCTGTTTTGTGCCATTGGATTATCAGCAACAGCAGCTTATTACAGTGTAATCGGATTATCTATTGTATTTGCCGGTGTAGCTATTCCTGTAATTGTAATGGGATCGTTTTTAGAAGTATCTAAAATCGCTATTGCAACTTATCTCCACAATGCTTGGAAAAATACCTATACACTTTTAAAAATTTATTTAACTATAGCGCTTGTAATTTTATCTGTAATTACCTCTATTGGAATTTATGGTTTATTAAGTACTGGATTTCAAGAAAACATTGCAAAACTTGAAATTGGAGGCAAACAAATCCAAAATATAGAAGTTAAAAAACAGAGATTTGAAGAAATTAAATCCGAATTAGAAAAAGAAAAATCAACACTAGACAAAGACATATCCCAGTTACGTAATGCTTTATCTACAAATACAACTACTCAATCAGTAGATGCTAGAACAGGACAAGTTGTTACTAGAGCAAATAATGCTAACCGCAAATCATTTGAAGCACAACTTGCAGCGGCACAAGTTAGTAAAGACAAATTATCTACTAAAATAGACGCGTTAAACGATTCAATTACAAACCTGGATATTAAGGTTTTAGATATGGAATCTAAAGCAAGTGAAGGCAATGAATTAGGTGCAGTACAGTATGTAAGTGAAATTACTGGAGCTGACGTAAAAACAGTGGCAAATTGGTTCATATTTATGTTGATCTTTGTGTTTGATCCACTAGCCATAACCCTTGTTATAGCTACCAATCAAGCGTTTGATCGCATTAAACCTAAAATTAATATTTATGGTGAAATAAAATCAACTGAACCTATAGTAGAACCTGAACCTGTTTTTACCCCTAACCCATACTCAGAAAGGGATCGTATTTTAAACGAAATTCAGATGGTAGAAAGTTCAAATGTTTCCGGAAAAAGAAAAGGAGCAGTTTTACAAGATTTACGTAGTAAACTATCATCTTTAAATGACGATAATACCAAAACATATTAATATTTATAATATGTAATGGAAAATTTATACAACAATACCGACATAAACTGGGTTCAAGTTATTGACCCTAGTACAAATTATGTTTACTATGTTCCTACTTCATATTTATACAATCCAAAAAACGGAGGAACATATTCGGAAATTGAAGGGGTATTTATTTCTAATACAATAATTAATGCTGTTGTTTACACAGGAAGTTTTAGTGACTCTCCATATATTGAATTTTACAAAGGAGATGGAACCACATTTACCCAATCATTAAGTATTTCATCAACAAGTAGTTCTTTTGCTCTAAGTGCTTCATATGCTGATTATGCTGTAACAGCATCTTATATTGATGGGGGAACATTTTAATGATAACAAGAATACCTTTTCAGTGGAACACAGCTAATTTTAATTGGGATGCAACAAATCCAACAGATGGAAAAGTGTATCCTACTTATGAAAGAGTAACAGGAACAAATCTTTGGAATGATTGTGCTTTAATAATTGAAATCATAGGAAAAACTCACCCTGATGAATTTCTAAACCAAAACCCTGAAAAGAAAAAACAATTTATAAAACTCCTTTGCAAAGTTCAGGGAAAAGAATATAAAGAAACTAAAGAGGTACATAAAACCAAAATATTTATACGAGATATAAAACTAGTTGCTAAAGAAGTACTAGGAGTAGATGTAAAAATTAACAAATAATGTATACTTTATACACAGATAAACAAGAACTTTTTGAGTGCTCTATATCATTAGAGGGTGCTTCGGTTAAAAACAGTAAAGTTCGCTTAGTAGTAGAAGCAGATAATTTAAATCTTTTATTTAAAGGAACCATTGACTCTAGTGGAAAATGTACCGTTCCTATCCGCAAACTAAAAAATCTTTTAGAAGAATCAACAAAAGGTAAAATAAGACTTGAGGTTATAGCAGACGATACGTATTTTACACCATGGGAATCTGATTTTGAAGTAGAAACTGCCAAAAAAGTAACCGTGGAAGTAAAATCACAAGCAAACAAAAACACACTTACTGAAAATAAAACGGGAGTTACCGTTAAAAATATTAAAGTAGGTGATCATGTTCAAAACATATCAAGAATGCTTGTAAAAGAAAACATTAATGTAAGTAATATGTCAAAAAATAAAGACAAATTAAACAACATTATAGCTTCCTATTTGAAAACAAACAAAATCAGTGATGGTGAAAAAGGCAGAATAATAGAAGGTATTATCCAAATATTAATTTAAAATAAGTTATGGCAGGACCTTTTGATTTTACAGGTCAGAATATAGAAACAACATATCAAAGGGTTCTTCAAACCGATGGACAATTTGTGTATGACGGAACAGGCTCCACAGTTCCTATTAATTTAGATTCAGCTTCATTTGCAACTACAGGTTCAAATATTTTTATTGGAGACCAAATAGTAACAGGAAGTATTTCAGTTACAAACTCCGTGACTGCCTCCTACTTTGTTGGTATTATAGACGGAGGCACTTTTTAATATTTATAAATAATGAGCACAATAATAACTAGAAATAGCACAAATTCAGGAAGTACACCTTCTGTACTTGTACAAGGTGAACTAGCAATTAATGTAACTGATGGACGTTTATTTTATGGTTCAGGTTCTGGAAACGTTGTAAAAGAATTTGGAGTAACGTCTTCATATGCTTTACAAGCTTTAAGTTCCTCATATGCTGAAACAGCTTCATATGCCCCAGCATATTTACCTTTAACAGGAGGTACAATAAATGGAGATGTAATAGTAAATGGTACTGCATCAATTGCGTTTTTAAACGTATCCTATGAATCTGCTTCTGTAATATATTCAAGTGGCTCAAATCAGTTTGGAGACGCTTCAAATGACGTTCAAACGCTTTACGGAACCGTAGATATAAAAACAGGACCTGTTTTAGTAACAGGATCTTTAGATGTATCTGGAGGAATAACAGGAAGTTTACTTGGAACTGCTTCATATGCTGCTCAAGCTTTATCAAGTTCATATGCCTTAAGTGCTTCACATGCTGATCATGCTACAAGTGCTTCATATGCCTTAACAGCATCTTATGTTAACCCATTACACCAAATTGTTCAAATAACTGGATCTTTAAATTCAACAGGGTCTAATAATTTTTATGGAAATACTACTATTAACGGAGGATTAATAATATCTGGAGCTTATCTTCCTTTAGGTTTAGCCTCATCTTCTGTATTTTTTCATGCAAATCCAACATTTGATGGATTTTTAAAACTCAACCCAGTAAATGTAGTCCCAGACACTACAGTATCAGCTTCTTATATTTTTACTTCGGGTTCAACCCAAGATTTATATTTTTCTCAAAACAGTAACGGATATAGTAATGTAATACGTTTGCGTTGGTTAGAAGGTAATATCTATACAGGAATTTTAACTGGAGGTGTTGTTAGTGGAAGTGTAGGGGGCACTACATTTAATGTAAGTAGTGGTAGTGGCATAATAGTTACTTTAAATGCTACTACGGCTAGTATTGAACCTTATCCTACAGTTAACTATGTTCAATGGCCCTCATATACTAATGTTACTCCAACATATTTGAATACCCATGACACAACGTGGCTTCTTATAAACAATTCAGGTAGTTTAATTCAACAAACTGATGCTCCAACTAATGGGCAATTTGATAATTTTATTCAAATTGGATCTCTAGTTCACCCTAATTTATCTACTATAAGTCTGTATAAAACTTTTACAGTAACTTCTTATGGCATTGCACAACAAACATATGAATTCATTAGATCATTTGGTGGAATAAAAATTTCAGGCCATACTATATCTCCTAGTGGCTCTAGTTTATATGTTAATAGATCATCAGGTGTAGCATTTTCTTTAGGTAGAAATTATGTAAATAATGCTAATAAACCATCCTATGTACCTGATGCAGCATATAATTCACCATTAATATTTAAATATTATCTTTCAGGATCTACATTCGTTACTACAACAGGAAGTGTAATAGACCCAACCCAATATAATACACCTACTACCCCAACAGGCTTATCTCCTGTTCCAGGAGGACTTTATTCAATACAACGAATATTTTATTTTCCTAACCAACCTAATATATTAGGAGTTTATTATGGAAGATCTACGTATAATTCTATTTCAAATGCATTAGCTAATTTACCATACGAAGATTTTCAAGAAAATAATAACACATTAACCCAAGCAATATTTTGTGCTTATTTAATAGTAAAAAGTGGTACTTCTGATTTATCTAATACAACAGATGCTAAATTTATCCAAGCTGGTACTTTTAGAAATACTACAACTGGAGGAGGAGGTTCTACTGTAGCTAGTTTAGATGATTTATCCGATGTTAGTATTTCTTCTCCACTTAATGGAGACTTATTAGCATATAATGGAGTTTCCTGGGTAAATACAAAAAATACTACAGGTTCATATAATATTAATGGTAATATAACTGCAAATTCATTTACGGGATCTTTACAAGGTATAGCAACTACTGCTAGTTACGTTCAAACGGCTCAAACCGCTTCATACGTTTTAAATGCTGTAAGTTCATCATATGCTACTCAAGCATTATCAAGTTCATATGCTTTAACAGCATCATATTCCGATACTTCAACAAGTGCATCATATGCATTGTCCGCTTCATATGCACCAAGCACACCCGCATTTCCTTATACAGGTTCTGCAGAAATTACAGGTTCATTAGGAGTAACAGGCTCATTTAGTACACAAACATTTGACGGATTAACATATGTTCCTGCTATATCAATTAGTGATTTTTCTAGAACCATATATGATGTAATGGGCACTAGCAGCTTTGATGCTGATGCTAGAGATTTATATGATAGTACTACTGTTAATAGTATTAGTTGGGAATCTCGTAGATTATCTGACGGTTTAGGAGGTGCTAGTGTTTATTGGGATACTAGATGGTTAGTTGATCCATTAGGGATAACTACAGTGAATTGGGGTATTAGAACCGGATACGATTCATCTACTTCTCAATCAATAGATTGGGGTGGTCGTATTTTATATGATGCAAACGAATCTTATTCAATCGATTGGGCAGCCAAAGCTTTATGGGGAACCGGTGGTTTTCCAACTTTAGAATGGGCTAGTAGATATTTAAACGATGCTAGTGGAAATGTTTCTGTAGATTGGGGTAACAGATTGACTAAAGATTCCTCTAATAAAGAGTCAATAGACTACCAGAACCGCCAATTAAAAAATTCAAATGGAAATGAAGTACTTAACTGGCAATCAGGTGTAACAATAACAGGATCGGCAATTGTTTCTGGAAGTCTTGAATCAACAGGTTCATTTAGTGTTCAAACATATAATTCATTTTTAGCTGCAACTGCAACTGCTATTGAATTAAACGATACCACTCGAAGAATATATGATACATCGGGTTTATTAAGTATAGATGCTCTTTTTAGAACTGCAAATTATCAAAATCTTAGTCCGTCAATTGATTGGCAAAATAGCTTTTTATACGATTCATTAGGTAATACATCTCTTAATTGGGGTACTAGATCATTACTAGATTCATCAAACACTGTAGTTTTTAATTGGGATGCATTTGCTCTTAACTATAAAATAGAAACAAACACATACTTAAAAAGATTCATTGAAGTAGGCACCCAAGACCTATTTTCAGATGTAGGAGTAGTAGGGTTTAACTATGAAGGAGAAGTTATAGAAGCAACATTAGATGGAACTGTAAACCAATTTGATCTAGTATATCTAGAAACAGATGGTAAATGGTATCCTGTTGCTCAAGGAACTGCAGATTGTACTAAACTTTTAGGAATATGTGCTGAAACAGGTGCTAGACCTAAAGTTATTTTAGAAGGGTCAATTACAGTAAATGATGGTACCTATATTGATACTCCTATTGTTCAAGGAATTAATTTTGGGTTACCAATATATGTTAGAGAAAGTGCAGGAAATACAATGTCAACTGTTGTACCTACAACTGCAGGGCAATATGTTAGAATTTTAGGACATGCATACTACCAAAATACAGGATCTCCTGAATATTGGACTATGAAATTTAGACCATCTAACGATTGGTACGTAATATAAAAGAAATAATATGGGAAATATTAGTCAAATAAATGGTTTAAATATTAACGCAGCAACAGCTTCAATAGCAACATCTGCATCATATGCTACAACAGCAGCATATGCTCAAGCTTCAAACCCTAGATTATTAGGTTTTTCTGGGATTACAGGAACTCAAACCACAAGCACGAATGTTACTACATGTCATTCACTTTTAATCCCTGCAAATTCTCTTGGAACAAATAATATTCTCCAACTTGTATTTAGAATGTTTAGACAATCTGGAAATGTTGGACAATTATATGGGAGAATATATTTTAACACTAGTAATAGCTTAATAGGTGCTAGTTTATTCAATACTATCTTTACAATGAATGGAGCATCTACCCAATTCCTTGGATATGTTGAAAGAAACTTTAGCTATAATGGAACAACTTTAACAAGCTATTCAAATTCAGCATATTCAGAATATACTACTGGAAATGTTCAAACAGTTAATTTAAATAGAGCTGTAGACAATTATGTGCTATTTACTATGCAAGCACAAAATGCTGCAGATATAGGAAACATAAACTTATATAAAGTATTTTTATATGAATAATATAACAAAAATAAAAGATGGATTTATATACAATAATATAGAATATAAATTCCAATCATACATTATTGAAGGGCAAGAAACTGAAGTTCAATATGAAATTTTAAGTGAAACCCAATACCAAGTTGGAACAGACAACGGTATAATATTTTTTGATGTTTCTATTACAATTGATAATTTAAGTTTTCAAACTTCATTAGAATATATAAATTATTTATTTAGTTAAAAAAACTTGGCTTCTTAAAGAAGTCTTTTTATATTTAGCTAAAAAATAGGTTATGTTATATAAAACGTCTGATAAAAATTTAGTTTACAAAGAAATTAAAAAACTTCAACCACTAAACTACAATCAATTTAGATGGTGGAGACGTTTTGATACTAAAACAAAACCACTTCCTAAAGGTGCTACATTTCTTCAACGTATTCAAAACGGTGAATATGAATTTTCACATTATTTTTGGCAATGGAAATTAACTGAAATTGAATTAAACGATGTATATGAAAAATACAACGGAAATATTCAAACGATGCTTGAAAAAAATGGAGTTGACTTTGCTCGTAGAAAACGTTTAATAGAAGATTTTAACAAGGACGAAGCTGACCGTTTAGAAGCACTTAAAAAAGGATTTTTACGTGAATTTGAGATGACGTCTGACGACTATGAAAATAGTCTTACAAATTTTGATGGGACTACTGAAGAATTTTATGTATATTGTTTGAAAAATTTTGAACGTTCTGGTAGACCGATTGAAAGACGTGGTCGTCCTAAAAAGGTAGTTGTATATGAGTAAAATTTTGGATTTACATGGTTTAAAACATGAACATGTCTATACTATAGTAGACAAGTTTGTAGGCAGCCATATAATACAAGGTACAAAAGAGATTTATATTATTACAGGACATAGTAAAAAAATGAAAGAAATAGTTACTTACATAATCCAGGACTATGACATTCAAGGAAAAGAAGAATGGGGCAATGCTGGTAAAATAGTTTTAGAATTAAAATGAGCAATCAAACAATCCAATGGTCAGGATATGAATGGCTGACCCAAGAAAGATGGGGTCAAATCCATCCAGACAAACCAATTTGTTGGTATGATCCAACAGCTATACAAATAAATAGTGAAAGTGAAATTGTATTAAAAACACAATACAATCCAAAACAATTTGATGATGTAGTTTCCCCAATTGGAGTTGGGTTAATTTCATGTACTGAAAAATTTAGTTATGGAATGTTTAGCATAGAAGCTAAACTACCTAAAGGACCATATTTATGGCCTGCATTTTGGATGTATGCTTGGGAATCTTGGCCACCTGAAATAGATATATTTGAAGCATACTCAAACAGTAGATCAAGTTATTTTAACTGGGATTGGAAAAGTTTATTTGGAAAGTTTTGGAGAGTAGAAACTAATATACACTTAGGTGAATCCCCAAACAACTATAGTTTAGGAGCCCAACCAGGGTATGTAGGTTTTACACCACCAACAGAAAAATTCAACACATATACAGTTGATTGGACTCCAACTTACATTAAAATATACTACAATAACAAATTAGTTAGACAAGTAACAGATCCGAATGTGTTAAAACAATTTGAAGGGAAAACAATGAATGTGATTATCAACAATGGTGTTCAAAATTCATATCCTACTAATAGCAATTTACAAACTGAATTTATAGCACGTAATTTTAAATATATTCCATATGAAAAATAAAGTTGAATTACTAGGACATTATGGAGATGATTTAATTCATGCTTGCTCAGCTTGGACAAGCACATCACGTGAATTAACTGACGAAAAAATAGAACGTGTACCAAAATTGCTAAACATGTTAGCAAGTGAAGGACACCACACCCCATTTGAAAAATCAAGTTTGCACTTTTTAGTCACAGTAGATCAAGCAACTCACATCCATTTGCTAAAACATAGAATTGGAGTTTCAATTAATGGAGAAAGCGCACGTTACAAAGAATTAAAAGAAGATAAAACATATTTACCTGCAGATTGGCCTGAACGATGGGATACAGCATTACGTAATTTTACAAATGAATCTAATACACTTTATCATATGTGTTTAGAAGAATTAACTTCTGTTTTAGGCCGTAAACGTGCTAAAGAATCTGCTCGTTTCTTTAAAACATTCAACTCCCAGATTACAATGGATATTATGTTTAACTGGAGGAGTTTTGCTCATTTTCAACAACTTCGAAACAGCGAACATGCACAAGTTGAAGTAAGAGAGTTAGCACAACAAATGTTAGAGCTAGTTAAAAATATTGAAGGTAATCCTTTTAAACACACAATAGAAGCATTTAAGTTATCCAATTGATTCATATTTATAATAAAGGTATAAACTATGAAAAAATCTGATTTAAAAAAAATTATCCGAGAAGAAATTCAAAAAGAAATATTTGGTCTTTTTAACAAAAAAACACCTCCTCCCCCACCACCCCCAAGTACTCCAAAAAAACCTACCCCATCACCTTTATCTTCTTTTGAGCTTAATGGAAACCCAATAACAATAGAAGGGATAAGTGCTACTGGAAAAGGTTACCATGTTTGGAAAGGTAATAATCCTTTAGGAGATTTAAGACAGATTGCTTCTAAAGCATATGAAAATGGATTTGGTGAAACCCAAGATAAAATATATTATATAGCAATCGTAAACCCAGAATCTTCTAGATACTTAAGAGACCATGTAGATAGACCAGCATATTTTACTGTTTCTACTCCAAAAGGAGGAGCAACTAAAGGTGAATTAAAAGCGATAGCTGATAGGATTTTAAAACTTAACCCTGATGGGAAAATTAAAATATGGTAATAGTTTTTCCGATTCCAACAACTTTAGGCGCATTTACAGGTTATAAATTAAGTTATTTTTTAGCTCAACTTTTTTAAAAATATTTGGTTCATTAAATCTTTTTTTGTATATTAAACTTATAAAAATAAGAGTTATGACGTTTAAGACAAAAACAAAAAATCAATTTAAATTACTTTTAAGGCGTTTAGGTTTTCTTTGTAAAAAACCAACTAAAAGAACTCGTTGCCTTAAAATTTCCCACACCCTTAATCCGGATGGAACAGTAACAGTTTATAACCAACCTATATTTTCCCTCCCAGAAAATGCTTATGGAATTGAATCTGAAATCCATGTGTTTTTAGAAGAAAAGAAATCAGTTAACCCAGGTTGTAAATTTGATACAAATGCAAAAACATGTGTTTGTGGAAAAACAATAGAAGAATTTTTAACAAATAAGTGCATAAATAAGTAACCCCAAAAAAATAAGTTATATGAAAACAGTTGTGAACAAAGAACAAGTAATCGCAGTTACTAAAAAAGTATTTAGCTATGCAATCATAGTAGGAGCCCTAGGAGCAGGATTTGTAATAGGAAGATTTACCCAAACATATCCACCTGCAGAAGAAGTTAACCCGTATCAAAGCATTCATTCAATTAAAAATGTTTCAATTGCAGTAAACGAAAGCAATGAATTGATGTTAATAGATCGAACCACTGGAGAATACCAAATGTATTCAGATTCTATTGGTATGGCAGTTTTTAAAATGTATTCAAACCGAATTTACCAAAACGCTGGTTCGAATGAGTAAATTAAAGTTTTTAGGTATAGCTGCTATTTCCCTAGCAGCTGTATCTTCCCTTAGGTTTGATCCACCTGAGGAAGTAAAACAACCACTGAGAGACATGTCTCCGGTTAAATCAACCGATCCACCTTGTTTGCAAATGTACTACTACATTGAAAAATATGCTGACAGTTTTAACATACCAAAACGATATGCTTACGGAATTGCATTTGCAGAAACAAGATATAAAGGACCATTCCATTGGAACTACAACCCAGCACAAACGTCTTGTGTAGGCGCAGAAGGACCGATGCAAATTATGTTATCTACAGCTCATGGAAACAATAAAGACAATGTTTCACGTGAACGCTTACGAACAGATATTGAATACAATGTTAGAACTTCAATGAAACTGCTTCGTAAACTACATAACATATATGGAAACTGGAAACTTGTATTTGGATGCTACAACACAGGAAGACCTTGTGTAAACGGATACGCAGAAAATGTATATAATCACAAAATAAATTGGAGATGAAAAAAGTAGTTTGTATAAACGATAGAAAACAACCTGAAGGAGGAGAACTTGTTGAAGGGAAAGAATATGAAGTTGAGGAAGAGTTCATCAACAACTATGAACAAAAAACATTTGTCATAGCAGGTATTAACAATTACGGAATGACCAAACTTGGAATGCGCTGGTATGGTTATGATGCAAAACGATTTGCAGATTTAGATGCTTTAGCAACAGAAACATATGAACACGCTTATGCCTATAATTAATATGAAAAAAATAAAAATATCACACGAGGTACCATTTTGCCTCTTAGAAAAAAGTAGAGAATTCAACGACTACGACTATTGTTTACCCCATTTAATGGATGAAAATGAAGAGTATCGTGATTTCTTCTACAAATCAAAAGAAATGGGTCGCTATATTGTAATGGATAATTCACTCCATGAGCTAGGTGAAGCATACAATACAAAGCGATTAATATATTGGATAAATGAAATTAAACCAGATGAATTTATTGTACCTGATGTTTGGGAAAATGCAAGAGCATCAATTAAAAACGCAGAAGAATGGGTTCAAATTAAACTTCCTGAAGGGGTATTAAAAGTTGCTGTAGTTCAAGCGAAACACATATGGGAAGCTAAAGACTGTGTTCAAGCATATAAAAATTTAGGATACCAAAAAATAGCATTTTCATATGGTGCTTCATATTATAATGAATTATGCCCACATCCAAATAAAGATTTAGGTAAAGCAATTGGACGATACATGGCTGTTCATAAGTTATACAACAATAAAACATTAACCATGTTTGATCGTGTACATTTGCTTGGAACCGCTTCACCTATTGAATTTGGAATGTATAAAGATATTGAATGTATTGAATCTATAGATACTTCAAATCCAATCATGGCTGCAATTGGAGAAATGCCCTATACAAAAATGGGATTGCATCAAAAACCACTTGCTAACATGAACAAATACCAAGATATGAGCATTGACTTCTTAAACGAAGATCTAGTAGAATTCAATGTTGAAATGTTTAGAAAAATAAATGAATTATAAAATGGAATATTTAAGTTTATATGACTATCTAGGACATGCCGCAGGCAATGAATTAGGTAAAGAAGTAGCAATAGCTGCTAGTAAAGCAGGAATTAAATTAGAAACTCGGGAAGTTTCAAACCCAAAATATACAGGAATAGTATATTTGTACCCCAAAGACTTTCTTGAAGCATATTTTAGAGAACCAGATTCTATCCATATGGAAGACCTTCCAGGATCTATTAACTATAACATTGATGACGACGACTTACCTTTTTAACTATGGATAAATTAACAAAACAAGAATTTGAAAAATTTCGTGAAGTCTGGAAATCTGAATGGTACGACCATTGGAGGCTCTTGGATATTGACTTTAAAGTTTATATGTTAATGAGAGGATTAACCGAAAAACAATTTAAAAAATTAAATAACGACGAATTATGGAAAAACATGTAGTAATTTCCCTGTCTGGAGGAATGGATTCCAGCACACTTTTGTTACGCTGTCTAAAAGAATACGACACAGTAACAGCAATTTCATTTGATTATGGACAAAAACATCGAGTTGAGCTTGAACGAGCTAAATCGTTGGTAGATTACATTAATGAAACCAAAATTAAAGTAACAGGAAATTTAGATCAAATTCAAAATGATTTATTGAAATTTCATGGTATAACTCCGGAAGGTTTTAGTGATATGATTAAAGAAGTAAAAGGCGAAGCATCCCCTATCACTTATCGTGTCATCAAATTAGACGGATTAACAGACTTACTCAACTCAGCTTTAGTAACAGGTGGAGATGAAGTACCTGAAGGACACTATGCTGAAGAAAATATGAAAGCAACAGTTGTTCCTAACCGAAACAAAATATTTGCTTCTATTGTTCAAGCAGTTGCACTTTCAATTGCAGATAAAACAGGTGAACAATGTGATATTGCACTTGGAATACATGCAGGTGACCATGCAATTTATCCTGATTGTAGACAAGAATTTAGAGATGCAGATGACCATGCCTTTAGAGTAGGTAACTGGGGTTCTGAAAAAGTAGGTTACTTTACACCTTATCTTGATGGAGACAAATTTATTATTTTGCAAGATGGAGAAAAATTATGTAGTGAATTAGGACTTGATTTTAACGAAGTATACTCACGTACAAACACTTCATATAAACCAATTTACCATGAATTCGCTTACGAAGAGGGAGATGACATTGTTGAAGTCAAAGAATGGTTTTCCGATTACAAATCAGCAAGTTCCGTAGAACGTGTAGAAGCATTTATTAAACTAGGAAGAAAAGATCCTGTATTATATGCAGACGAAGAAGGTCCTGTAACATGGAACCATGTAGTAAAAGAAGTAACAAAAGTACTTGAAACACATGAAGGATAGTTGTATATTAGACTGGGAATTATACCAAAAAGTTATGGAAAAGAAAAAAACAATTAAAGTTTGTACTGGAGTAGGATTAGACCAAATCACTCCTGAATACATTACAATTTATCTTTCTGATATTGATACAGAAATTAAAAAACGAGGACGTAAACCAAAAACAAATGAAAATGGCAAAATTTAATTCAACAAAATTATTTGACGGTTACTCAACATGTTTCCGTCAATGGAAAGCAGATGGAACACATTGTAAATTTTTACATGGTTATGCAGTTTCATTTAGAGTATGGTTCGAAGGCGAACTAGATGAAAGAAATTGGGTTTGGGATTTTGGTGGTATGAAACGTGCAAAAACACAAATCGAAGGTATGTCTCCAAAAGACTATTTTGCATACCTTTTAGACCACACTACAATCATAGCTGAAGATGATCCTCATTTAACTTTATTTAAACAAATGAATGCGGAAGGTATTATACAATTACGAATTTTACCTGCTACAGGATGTGAACGATTTGCAGAATATTTATATCATACAATAAATGATTTTCTAGCAGTAGAAACAAACGGCAGAGTTAAAGCCACTAAAATTGAAGTTTATGAACATGAAAGAAACTCAGCAAGTTATGGAGAATAGTTATTATACAACAACCACCACTTTTGGTAATATTAAATTTATATACACAATAACAAAATGAAAGAAATACTTTATTTCAGCGCAACATGGTGCCAACCATGTAAAAATTTTAAACCGATTATGGAACGTGTAGGGCAAACAATCCCAGTTGCATTTATTGATGTGGATGCAGATCCTGGCATGACCTCAGCTTATGGTATAAAAAGTGTACCTACGCTTGTATTTTTAAAAGACGGGCAAGTTGCTCAAAAACAATCTGGAGTTTTATCTGAATCGCAAGTAAAAGATTTATGGAATCAAAATTAGGAAGAATAGAAGATTATAACAAAGTTTTACCAATAGTAGAACTATATAGATGTGTTCAAAGCGAGGGATCTCGTTTTGGACGCCCTACAATAGCAATTAGAACAACAGGTTGTACTCATAGATGTTTCTTTGGTGAAGGTGGTTGGTGTGACAGTTGGTACACCTCAATCCACCCAGAAAAAGGAACATTTACATTTAACGACATTATCAAAATATATGACGAAAACCCTCATATTAAAGAAATGATGTTAACAGGTGGTTCACCTACAATGCACCCTAAATTAGTTAATGAATTAACATATTTTGCATATGAAAGAGGTATTATTATTACTATTGAAACCGAAGGTTCTCATTTCCTTCCTACTGACTATCCTATATCTCTTATATCGCTCAGTCCTAAATTTGGTAATTCTATACCCGTACTTGGTGCTGTTACGCCTCAAGGAGCGATTGTGGATCAAAAAATGATTGATCAACACAATAAATTTCGCTTAAAATTAGATACAATCAAACAAATGATTACTCATCATTCCGATTACCACTACAAACCAGTTTGGGATGGTACTGAAGAAAATTTAGCTGAAATTGAAGCGTTTAGAGTTGCATTAGATATTCCAAAACATAAAACCTTTATTATGCCTGCTGGTGATACAAGAGAAGAGTTAATTAAAATGTATCCACTTGTATTTGATATGTGTGCTGAAAAAGGGTACAATATGACAGGACGAGACCACATTATTGCATTTGACACTAAAAGAGGGGTATAGAATATTATTTTCTACCCTTTTTTTATATTTATAAGAAAAATAAAATGAGCACTTTAAAAGTTAATAATATTGAACCTACTTTAGGTGATAATATTAGATTAACAGGAAATGTAACTATCATTACACCTGCCGGAAAAGAAATAGAATTTAATGATTCTAACACCACATTTAGTGGTTCTATTACTCTTACAGGATCTTTAGATACTGATAAAGGAGATGTTTTAATCAACGAAGGAAATTTAATTTTAAAATCTGGATCTTTACTTATTGGTTCAGGAAGCTTAAACCAACAATCAACCACAGGATCAACTTCCGCTTCATATTGGAGTATCACCAGTTCAATAACAGTTACAGGTTCAGAAGGATCTGATTGGACTGTAGAAGTTGAAGGAGATACAACAGTTACAGGTTCATTTGGAGTATTAGGTGATACTGATTTTACAGGTGATGTAACTATTAGTGGATGTTTAGATATTAATTGCTATAACGACGAAGGTAACCCTATTTTCTGGGCAATTGATGGTCGTACAACTCCATCCCCAGCTGGATTTGAATATGTTTCTATTAACTTTAGTACATATGGAGATTTAACAGCAGGAATTGCTGCTGCAGCTGCCTCTTCAAACAACGTATGCTACATTTATGATCCTGCTACTGGAGTATATGCCCCTTATGGATACTCAGGAACAGATTTTGATGGTGTAGTTACATACATTTCAGCTTCTGGTCCTGAAATTGCTACAGGAACATTAGTTCAAATAGGATTCCCAACACCTATCCCAGGTGCTACCCCAATCTACCCAATTGGAACCGGATCTTTAACACCAGTTGCTTCTTTCTGTTGTGATGGAATTACATTATACAGTGATGTAACAATTTCAGGTGGATTAGATGTATATGGTCCTACAAATTTACATGATGGGCTGATTGTAACAGGATGTATTGAAATGTATTGTCCTGGAGATGAAGCAACATCATGGTATGGATATGAAGGGTCAGTTAGATTTTCAAAACCATCTGCTAGTGTATTCCTTAACTACACTTGGTTAGATCCTTCTTATGGAGATGTTAGAACAGCCATTTCAGCATCTGCTGCTGCAAATGGAGGAACACTTCAATTATACAATACAATAACAGGAACTACTCAAACAGTAAACTATATAAGTTCAACATGGACTCAAACACTTACTATTATTGAGTATTCAACCCCAACACTTACAGCATATAGCCCAATGCCTGTAATTCATATTGGAAACCAAACCCCAGATTTGCAACCTGATGGTGCAGATATTTTAATGGGATCTGGTTCAGCTACTCCAACTCAAACTGCAACTTTCTGTTGTGATGGAAACGTATTATACGGAGACACAACATTTACAGGATCAGTTTCAATTACAGGTTCAACCTCTACAACAGGTTCAGTTACAGTAACAGGACCTACAGAAATTACAGGTTCAGTAGATATTAAAGGTGATGGAAAAATTTCAGGATCTCTTGAAGTATCTGGAGGGCTTGCTTTACCTAAAGTATTAGATGGCCCACCAGCATATACTGGTAAAAAAGGTGAAATGGTATTTGGAGTTGATGGTAGTAACTATTTCTTTTATGTTTATTTAGATGGTGCTTGGAAATCAGGATCATTAGCATAAAAAAATCCAACATTTTTAAAAAATAATTTGGCCCCTTAAAGGGGCCTTATTACATTTATATAAAATAATTAAGTTATATGTCAGAAAACACACGTAGAAAAAAACACACAGAACTAGAATGTGTACAAGTAGGTTTTGCAAATGGAGTTGCACCTGGTTTTCCCCTTACTGAGAAAGAAAAATGGGATATGGTTGATAAAGCAGAAGCTGCTTACGGCCAATTCCTAGATGCTTTAGGATGTGATTGGCGAAACGACCCAAATTCATCAGAAACACCTCGTCGAGTAGCTAAAGCTTATGTATTTGACTTATGGGCAGGTAGATATACTGCAATGTCAGATATTACTTCATTTCCATCAGACGGATACGATGGCATTGTAATTGAGCGAAATATCCCAGTTACTTCAATGTGTTCACACCACCACCAAACAATTGGAGGAGTAGTTCATATTGGCTATGTAGTTGGAGAAGGTGGACGAGTAATTGGTTTATCTAAACTAAACCGCATTGTAGAATTATTTGGCCGTAGAGGAGCAATTCAAGAACAGTTAACCTCAGCAGTCCACAATGCAGTAAACAAAGTATGTGAAGGAAATAGAGGTATTATCGTTACAGTAGTAGCAACTCACAATTGCGTATCTTGTAGAGGAGTAAAACATCAAGGTGCTTCTATGGTTACTACCAAAGCATCAGGTGTGTTTATTGAAAACGATAACCAAGCACGTAAGGAATTTTTCGATAGTATTAAAATTAATAATGGTGGACACCAAATTTAAAAGTTATGGACAAAACACAATTACTCTATGAGGCTTTAGAGTCAAAATATCTAGCCCAAATTGCTGAAGCAAAAGCAACACTAGCAATCTATTTTACAAGTTCAGTTGGTATTGGAGAACACCCACAACACCTTGAAGAAATGGACAAATTTGTAGCCCAATTAGCTGAAGCTGAAGATAAACTTGAAACCCTTCAAGCATTGAAATTAATTGACCCTTCAACTCCATTTTAATATGACAGAGTTAGAACAAAAACAAGAAGAATTAATTGATCTTCTTAAAGGCCAAGTAATCGATCTTTCAATAATGTCTAAAATTGAACTTGGAGATGATGTAATTCAAGAATGGAATAAGTTAAATAAAGAAATTCAAAACATAAAAGAAAATCATGGATAGAAAAGAAATTCAAGAAAAATTCAATATCCCAGACAATACTATTTGTTTTTTTGATAATGAAAAACCTTTAGTAGAGTTCCGTGAAAATGGAGATATTGTTATTAAAGGAGAAGTAGTTAAAAATGATCCTGAAGTAGTAGAGGGAATGAGTGTAATTGCTCAAAACCTAAGTTACCCCGAAATAGGGAAAGATTTTTTACCTTTTGTCGATGAAGTTGAAGAGTTTAATGCAATTATGGGAAAGCCCAATAATTATACCCCGGTCATTCCCGCTGAGAAGGAATGGATGTTTGTCTATAACTTTATTTTGGAAGAACTAGAAGAATATAAACATGCATGTGAACAAGGAGACATTGTTGAAGTTCTTGATGCTCTATGTGACATTGCCTACGTTTCCCTTGGAAACGGAACTATGTTGCATGGTCTTAAGGATAAATTATGGCCCGCATATCAAGAAGTACAAGCGTCAAATCTTAGCAAAGCTTGCTTTAGTGAAGAAGAGGCACAAGAAACCGTTAGAGTTCGCTCCGAAGAGCAAAAGGAACCGTGTCACTATGAAAAGGTTGGTAAATATTTTATCGTCTATAGAACACGTGATCGCAAAGTAATGAAAAACATTAACTATTTTAGACCTGATTTAACACAATTTTTTAAATAATAAAACATGAGAAACCCACAACAAATTATTTTTGATTTAAAACACACTATACATTGTTCTCAACCCAATGTTAGGTTTTATGATTTAATTCAACTAGTAAATGAATTAGAACATTCTTTAAATACTAAATCATCTCAAGAAGAAATTTTATCAATGCCTGCTCCTGTAGTTGAAGAAGTAGTAGCGGAGGAAGTTACTATTGAAGATGTAATTGAAGAGTTTACAATTGAAGACATAGCAGAAGAAGTTACTGTTGAAGATGTAACAGGAGAAATTACAACTAAAAAGACAAAGTCTAAAAAATAATAATTTAGTTTTTTAATAAAAGTTATGTATCAAGCGGTTTTCTATAACAGATTACCTGGGGAAGATCAATGGAGTTACTATCTCAGGGATGACAAAAAAGGAATACACAAATTCCAGTATTGGCCCACTGTCTATAAACTTGATGAAGAGGGGGAATTCGAAACACTATTTGGTGATAGATGTTCTCCTCTTCAAGGCAAGTACGATAGAAAAGATCCTACTATTTTAGAAAAAGATATTGATCGTGAACTTGTACTGTTGAGGGATTTGTATTTCGAAACAGATGAAATGCCCTCTTATCACAATACCGTTTATTTAGATATTGAGATTGAAATTTTAGGTGCACTTACTCCACAAACAATTAAAGAAGCAAATGCTGAAGTTACAGCAATTGCCTTAATTGACACTTCTACCAAGGAAAAAATATGTTTTATCCTAGATAAAGACAATAAAATAGAAGAGCTAAATTCAGATGGTAAAGTAATTATACCTTGTCCTGATGAAAATACATTGTTACGCAAGTTTTTATTGAAATGGGAACAGATGGACCCTACAATTGTAGTAGGTTACAACAGTGATTTCTTTGATATCCCGTACTTATACTATAGAATTAAAAAACGTTTAGGAGATGAAGTAAACCGTTTATCCCCTATAGGTAAAGTTGAAGAAGTACCATCCCAACCAAATTCCCCAATTCGAATTGGCTTAGTTAACTGTCTTGATTTTATGCACTTGCTTCGCAAGTACATTATGAAGGAAGAACCATCTTACAAGTTAGGTGATATTGGAACAAAGTATGCTAAACTAGGTAAGATAGAATACAATGGTAATCTTGACACATTGTTTAGAGAAGATCCAAACAAATTTATAGACTATAACATTCGAGACGTTGAAATTATAGAAGCGTTAGAGGAAAAATTAAAGTTTATTGAATTGACAGTTTTGATTTCTCACCTATGTCATACACCATATGAATCAATCTACTACAATACTATATTGAATGAAGGTGCTATTTTAACGTATTTAAAACGTAAAGGTATTATCGCACCAAATAAACCAACAACTACAAATCCCACGATTAGAGATTTAGAGTTAGGCGATCATGTAGTACATCAAAGAGGTACTCCTACAATTGAAGGTACGGTGTATAGCTTTGAAGATAAACAGATTATCATTAAAACAATGTCTGGAAAATATATTTCCCGTAACCCTAAAACGGTTAAGAAAAAAGACAGTTACGCAGGTGGATATTTACTTGACCCTATCCCAGGGTTGTATTCGGATGTATCCGACTTAGACTTTACTTCACTGTATCCTTCGATTATAAAATCCCTTAATTTAGGTGTTGAAACATTAGTAGGTAGAATTGTTACAAAAGATAATTACGAACAGTACAATTCACTTGAGCAACTTAAAAAACGTGATCCTGAAGAAAAAATACGCATTCAAAAACTAAACCGATACTCCTATCAACTTAAAGATGCCAATATAGCAATAGGATACTTAATTAATCTTATTGAAGATAATCAATGGACTATTTCAGCTAGTGGAGCGTTTTTTACAACCGATAAAAAAAGTATTGCTTGTGAGGTACTTGAAGATTGGTTCGATCAGCGAGAGCATTATCGAGCACTTAAGAAAAAAGCAGGTAAAGCGGAAGATTGGGCAAATTATAAACTATATGATTTGTATCAAATGGCGTTTAAAATCTTACAAAACGCTTTATATGGTACATATGCAATTAATTCATGGCGTTTTACTGATGGATTTAAAATGTGCTCTGCAGGTATTACAAACAGTGGTCAACGCCTTACAAAAGAATCGATTAACTTTGTAAACCAATATATTTCTGATCAACTTGAAATTGATTTAAAACCATTTGTGATTGCTTCGGATACCGATTCACTTTACATGGAATTAACGGATTTGCTTAAAAAGCGTAACCCTGATTTAAACTACGAAGATCGTGAAGAAAAAATTAAACGATTACTAGTTTTAACAGAGGAACTTCAAGATGTAGCAAACGCAAATCTAAACAATATTACGCAAGATCTATTCAATATGACTGGTAAACACCACTTCGTGTTAAAGCAGGAGGTAATCGCTGAAAAAGCATATTGGGCTGGTAAACGCCGTTACGCTATTTACATTGTAAACAAAGAAGGTGTACCAATTGAGGAACTAGAGATGAAGGGATTAGACATTATGAAATCGAACTTCCCTCCATACTTTAGAAATTTTGGAGAAGAACTTATCAAATCCATTCTATTCAGCAAACCAAAAGAAGACATAGATAAGTTTGTAATGGACTTTAAAAATTCAATGCAAACGGTAGAGTGGATAAAGTTGCTTAAACCAACTGGATTGAAGAAAATGGGTGAATATATTGAACGTAGACCTATGGCTGGTGAATTATTCTCTAAATTGAAATTGAAATGTCCAATCAACACTAAAGCAGCTATAATATACAATGACTTTTTACGTTACAAGAAACTTAATGTAAAGCATCCTGAATTTACAATTGGGGATAAAATGTATATAGCTTATTTAAAACCAAACCCATACCAAATTGAGGTAATAGGTTACAACGGTTACAACGACCCAAGTGAAATTACAGAATTGATCAACAAGTACATTGATCGCGATGGCTTATTTGATAGTGTAATCAGAAACAAATTGGAAGGTGTTTACAATGATATTGGATGGTCTTTAAACTTAAATCCGTTTAAAGCGAAATTTTTTAGTTTTTCATAAAAGATTTGATATCCCTATCATTTTTCCTTATTTGTATAATATGTATAACTAGAAAAAAATTAACAAACAATGGCAAAAGAATTATTACGCATGCAATTATTGGCTGGAGTTATTACGGAAGGTCAATATAAAGAAAAAATGGAAGAAGCAGAAGGTGAAAAGGTAGATTTTGATCAAATTGCATCTGAATTATCCTCAGACTTTAAAGTAAAACCTGATGAAGTTAAAAAATCTATGGATTTAGTAGATGAAGCTAAAATCAATGAAGATTATCTTACAGGAGTAGCAGAAGGACCAGAAGTAATAGCTGGGGCTGTTGCACTTGTTGGAGGTATTGTTGGAGCTTTAGTTGGGTACTTTAAATGGGAAGCAAATGCCAATTTAAGAAGTTACGTTGAAAATGAAGCTGAACAAATAGTTATTAAGAAAATGAAAGAAGCAGGATTAGACCCTAAAGAAGTTGATAAAGCTGAAATGAAAGAATTAGTAAAACTTACAGTTGCTGATTTAAGAAAAGATGCAGAATTTATAAAAATGGCTAAAAAAGCATCTTCAGCTTACTAAAATAAAATTAAAATATCTTTATAGAAAAGCTTGCCTATTGGCAGGCTTTTTCTTATCTTTAGCGCATGGTAAATAAATTAGTTCTACAATCGGTTATAAACAAATACTACTTAGGCGAAAACGAATCCGTTAAGTGGAAAATCAAAGACAAAACACTTACCATTGACTTTATGTCTGTAAACAAAGAAGTCATAGGTAAAATTATCCACACAAATTTTGATGTTGAAGACAGTGAATTAGCTATCTTTGACACTAAAAAATTACTAAACTTACTAAGCATCACCCAAGGTGATCTAATGTTTAGTTTAGAAAAGGGTAAAAACGTTTACACTAAAATGCATTTTGCAGACAATGCTTTTAACTTAACATATGCACTTGCTGATCCACTTTTAATTGGAAAAGTAGGTTCTGTAACAGAACCAGAATGGGATGCAGTTTTGCCTCTAGAAAAAGAATTTGTTGACAATTTAGTTAAAGCAAAAAACGCTTTAACAGGTATCGGCTCAATGACACTTTCAATTGATGTTGACATGAATGGAGACGATATGTGTTTATTTACATTTGGAGACGAGCAAGGCCACAACAACAAAATTACCTATCAAATGTACGGTACAATCAAACAAGAAAAAGTTGAAATACCATTCAACTCAGACATGTTTAGAAACATTTTAAAAGAAAACAAAGACCTAGAAAGTGGAAACATCTATTTGAGCTATCAGGGTTTAATGAAACTGGAGTTCAAGTCAGAAGATACAACATGCGAGTATTATATGGTACGTAAAGAAGAAAGTGCCTTTTAGTATGTATAATAGAATTAGGTAATTCAAAATAGTTTTAGTATATTACAGTTATAAATTTAAATTTAGTTATGAAAGAAACCAAACGACGAGGCCGTCCTGCTAGGGACGAAAATGACACACAATCAAACTTATGCACAATTAAAGATCCAGCAATGGAACCTTTCTACATTGTAAAAGATGCTACAAACTTTACAGTTATAGAAAGATCTATTGCTACAAGAGGATTTGGTGGTAAAAAAGCATCCGGTAAAGAAGTTGAAAAAGTTGTAGGATACTACAGTAGCTTTGGAAATGCTGTAAACCGCATTGCAAAAGAAAAGTTTTATCAAAATGAAGGTGAATATGAAACCATTCAAGGGTATATCACCACCTGGAGTAAAGTAAAAGAAGGAATGGAATCAATGTTAAACAAATTAGAAATATGAGAAAATTAGAAGCATTATTTGATGCGGTAATTGTAAAACCGCTTGAAAACGATGAAACCATGTATGGTGGTATTTTTATCCCAGATGCGGGTAAAGACAGAAACGAACAAGGAACTGTAGTTGCAGTTGGCCCTGGAGTAGAAATAGCAGGAATTGGATTTGTTCCAACAAATATTAAAGTAGGAGATCTAGTTGTTCTACCTACAATGGGGTTTTCAAAATTGCAATTTGAAGGGGACGAGTATTATATTGGAAATGAAAGACAAATTTTAGCAAAAATAACAGACAATGAGTAAGATAATTGAATTCGGACCAGAAGCACGTAAAAAACTGGTAAAAGGTATTGACACCTTAGCAGATGCAGTTGTAGCAACACTAGGACCTAATGGTAGAAACGTTGTGTACACTGAAAACGGTATGGTTGTTTCAACCAAAGATGGTGTAAGCGTTGCAAAACAAATTGCATCTTTAGAAGACCCAATTGAAGATTTGGGAGCACAAATGGTAAAACAAGCAGCTATTAAAACAGCAGACCATGCTGGTGATGGTACAACTACCTCAACTTTATTAGCACGTGAACTAGTTAAAGGTGGTATTTCCAAACTTAACGAAGGAGCAAATGCAGTTGAAATCAAACGTGGAATTGATGCTGGAGTAAAACAAGTACTTAAAACACTTAAAGACAATTCAGAGAAAATTTCATCTGAAGAACAGTTAGAGCAAATTGCTACCATTTCAGCAAACAATGATCCAGAAATTGGAAAATTAATTTCACGCGCTATGGAAAAAGTAGGACGTGAAGGTGTAGTTTATATTGAAGAGTCAAGAACAGACGAAACATATCTTGAAGTTGTAGAAGGTATTCAATTTGACCGTGGTTACAAATCTCCATATTTTGTTACCGACAACAACACAATGTCAACAACTTTAAAAGATGTTTACATCTTGATTGCAGACCACCGTTTTACACAAGTAAAAGAATTGCTTCCAATTTTGGATGGTGTATCACAAAAAGGAAAAGCATTGTTGATCATCGCAGAAGATATTGATGGAGAAGCTTTAGCAACATTGCTTGTAAACAAAATGCGAGGTACACTTAAAGTGTGTGCTGTTAAAGCACCTGATTTTGGTGAGCGTAGAAAATTGATCCTTGAAGACATTGCTATCTTAACAGGTGGTAAAGTATTTGACAAGGAAAAAGGAATGAAACTTGACAAATTCAATTGGGAATGGTTAGGTAAAGCTAAAACAGTTACAGTAAACAAAGAAAAAACCACAATTATTGATGGAGACGGTGCTGAAGCTGAAATTACAGAACGAGTAGAGTCACTTACAGCTCAAATTGAAACAGCAAAAACACCATTTGAAATGGAAAAATTGCAAGAACGTTTATCCAAATTTGTAGGTGGAGTAGCTTTAGTTCATGTAGGTGGAAGTACAGAAACCGAAATGAAAGAGAAAAAAGACCGCGTTGACGATGCTTTACACGCTACACAATGTGCTTTAGAAGATGGCATCGTACCAGGTGGAGGTTCAGCTCTATTATATGCTCGTGAAGGTATTACCTTTACAAAAGACGATTCAGAAGACTTTAACTACGGTAAAAAGTTAGTTTATAGAGCATGTGGTAAACCATTTGAGGTTATCTTGAAAAACGCAGGATATGCTGAAAGTGATATGTACCCAATTAACATGGAAATTGGACATTCTGATGATGTATGGAGTGGTTTCAACCTTAAAACAGAAACTATCGTTAACATGAAAGAAGAAGGTATTATAGATCCACATAAAGTTACCAAAAACGCTTTATTGAACGCCTCTTCAATTGCAGGTACAATCCTATTAACAGAATGTACAGTAGTAGACAAACCAGAAGACAAAAAATCAGACGGTGGTTTTGATCCGTCAATGATGGGAATGATGTAATATGAAAGTAGAAAAAGTAGAATACAACGAGCTTATCGCAACACGAGTACCCCCAGGAGATTCCTGGGTGCTCGTGAACGATAGAAACAAGGTGATTCACAAGTCACTTACTGATGCTTTAGAAGCATGGTTTGAAGCAAACCAAGAAAAAGTAGAGTTTCGTTTAGCTCCTTTAGACAGTAAATTGTATGCTATTCGGAGCGAAGAAAAAGAAATTCAACCCGAACCTACAAAACGATACAATTTATATGGGGACCCAATGTAATGGGTCCTCTTTTTTAGATATTTATAATTATGAAACTAACAGACATTTTACGCGAAGTAGAAGGAGAAGAAGATGGTATGCAACAAGTAAAGGTTCGTTACGACCTTGCTGTAGAACCCGCTGATCTTGATAAAGCACTAGCTGCTTTAAACGATACCAAAAATTATGGTATTTACGCACAAAACATGCGAGATCCGCAAGCTATCATAAAAGCATTCGGACCTTCAATTCCTGCGCAAAAAGCTGGAGCTGCTTGGAAAGATTGGGATTCTCGTTCAGATGATGAAAAAGCATTTAAGCTAATCGATATTAAAAACAGAGTACCTGAAGCATGGACTGCTACTGAAAAAGAAGCAGAATCAGGCTATGAAAGATGGCAAGCAGAAGGAAATGATGGGAGCTTAAACGACTATCTATTTACTCTATCAGGTAAAGAACTTCCAAAAAGTTTAGTTGGAACATATGGCAAGAACTATTTTCCAATGAAAACACCAGACAACTTAAAAAAATATGGTGGTAAATTGGAACAAGGTGTTCATTATGTAGTAAAAGGTGATAAAATTGTTTTTCCTTCAACTCTAGAAAACCCATATAAAACAAAACCATACTTGTCTAAAGTATTGAAAACAATTATGGACAATGCAGGAGTTAGCTTTGAATTAATCGATGTTGAACAGGATGTTGAAGAACCAGTAGCCGTTCAAAAACCTGAAAAAGAAGTTATTCCACCTTTATCCTATACAGCTGATTCAAGAGACAAAGTTGAAAAAGCAAGAAGCATATTCCAAAAAGAAATTGGAGAAGTTCCAACTGTAAAATACGAAATAGAATCTTTTGAATCGCCTGAGGGAAGAAAGTATAAACTTGTAGTAACAGGATTCCAAAACAAAGATCAACGTGCAAAACTTTTAGTTAGAAAAACTACGTTGAAAGAAGAACAAGAATTTGATTTTGAAAAATACCAAATGCTTAGACGAGCAGGAATAATTAAATAAGATGGACAATTTTGATTTAAAAAAGTATTTAGCTGAAAATAAGCTAAACGAAGCTGAAGGAAACGACTTGTACTATACAGCAGGTGAAATGATTTCCCAAGTTGGTTTATTCACCCAAGAAAATGCAGATAGACTAGAAGCAGAAGATAGAGGAAACCTATATCGTTTCTTTGACACCCCAGAAGAAAAAACAGAACTAATCAAAATTTCAGAAGAATATAAAAACTATTTAGCTAAAGTAAAAGCAACAATGGACGAGTTAGTAAACGATCCAATGTATAGAGTTGCAGTTGGTGATGTAGGTGGAAAATATAGAGATAGAGGACCAGGAGAAACTTTACAAAAAGCTTATTATAGATCAAAAACAGAGCTTGCCTAGTGCAAGCTTTTTTTGTATAATACGGTTATGAAAGAAAACACATTGTACGTAGAGCGTTTTCGTCCTACTGAACTACAATACTATGTAGGAAACGAAAATGTAAAAGACACAATCCAAAAGTACCTAGACCAAGGTGATATTCAAAACTTCATCTTCTATGGGCCTGCAGGTACAGGTAAAACTACCCTAGCTAAAATTATAGTCAAAAACCTAGACTGTGATTATCTTTACATCAACGCAAGTGATGAAAATGGAATTGACACAATTCGAGAAAAAGTAAAGGGATTTGCTAGTGCTGCATCTTGGAAAGGAATTAAAGTAGTAATCCTAGATGAAGCAGACTTCATCACTATTCAAGGACAAGCCGCTTTACGAAACGTAATTGAAACATTTTCACGTTCAACACGTTTTATCTTAACCTGTAACTTTATAGAGCGAATTATTGATCCTCTCCAATCACGTTGCCAGGTACTTAAAATTGTACCCCCAACAAAAATGGATGTGTACAACCATTTAACTTGGATTTTAGCTGATCAATTAAACATATCCTATACACCTGAAGATTTAAAATCACTGATAGTAAAATACTATCCTGACATGCGTAAAATGTTAAACGTTTTACAGATGTCTGTAAAAGACGATAGTGTTGTACTTGATGAAACAGTTTTGACCTCAAACAACTATATCAAAGAGGTATTGAAAGAATTAGCAGGTAAGAAAAATTGGACAACCATTAGACAAACCATAGCAGATTCAAACGTTAAAGACTTTGAAGAACTATACCGCTCACTATTCGAATATAGTTCAAAATATGCCCCAGGTAAAGAAGGTTCTGTTGCAATTATATTGAACGAGCACCTCTATCAAGCAAATTTTCGAATTGACAAAGAAATTAACGTAATGTCTGCAATTGCAAAGATTATAGAAGTTATATGAAACATTTCCTAAAATACACTCTTTCGTGGGTATCAAGTAATTTGTCCGTACCTTTTTGGACAGTTGGACATATCCACCTGATGACATCTATTTATGCTGATTTACATGAAATACTAATGTCATTTGGAATGAATATAATTGTAGCAGCAGGGTTTATCCATGACTTTATAGAATATAGAAAAGAAAAAGTAACCAATAAAAACAAATAAAATGCAAGAACAACCAAGGTTGAACATCGACTTTAAAAACACAACAGCTGTAACTGGCTTTGATGGAGGTCATCTATTTGGACAAGCAATCATTGTCCGTAAAATTTCTAAATTTTTAATCGGAGCTGAAGAAGATTCACTCATCCCAATCCCAGTATTTTATGATATGGAAAGTAAAAAAATCTTACCTGATTCACTCCCACCAGAACTTCGTGACGAATACAAAGATATTACTTTAGATGCCTAAAAAACATACATAGATTTGTATCCTTCTAATATGTATAATAAACGAAGTGATATGAAAATATGTAATGTGTGTAAAACAGAAAAACCATTAGACGAATATTTTAGATCGAATCATGGTACCTGTAAAGTTTGTAATCGAGAAAAGAATCGTGAACGCAACAAAAAAAGGTACCATGACGATCCCACCCATAAACAAGAACAGTTAAATAGAACAAAACAATATGTTAAAGAAACTGGATATTGGGCTAAATGGAGGGAAAATAACAGAGACAAAATAAAAGAATCCAATACAAAAAACAAAGAATATAAACGTCAGTGGTCCCAAAAACAAAGACAAAGTAACATCCAACACAGATTAAAAGAAAATATCCGAAGTAGAATATACTTAGCTTTAAAAAATAAAAGTAATTCAAGTAAAGAACTTTTAGGTTGCCCTATTAAAAAATATATTATATATTTAGAGCAACAATTTGACCAAAACATGAATTGGGAAAACTATGGAACATATTGGGAAATAGATCATATTAAACCAATTTCATTGTTTGATTTGACAAAAGAACAAGAAATTAAAAAATGCTTCAACTATAAAAATACAAAACCACTCTCTATAAATGAAAACCGGCAAAAAGGAAATAAAGAATATTTTTGAATGGCTTAATGAAATAACCCTCTACAAAACCCCAATTAAAGGTATTTCGGAAGAATCATGGGAAAAATGGAATTCTTATATGGTTCACCGGTATTTATCAATGAATATAAATTATGTTGAACTAGCTAATTTTGTTCAAACTCTACCATACGAGAACAAACAACAAACATATTTAATTTATAGAGAGATGATCCCAAAAACTAAAACGTTCTTGAAGTACGTTAAGTCAAGAACAAAGAGACAGCCTGTTACTTTGGTAGAGTACGTAGCAAAACATTTTGAATGCAGTTTAGGCGAAGCTGAAGAATATATTGACATTTTACGTGAACATGGAGTAAGAAATGTTCTATACAAAATGGGTGTTGAAGATAAAGAAGTAGAAAAACTATTAAAAAAATGAATAGAGAAATTAAGGTTACAGATTCAATTGTTGATTCAGTTATTGACCAGTTTGTTTCAAGAGCCACATTTGGTAAAACAAAATATGGAGTTGATTTAGACCGTGAAGATTTAAGCGTTTTAGAGTGGATTGAACACGCTAAACAAGAACACATGGATGCGATTTTATATTTGGAAAAATTGAAAAAAATCGTAGAGACCAAAGGACTATAATATTTATAATAAAATACCAAAATGGATAAAGAAACATTACGTATGCAAATGCTAGCTGGGGTAATTACAGAAAGCGAATATAAAGCAAAATTAGAAGAATCTAAAAAAGACTCATTAAACGAACACTACGTTGCAGGAGGAATTGTAGGAATTGGAGCTATCAACCAAATCCCACCTCGCGCTAAAACAGATTACGAAGATGCTTTTGAATACTTTTTAAGTCAAAAATACCCTTTAAACGAGGAAGAAAGCGTTAATGAAAACGTAATGGCCGTAGGTAATGAAGTTGAACATCCTGAAGGTACTGGTACAATTGAATTAGTTACTGACTATGCTTCATATGCTGATGAGATTGATGCTAATCTTGGAATGGATTGGGAATCTATGACTCCAAAAGAAGAATTAACCTGGTATAAAATTAAAGGTGATGATGGAGAAACTTATTGGTTTGATGAAGAAGAATTAAGCGAATTTAATTAATATATTTCATGAACCAAAGAGACACAATCACATTAGACGTTCCTCTATTTATTCGTTTACTCGAATACGCTAGAGAAGATGCTCAAACCGACATGGACTTACACAACGTATCAGAAAATGCAATCGGTTTAGCACTTTCAGGAAAAACGTTAACAATGAAAGACTACAACATGATTGTTGGTTCCCCTGAAGACATTGAAGAAATTAAAATGCTCCAAATACGAGCTGGGATTATTAAATAAAAATACTTTTACAGAAGAGCTTGCCTAACCGCAAGCTTTTTTTTATCTTTAGGTAATGAAAAAAAAGTTACCTTCCATATTAAAGGAAATAAAAACTAAGGTTTTACCACAAATAGACTACGCAACTCAAAAGTCTATTTCATATTCTCAAATGTCCATGTTTAATGAGTGCCCTAAAAAATGGTCACTACAATATAGAGAAGGTCACAAACAATTTACTTCTTCAATTCATACTGTTTTTGGGACTGCACTACACGAAGTACTCCAACATTATCTTACAGTAATGTATGAACAAAGCGGAGCAGAAGCAGACCGCATTAACACAGCTGAAATGCTCGAAGAAAAACTCCGTGAAGAATACAAAAAACAATACCAAGCAAACAACAACCAACACTTTGTTACCCCAGACGAACTCAGAGAATTCTATGACGATGGAGTAGAAATCATAAGAGAAATAGCAAAAGAAAGAGGTAAACACTTTAGCAAACGAGGATGGCATTTAGTTGGATGTGAAGTACCTCTTATATTGACTCCAAATCCAAAACTACAAAACATAATGTTTCAAGGGTTTTTAGATGTTGTTTTATACCACGAACCAACCAACACATTCAAAATCATAGACATTAAAACAAGCAGACAAGGTTGGAGTAAAAAAGAAAAATCAAACGAACAAAAGCAATTTCAACTTATCCTATACAAAAAATACTATTCGGAACTATACAACGTACCAATAGAAAATGTAGAGGTAGAATTTATGATTGTAAAACGTAAAATATTTGAAAGCGAACAATTTACAATCAAACGTGTACAATGGTACAAACCGGCTTCGGGTAAAGTAAAATTAAATAAAGTAACGAAATCAATTGAAGAATTTATAGAACAGGCGTTTGATCGAAACGGCTTTAAACAAGTTGAACACCAACCAAAAGTAAATGATAATTGCAAGTGGTGTCCTTTTTACAAAACTCATTTATGCTCTGCGACCTACTAATATACTACCATATGTATATACGATAATATTAATTTAAAAACATATGAGTGAAAAAAACCAACAGTTAACAAGCGTCAAACTAGACAAAGACCTGTTTGAACAATTTAAAGTAGAGTGTATTAAACGTAAATTTTCGTTTCAAAAATTAAGTGAACGAGCAGTTCACCTTTATTTAACAGACGAAGACTTTAGAAAACAAATCCACAACCACAACAACCTAAGCTTGGAAAGCGAAGAGTAAATTTGTACATTAAACCAAAACAAATATAGTTATATGAATTCAAGTTTTAAGTATCTACCGCAGAATGAGCGGAAAAAAATCATGCTAATTTGTGATGACATTCGAGTACACTCCGGTGTAGCAACAGTGGCACGCGAATTAGTTTTAAACACAGCCCAACATTTCAATTGGGTTAACATTGCGGGAGCAATAAATCATCCCGAAAAAGGAAAACGATTTGACATTTCCAAAGACACTAACACAAACACAGGTTTAACAGATTCTTCTGTTTTCTTGTATCCGGTTGATGGCTATGGAAATCCAGATTTGATCCGTCAATTGATTGCAATTGAACAACCAGATGCAATCATGTTAATTACCGATCCAAGATATTTTGAATGGTTATTTCAAATCGAAAACGAGATTAGAAAAGAAATGCCAATCATTTATTTGAACATCTGGGATGATTATCCGGCACCGTTGTACAACAAAGCATTTTACGAGTCATGTGATGCATTGTTAGCAATTTCAAAACAAACAAAATTGATTAACGAGCTTGTTTTAGGTGAAAAAGCTAAAAACAAAGTGATTCACTATGTTCCTCATGGATTGAATCATGAAATATATTATCCGATTGAAAAGGAAAATGAATTAAAAGAACTTGAAGCGTTTAAAAAGCAAATTTTTGGAGGTGATGAAAAGGATTTTGTAGTGTTTTTTAATTCAAGAAACATTCGACGTAAACAAATTCCGGATACAATGTTAGCTTTTAGGTTGTTTTTAGACACATTACCGAAAGAAAAAGCAGATAAATGTGCTATGGTAATGCACACCGAAATTGTAAGCGATCACGGAACAGATTTAGAAGCAGTTAGAAAAGTATTGTTTCCAAAATACCCTAAAGCAATTTATTTTTCAACAAACAAGTTAGACAGTAAACAGTTAAACCAATTTTATAATTTAGCAGATGCTCAAATTTTATTGACATCAAATGAAGGTTGGGGATTGTCATTGACAGAAGCGATTTTAGCAGGAACTGTAATTATAGCAAACGTAACAGGTGGTATGCAAGACCAAATGCGTTTTGAAGATGAATATGGTAATTGGTTTACACCGTCTCCGAAAATTCCTTCAAACCACACAGGCCGTTATAAAAACCATGGTTCATGGGCGTTTCCGGTTTATCCAACAAGCCGCTCAATTCAAGGTTCACCTAAAACACCTTATATTTGGGATGATAGATGTACTGCTGAAGATGCAGCAGCTCGTATATCCGAAGTATATGCGTTGGATAGAGCAACAAGAAAAGACCTTGGTAAAGTAGGAAGACATTGGGCTGTAAACGAAGCTGGTCTTACAGGAGAGCATATGGGAGTTAGAGCAATTCACGCGATAGATAAATTATTTAACACGTGGACTCCGCGAGAAAGATATGAGCTAATCAACGTTAATGAAGTTAAAGAAGACACAATTGATCACGAATTTGTATATTAAAAAGTTATGGAAAATTTAACACAACAATTAACAGCAAAACAGATATACGATAACTATATCAATCATCCTACAACAGAGGATAGTTTCAAATTATTTTACACACGAAAACTTAATGATAGTGTAGAATTAAAGGCTCAAAAGTTTGAATCAAAAGACGAAGATTATTGTATTTCTTTATTAGAATCAATAATGGACTTAGAAGATTTTTTAGGATGGCCATTTGGTGATAAAATTTTTAAATAAATTGTACTTTCCAATGGGCACACATATGTATAATAAAACGTGTGCCTAATGGATTATACAAGAATATACAACCAAATTATTAAACGTGCCCAAACCCGTAAACTAGAGGGATATGTTGAAAAACATCATATAATCCCAAAATGTATTGGAGGTTTAGATGAAAAAGAAAATATTGTTGAATTGACTGCTCGTGAACATTTTTTATGCCATATGTTACTTTGTGAAATATACTCAAAAGAAAATAAACTCAAACATGCTTTGTTTTTGATGGCTATAGGAAAACAGAAAGTAAAAGAAAAAACATATGTTATAGGTTCAAGGGTGTATGAGCGGTTAAAAGAAGAATATTCTGCTATGTTAACTGGGAAAAAACAATCTCAAGATACCAAAAACAAGAAGAGTAAAAGTATGTTGGGTATTTGGGATGGAAAAACAAAAGAAGAAATGTCTGAAATTGGACAAAAAAGATGGAATACAAGGAAGGAAAATGGAACTGATAAAATAACTTGGGGAAACAAAATATCCCAATCTTTGAAAGGAAGAGATACTACCCAAGCAAACCAATCTAGAAGTAAACCTATTCTCCAATTTGATACTCAAAATAATTTCCTTAAAGAATGGCCAAGCATTTCAGAAGCTGAAAGGCAACTAGGAGGAGACATTAAAAGTGCAATTGCAGGAAGACAGAAAACAGCTGCAGGATTTATTTGGAAACCTAAAAATTAAATTATATATTAAATTAAAATAAAAAATATGAGTAAACCAGTTTTTGTAATTAGTTGTGCAATTGATACATACAGTGGCTATGGAGCACGTTCTCGCGATATCGTTAAAGCGATTATTGAATTAGATAAGTATGATGTAAAAGTCCTACCCCAACGATGGGGAAACACCCCATTTGGATTTATTAAAAACAATCCAGAGTGGGAATTTTTAGCAAAACATTTACTTCAAACCCCTCAATTACCAGCACAACCTGAAATTTGGATGCAAATTACAGTTCCAAATGAATTCCAACCAGTAGGAAAATATAATATTGGATGTACAGCTGGAATTGAAACCACAATAGCACCAGCTGAATGGGTTGAAGGTTGTGGTCGTATGAATTTGATTTTAGGTTCTTCTGAACATACAATTAAAGTACTTAAAGAAAGTAAATTTGAAAAGCGCGATCAACAAACAAACCAAACAGTAGGGATTATTGAATGGAAAGGTGATAGTGAAGTAATTTTTGAAGGCGCTAATACTGAAACATACAAACCAGTAAAATCAACATTTGATTTATCTAATATAAAAGAAGAATTTGCTTATTTGTTTGTAGGACATTGGATGCAAGGTGCTTTAGGTGAAGATAGAAAAAATGTAGGGTTATTAGTAAAAGCGTTTTATGAAACGTTTAAAAACAAAGCTAAAAAACCTGCACTTATCTTAAAAACATCTACTGTAGGATCTTCTTACATGGATAGAGATGAATTGATTAAACGTATTCAAGCAATTAAAGCAACAGTAAAATCAACTAACCTACCAAACATTTATTTGTTGCATGGTGAATTTACTGATGTTGAAATGAACGAAATCTATAACCATTCTAAAGTTAAAGCAATGATTAACTTAACTAAAGGAGAAGGATTTGGTCGCCCATTACTTGAGTTCTCACTTACAAACAAACCAATTATTACAACAAATTGGAGTGGCCATACTGATTATTTAAACCCTGAATTTACTACACTTCTACCAGGTACATTAACAAAAGTACACCCTTCAGCAGCAAATAGTATGCTATTAGCAGATGCAGAATGGTTTAGTGTAGACACAGGTCATGTAGGACACTATTTAAAAGATGTATTTGAAAACTATAAAGGGTATGCTGAAAATGCAAAACGACAAGGGTTTCAATCACGTAACAAGTTTTCATTTAGTGCTATGAAAGAAAAACTAGGTAACTTGTTTGAAAGTAAAATCCCTGAATTTCCAAAACATGTTCAACTACAATTACCTAAGTTAAATAAAATTGAATTACCAAAACTTAAAAAAGTAGAAGCATAATGCAACACGAAGAAATAATTAACTGTCCTAAATCAGGAGGCGACTTGTGCTATAAAACACAAGTTGCTCCTGAAATATATAACTATTTAAGTTTATCTTGTGGATTTTGGACAAATTCATTTATGACCGAAGACCATGAGTTTTACAAACAACAAATAGAAACGTTACCTGAGCTATACAAAGATTTAGCTTGGACTGACCCTGAAACTGGTTTAATTTGGCTTCCAAACACAATTAACCAGCCTGAATTAGGTATGATATTTGCTAATGGTTCAAGCATCTCTAATTGGGGATGGGCAGCTGTTAAAGCCATTAAGGTTTCAGAAGAAGATAAAGAAAAATATCCAATCCCTGGCAAACCAGGAGAGTTTATGAAATATAGAATGGATATGAAAAACATGAAAATGTTTGCAGAACGTGACTATATTGAAGCTTTAGATCATATTGGAATCTTTCAAAATAGTTAGGATATTTAAAAAATGTTTTGTATAATAAGAGCACATGAAAATTACATACGCAATCACAGTCTGTAACGAATTTATTGAAATTCAACGTTTAGTGAACTTTTTGCTTCGTCACAAACGCATACAAGACAACATAGTGATTTTATTTGATGAAGCAAATGGTGACCCCGAAGTGGAAAGTTTTCTCCGCACCCACTCCATAAATGGAGAATTTTCATGGCACAAAGGAAAATTTGATCGCCATTTCGCAGACTGGAAAAATAAATTGACCAGTTTGTGTAATGGTGATTACATTTTCCAGATTGATGCTGATGAGATACCTCATGAAAATTTAATTAACAATTTACCTTATGTCTTAGAAAACAATCCACTTGTAGAAACGTTTACTATACCTAGAGTAAATACAGTAGAAGGTTTAACCCTAGAACATATTCAAAAATGGAGATGGGGAGTAAATCAAGATGGTTGGGTAAATTGGCCTGATTTTCAAACCCGAATTTACAAAAACCGTCCTGAAATAAAATGGGTAAATAAAGTACATGAAAGGCTTAGTGGTTATAAACAATTTGCTTACCTCCCAACAGAAGAAGAATGGGCTTTATATCATCCAAAAACTATTCAGAAACAAGAAAAACAAAATAATTTATACGATACGTTATGAAAAATATCTTTTTAGATTGTGGAACTCATTTATGTGAAGGGTTAATCGATTTTTATAACAGAGGAATCATTGATGATAGTTTTGAAATACACACATTTGAAGCTAATCCTGCTTGTAATATACATGAAAGAATTAAGCAATTACCACTTAATATAACACCTTATAATAAAGCAGTTTGGGTAGAAGATGGATTTGTAATTTTTAACCAAGAAAACCACCAAAAAAGCAAAACAGGCTCCCCTTCAGACGGATATTCAGATATTGATGGATGGGGTTCCTCTATTAACGGAATAGGATTTAACCACCCAGGATATGATACACAAGTAAAAGTCCCCAGTGTAAATTTTTCCAATTTTATTTTACAATTTCCTGAAGATTCTAATATAATTTGCAAAATGGATATTGAAGGTAGTGAGTTTCAAGTTTTAAGGCATCTTATAAAAGAAAAAACTATCCTGAGAATAAAAGAGATATACATTGAATTTCATGAAAGATTTATGCCTTCCGAATCTAAACATACAGTAGATGACTTAGTAAAAACCATTCAAAATATGGGAGTTAAAGTTAATACTTGGTTTTAATATGACAACACAAATAGTTATTCACTTATTACCTCAGGAAATTGATTGGTTTGAATGGCAAATTAAACAACTAAAACAAGGTAGCTATTATTTAGAAAAAGAAGATAAAGTAATTTTAGATGTTACATTAAACTTAAACTTAATTGATTGGAGTAAATCTCAACTACCTAAACAATTTTTTATTGATAAGTTTAATCAAATTGAAAAATTATGTGATTGGAGTGAAACCCAATTTACAATTGACCAAGAAAATAAATGTTTAGGATGTAATGATAAACGTAGAGAGGCTATCCGTTCTACTAAAGCAGATAATATTCTTTATCTAGATACTGATTTAATATTTTCTTCTGAACTATTTGCATATATAGTAAATGCTGCTAAAGTGGTTTCTATTCCATATTATATCATTTCTCCTCAACTTACAAAATTGTGGGATGATAGTTGGGATTGTTTAGTAAACCCCCAATATGCTAACCACACAGCACAAAAAACCTTAGAAATTTTAGACCCATATTTTCTAGTATACCAAAAAGGAGAAAATATTTCTTTAAAACCCATAGATCAATTTAAATTTGGAGGAGGTTGGTTTAACCTTATTTCTACTCCACTATTAAAAACCACAGATATCCCAGATTCATTTGGTCCATATGGAGTAGATGATACCTATGTAATGATAGGTTGTAATATAATGAAACAAAAAGGATACCAAATCCAACAGTATGTTTTAAATGAAACTTTAGTTGCTGAAAATTATAAGTATCGTTGGAATCCTTATAAAGATTATTTATATTTAATCAATAGACAAGATGAGTTTAGGGAACAAGCTCAAACAAATTTAAATAAAGAAATTAATAATTTATATAACCGGTTATGAAAAATGTTTATGATATAACAAACGAATTTGAAAAACGTTTAGCTGACTATACAGGAGCACCTTATGTGATAACTGTAGATAATCAATCAAATGGTTTATTTTTAGCACTTTATTACGAACACTACGTAAATAAAAGTCTTACATCAGATGAAATCACCATTCCTTCTAGAACATACCCATCTGTTCCATGTGAAATTATACATGCTGGATTAAAAGTAAATTTTAAACCGGTTAAAGGTAAAACTATTAAAGGTGCATATCAATTAGAAGGAAGTAATGTTTGGGATGCTGCTTTAAGCTTTACCCATAACATGTACAAACCTGAAACACATATGTGTATTTCATTTACAGGCCCATACAAACACTTTAAATTAAGTAAAGGTGGAGCTATTTTAACAGACAGCCATGATGCTTATCTTTGGTTTAGAAGAGCTAGATATAGTGGAAGACGTGAATGTTCATACCATGATGATTATTTTGATATGTTAGGTTGGAATTTTTATATGATGCCTGAATTAGCTGCTCGTGGATTACTCCTAATGAACCAATTTTACAACATGGATGGCACTCCTAAACACAATAATGATCTAGAATTACCATACCCAGATTTATCTAAATTTGAAGTTTATACAAAAGCAAATAGATAATGAAATTAGCTTTATATGGTTACGGTGGGCATGCTAGAGAGGTGGCAGCCCAAATAGGAGAAAAAGTTGAATTTTATGTTGACGATGAGTATGCTAATGATATAGCCAAACCAATATCTGAATTTAACCCTGCCACTCATTATATGATGGTAGCAATTGGAGATAGTAAGAGTAGGTTTGATGTGGTTCAAAAGTTACCTAAAGAAACGGTTTATTTTACCTATATTCATCCAACTGCTCTAATACTAGATGATGATATTAAAATTGGGGAAGGTAGTTTTATTGGTGCCTATAGTATTTTAACTACAAATATTAAATTAGGCAAACATTCCCTATTAAACAGAGCAAACCATATAGGACACGACACAATAATAGGAGATTATTTCAGCGCTATGCCAGGAGCAATAGTATCAGGCAATGTAACAATCTATGATTGTGTCTATATGGGAACAAATTCATCAATTAAAGAAAAATTAAACATTCACAGTTTATCTACTATTGGGATGAACTCATGTGTTGTTAAAAATATTAATGAACCTGGGGTGTATGTTGGTACTCCTGCTAAAAAAATAAAATGAGTAAAATAATTATTTATTCTCCATCATATAACCCTAATTCTGGAGGAATAATAGTGTTGCATAAATTGTGTGATATTCTTTTAAATTTAGGATATGATGCTGGGTTTTTTATCCAAGATAATCAACCATTTTATACTAGTTCAGCATATAAATCTCAAGGTTATTATCTTTCAGATATAGATTTAGAAAACGATTTAATAATATACCCTGAAATAGTGTGGGGGAACCCACTAAATGGAAAAAATATTGTAAGGTATATTATGAACATAGGACATGTTACCTTGAATAGAAAAGATACTTGGGGAGAAAATGACCATTGGATTTATTATTCTGAAAGGTTTTATGATGGGATTAAACCTAAAAATATTCTTAATATTTCAGATTCTAAGTTAGATTATTTTAAGGATTATAAATTAGAAAGAAATATTGAAGACTGTTTTACATATAGAAAGCAATTAGAAAATGTTAATTCTATTAAAAAATATCATTCACCAACAGCAGTAGAAATTTCTTTTAATTGTGGGGATGAATTTTTAATTAATGTCTTTAACTCATGTAAAAATTTTTATTGTTATGATGTTGAATCCCATTTAAGTACCTTAGCAAGTCTTTGTGGCTGTAACTCTATCATAATCTCAGATAATGAAACTAGAGAAAACATTATAGATAAACAACCAATATTTAAATATGGGATCGCTTTTGGAGTTGAAGAAATTGAAAAGGCATCTCAAACTAGACATTTATTAAGAGAACATTTAATCCAAATAGAAAAACAACAAATTATCAATGTTGCTAATTATTTTACAAATATTTTAAATATACCTTCTAATGAAAATACACATATTTTACAGACATTATAATATAGAAGGTTCAGATTACAAAAATCGCCCTCAATGGTTTGATTTTGAAAAGTGTTTTGTAAACCTTTTAAACACTATAGAAGGTAAAAATGTTGACCTCCACTTAATAATGGATGGAAGTATTGAAAATAACTTTGTAAAAAAATACCAAGACAAATATACTTTACATACTATAGATGCAAAATCAGATCAAATATCTTTTTGGGAAACTTGGAAAATAGCTAAACAAACTTTGATTGGAGAAAAAGATTTAGTATATTTTTTAGAAAATGATTATTTACATGTTGAAAATTGGGTAGAAAAAATTGAAGATTTATTTTCAACTTTCCAAGGATTAAATTATGTTTCTTTATATGATCATAATGACAAATATTTTTTACCAATGTACGAAGATTTAGCTTCTAAAATTTTTACAACTAAAAAACACCACTGGAGAACAACTCCTAGTACTTGTGGAAGTTTTGTTATTTCAAAACAGGTATTTGAAGATGATTTTGAAGACCATACTTCTATAAAAGGTGATCACAATAAATTTCTACATTTAGCCCAAACCAAATCAAGATTTGTACTTACCCCTATCCCAGGATTATCAACACATTGTATGGAAGGATTAATGTCACCTACAATTGATTGGAAGCAAATAAACAATTAAAATGATATCAGTAATTATACCAACATATAAATCTCCAGATGCTCTAGATTTATGTTTACGTTCTGCGATTGAAGGACAACAAAATCAAAATCAAATTATAGTTGTTGTAGATGGTTTTTACGACATCAATAAAGAAGTACTTGAAAAATGGTCTGAACATATTGATGTTCTTAACATGGAAGAAAATGTTGGGTTGTGTAGGGGAACAAATTTAGGAGTATACAACGCTCAACACGATAAAATATTAATTGTAAACGATGACAATGTGTTTCCTCGTTTTTGGGATACTACGTTAGAGGAAGATTGGGAAGATGGGGCAGTAATTTCACCTAACCAAATTGAACCATACCCTTCAATATTTCCCCAATTTCATATTGAAAATTTAGGTACAGACCCAAAAACATTTGATCTAGAAAAATTTTGGCTCTATGATTACCACTACGCTTCAGGTGATAAAAAAGAAGAAAGTGGTTCAACTTTACCTATATTCATGAACAAATATGATTACATTCGTTTAGGTGGGTGGGATGAAAACTATGAACTTGGAATGGTAGCAGATTGGGATTTTTTCTTAAAATGTTCCCTATCAAATTTAAAAATGATCCGAACTTGGAATTGTCACTTTTACCATTTTGCTTCCGTTTCAACAAACGGAGAAAAAAGACAACAAGCAGAACAACTAGGACATCAATACGCCCAATACAAATGGGGTACCCATATTAAACATAACCCAGAAAATAATTTAAAATACATATGAGTAAAATAGTAGTAACAGGAGGATTAGGATTTATAGGTTCGCATTTTGTAAATTATTTAAATGAAAATACTGACCATGAAGTATTGATAATAGATAAATCAACATATGCAGCTAATAGAGACAATATAAAACAGCCAACTCCAATCATTGAAAAAGACATTTGTGATGTGTCTGCTGAAGAGTTAGGTGAATATGACTATATAGTCCACTTTGCTGCTGAATCTCATGTTGACAATTCAATCAAAAATGGTTTGCCGTTTGTTAGATCAAACGTTGAAGGTACCTACAACATGATAGAAGTAGCTCGTAAAAACCCTAACTTAAAAAAGTTTTTACATATTTCAACAGATGAAGTTTACGGTGATAGAGAAAATAGAGATGAATCAAACGAAGAAACCCCATTAGAAGCCAGTTCATATTATTCAGCTACAAAAACAGCTTCAGATTTGCTAGTAATGGCAGCTGGTAGAACATATGATTTTCCTTATTTGATTACTCGTACATGTAACAATTATGGGGAAAACCAACACAAAGAAAAATTCGTTCCAAAAATTATCTATTCAATCAAAAATGGATTGGAAGTGCCGGTTTATGGAGATGGTAAGCAAATTAGGGAATGGATACATGCAGATGACAACGCTGCTGCTATTTACAAATTACTTATGTCTGATCGAGTAAAAGAAATTTACAATATTGGAACTGGAGAAAGATACCAAAACATTGAAATATTAAAAATCATCAGTGATCTTTTGGGAAAAGAAGTAAATTTCAAATATGTAGAAGATAGACTAGGTCATGATAGAAAATATGCTTTAGATTGCGATAAATTTAAAAGTGAATTAGGTAAAATTCAAACAGTAAAATTTAAAGAGTGGTTGTCAAAAAATATATGATATGAAAACATATGTATACTACAATAAACTAGACAAAACAAAAGAACCTCAAGGTAAAATACTTGATGCGGATAATGAAGATGATGCTGCTTTTCAAGCAGCGTTTAAAAAACAGATGAATATAGAAGATTTTTTAAATGTATTTGAAGTAAAAGAAGTTTATGAAAGAAAAGTTCAAAAATCTAAGTGAATTGATAGGAAGACACTCTAAAGTGGAAGAAAATCCTAAATCTCTAAGAAAAAAAGAAGAAATGTTCTTCTTAAATTTAACAGAACAACTCTGCCAAATTGAAGCTGTTGGTGCTGTTCTATCAACAGTGGGATTTCAGATGAATAAATATGAAAATCCATTTTACCTATCCACTAAAATGTTACTTGAAAAACATTATGGTGAAATAAAATCAGAAATTATTTTATGGTGGGTGTTTGATAGTTTGACTCCTGATGGGGGAGTGTATCCACTAACAGATGAAAATGAAGAACAGCATGTTATAAAAACAGCTCAACAATTATGGAAATTTTTAAAACGATATGATGGAAAGTAGAATATGCATTAAATGCCAACAAGAAATTAACCCACTAAGGGTTAAAGCATTACCCAACACAAAAACTTGTGTTGACTGCTCAACAACAGGAGCAAAACGAGGAGTACCAATGATGTTTGGAGAAAAAGACCATACATGGACAGACATGGTAATCATGGAACCAGAAGAATTTGATAAATTTGAAAAATTAAACAAACAACAACCTACATTTGAAGTTTTAGACAAATCAGAAATGAATTCAGATGAAGACGATCTATCTGATTGGGATACCACTTTAATGGATGGTTTAGAAGACCTATAATATGGCACACCCAAAACCGATATCAAAGGAGGATTGCTTACGAGCAATGAAACATACTCGCTCGGTTAAAGCAGCTGCTCGTTATTTAAATTGCTCATACCAGCACCTTAAACCGTTTATGAAAGCTTACAAGGACGAAGCTACAGGCATGTCCTTGTTTGACCTACATAAAAACCAATCAGGTAAAGGTATTCCAAAATTTATGAGCAATTCTCCCTTTGGAAGAAAAATGCCTGCAATTGAGGACATTGTCAATGGAAGAGAAGACCCATCTTCATTTTCCCCAGATAAACTAAAATTTAAGTTAATTGAAGGAGGATATTTAATTGAACAATGCTATTGGTGTGGGTTTGATGAAAAACGAGAAGCAGATGGTAAAATACCCCTTATCATGTTCTTTAAAGACAGTAACAAACACAACTATAGGGATGGAAACTGTCAATTATCGTGCTATAATTGTTATTTTCTGCGCTTAGGAAACGTGTTTACTGAACGTGATATGGAGTCATTAGAAGGTCATCAAACAATTTATAAAACGACTGAAATGGTTGATTTTCAATTAGACGATTATCAACAAAAACGTTTAAAAGAAATAGGTTTATGGGATGGTAAGGTTGATGATGATCCATATTCTTTAGTTTCAAGAAAAAAATAATATGTATAATCGAGATGAAGAAGAAAAAACATTCAAAAATAGTCAAAGACTACGAAAAGCAAAAGGAGAAACACCTTGAGCGTTTGGCTACAAAAATGTTGGAGAATGATGAAAAGCTTAGTAAATTAAAAGCAAAAAATATTAATACAGACTTTTTAAATTTATTTTGATATGGCAACCGAAATTAGCGTATTTGATAGTGAGGAATTTGAAAAAATGGTTGCGAATAGAGATTTAAGAATTTCAAAAGCTTTAGTAGATACTATTTTGAAAAACTTAAAAAGCCGAAGAAGATATTTCCATGCACTATCTATTCTTGTAGAGCAAGAACAGACAATATATGACATAACAGTAGATAAACAAGATTTTGTAACCACTTTAGAACAAAACTTATCTATTTTACAGGACAATGAAGATTACGAAACATGTGCTGAAATAGTGAAAGCTATCAAATTTTTAAAAGAAAAGAAAAAGTAGATTTGGTTTTCAAAGAAAACTTTCATATGCTGAAGAAAAAATAAAGGTTATGGTAATCGTCTTAAGTTTGCTCATTTTAGTGATTCTACTTAGAGTTGTACAAGTATACTTGTTTATCAAACAAGTTAGTAGAGAATGCGATATTTATGATTGGATGAGTGTTGATGAAAATCCTTTACGCTTACTTGAAATCTTGGAAGATGACTACTATGTAACTGCAGAATGGTCAGCATATAACTTTTTATTTTTAAAAGGTCCAAGCCCGTTAAGTATGTTTTTTTCATTTAAACGTCTCACAATAGAAAACATTTATAGTAAAGAAGTAGTAGCTAGATTAAACGGAGATGAGATTAACTGAAATATATTTAAAAGAGGTATTCCTTAAAGAATTTTGGACGGAACTAGAAGAAGATCTCCAATTAGACGAAGCAATTGATCCAGGATTAACTAAACTATTAGGTGAAGCTAATAAAATTGTATTTGAAAAATTTGGTATTCGTAAATCTGATAAAGTATATTTCATAGCAGGCTCAGCTCGTTTATACCTTTACCCTGAATTAAGGGATGCTTTTGGTTTAAAGGGTTCAATTGGTGATCTAGATATTGTCATCCCAGATAAAGAAATTTGGAGAAAAGCAGGACTAGAAAAAGAACTACAAGCAGGAGGAATTTATCGCCCTACATCAGACGGTTCAATTGAAGTATTTACAGAATGGAACCCAGCTAAAGCAGGTGGTCAATATGCAGATACTAAAGTTAGATCAACAGACGAAATTTTACAAAGTGCATCTCCTGTTGGTGGGTACTATTACATGAGCTTTTTTGATGTAATGGATTACAAAACAAAATTGGGTAGAGAAAAAGAAAAAGAAGTAGTTGATTTGATAGGAAAATATAGAGAAGGATCCATTAAAGATAAAAGAGAATTTTTGCGCCAAATAGTAAACTCAATTGGTGCTGATCAAGCAAAAGAATTATTTGCTATGGGCAACTAAAAATTTGGCTTCTTAAAAAATTTTTCGTATATTTCAAGCAAAGAAAAAGGTTATGTTAAAGGAATTGTATTTAGAGTTTGAAGACGGTAGAAAAGAAACAAAACTCATTCACCTAGAACCAGGTGAACAAGTAAAAATTTACCCACAACGAGATGGAATTGTAACTGCTGGTTGTAAGACATTCAAATATCAAGTTCCAAAACATAGCTACTTACCTAAGATGATATTTAGATTTGGAGAAAAAACATTCATTTACCCAGCGCAAATTGAATGTCACCCTAAAACAACTCTAGATGACATTGTAGAATACCTAACTGAAGAGCAACTGATAAAAGAAAAAATAGAAGCACCTAAAGTAGAGGTGAAAAAATGGGAATTTGAAAGTTCAAGTGGAGGAGGAACATACATAGTTACCTTAAACAAATTCGGTAACCCAAAATGCAACTGCCCAGGAATGTGGAGATCAAAAGGAAGATGTAAACACGTTAAGGAAGTTGAAAAAGAACTTGGAATAGTATGATATTGTTAGTAGATTTAAACAAAAATAAAAAATGAGTAAAAACACACCAAGACAAAGAGTAGAACAATTTAAAGATTGGTTTAGCTGGATTAAAGCAATTGCTAAAAAAGGGAAAAAATAAAATAAGCCTTTGTAGCTCAACAGGTAGAGCAATTGATTTGTAATCAATAGGTTGCAGGTTCGATTCCTGTCAAAGGCTCTAAACTTATAATATCGTTTGGATATTTATAATGGGGAGGTTTGCTTGGGTGGTGGAATGGTAGACACGACAGACTTAAGATCTGTTGGCCATGTGGCTGTGCGGGTTCAAGTCCCGCCCCGAGTACAATAGTCCTGTAGCTCAGTTGGATAGAGCAACTCACTTCTAATGAGTAGGTCATAGGTTCGACTCCTATCAGGGCTACAAAAAAATAATTTGGTCCCATCGTCTATCGGTTAGGACGCCAGGTTTTCATCCTGGAAAGCGGGGTTCGATTCCCCGTGGGACTACAAAGGTGTGTTAGTTCAGTTGGTTAGAATACCTGCCTGTCACGCAGGGGGTCGTGGGTTCGAGTCCCATACACACCGCTAAAAAATGAAGATGGAAGACAAAAATAAAACATTGAAAATTAAAACAGAGATTAATTCTTTGGAGAGTGTTTTAAAAAAACTAGAGGAAAAGTATAAGACATTTCCTAATAAACATCTTAGTGATGTGATTGTCCATTTAGCAATGGCAATTGACAGCGCTAAACAAATATAAACGGAGAGTTGGCAGAGTGGTCGATTGCGGCGGTCTTGAAAACCGTTGAACCGAAAGGTTCCGGGAGTTCGAATCTCTCACTCTCCGCTTTTTTATAAACAAACGAGTTTATAATATGTATAAGAAATGGGGGATTAGCTCAGCTGGCTAGAGCACCTGCCTTGCACGCAGGGGGTCAACGGTTCGACTCCGTTATCCTCCACTAAAATTTCTTAACAGTACCTCGACGCATCCCATTAGATCTGCGCACCCGCTGAGGTCAATTTTGGTTACAGTGAATAGCCCAAGGCATAAGCAGTAACAACCCCAAACAAGACTACCTGATCAATAGACACTGTTTGGGTTTTTTATCCTGTCCTATGGTGTAATTGGCAACACGTCTGATTTTGGTTCAGAAGAGTCGAGGTTCGAGCCCTTGTGGGACAACAACGTAGAAGTTCTTTGACATAAATCATTAAAAATCATGGAAATAACATCATTTGTTTTAGGTATGCTTACGATTGTAGCAGTAATTATATTAACTGCTGTTGTTGTAGGTTTAGTTAAGATTAATCAAACAGTAAAACGTTTAAACACTTTAAACACAAATCTTGATCGTCACATAAGCGATATCTATCGCAATGTGCAAGAAGAAAACCAATCTATTTGGCGCCAGTTTGAAAATACAGGCCGCGATATAACAATGGTTGAAAAAACCATTATGCAACGCATCAATAATGAAGTGGATAGTATCCACAGACACGAACATGAACTTGAAACAGTTCTTCACCGTGATATCGATGAAACACGTCGATATATTGACTCCAGAATTGACAAAGTCGTATCATCTGGAGTATTAAAGGAACCAAAACGACAAATCCTAAACGGATAACCGAAAATAGTAATTAACCCGTCAAAAACTTCTACGTTTTTTTTCCTTGAAATATGTATAGGAAACTCGACCGGCCCATGGTAGATGGGGGTTTCCAATTGGATTCTTCAAGTGAGTAAAATTTAACCATTTTACCCCATGAAGAACTTTCTACTTTATGTTTTCCTTTTATTTTCCTTTACTATATTTTCCCAATCATGCACTCACACAATTCGATTAACTGACACCTTTGGTGATGGTTGGAATGGAGGGGCTGTTTCTGTATCGGTAAATGGGGTTACTGTTTTAAGTAATATTACTTTTAGCTCCGGATATGGCCCAGTTAATTTTAACTTTACTGCATCAACTGGACAAACAATAAGAGTTTGGAGAACCCTATCAGGAAGCTGGCCTTCTGAAATGAGAGTTCAAATAGTAAATAATATAGGAACAATTCTTTTAAATACCATACAGCCAACAACAGGAACTGCAACAACAGGTGGTTATACCTGCATTGCTAGTTGCTCAGGAGGAGGAGGTGGTGGATGTGTTAATACCTCACCTTATATAACTATAGCAGCGCCTACAACACCCGGTATTCTTACCATAAGTTCATGCACATTCCAATCAGAATATAACACTATAACAAGTGTTACTGCAGGGCGACAGTACAGATCAACTTATAATTTAGGTGGATGGATAACTGTTAGACATACTACCCCAGGAGGTACTGTTGTAGCTTCAGGTGCATCTCCATTAACATGGACAGCAACCGTTTCAGGAACATATTATATTCACTACAATACAAATTCATTATGTGGGACTGCATCAAATTGTGGGACAACAACAATTGAATGTTTAAGTTGTACCGCTCCATTAGCACCAGCAAATGATTTAGTCTGTAATGCAACCCCAATTTCTTGTGGTCAAATAATCTCGGGAACAACAGTAAATGCAACTAACAATGGAACCGGTGAAAATGGGATTTGTAGTGTTTCTCAAACCCAACCTGGTGTTTGGTATAGAATTACAGGTACCGGACAAATAATGACTGCATATTTATGCAACACAGTATGGGATAGTAAAATATCTGTGTTTAGTGGAACAAGCTGTTCTACATTAACTTGTGTAGGAGGGAATGACGATTATGGCCCAACATGCGCAACTTCTTCAGCATCGTACCAATGGTTATCTGTTAATGGTTTAAATTATTATATTCTTGTTCATGGGTATAGTAGCAGTAGTGCGTTTCAATTAGGTTTAACTTGTACTGCACCACCTCCACCTGATCCTACATCAATCACATCAACATCAAACACAATATGTGTTGGTCAATCAACAACATTAACTGCAAATGGTGCAAGTGGAACTGTATACTGGTTTACTAGTGGATGTGGAATAGGTCAGATTGCAACTGGAAATTCAATTAGTGTTACACCTACAAGCACAACAACATACTATGCAAGAAACTTTAATGGTAGTTTGTTTAGCAACAATTGTGTATCTACTACTATTACCGTTAATCCTACCCCAAGCATAAGCGTAGCTCCGATCACAAACACCATTTGTGATGGGTCATCAACTCAACTAGTAACCACAGTATCAGGTCTCCCTGCAGGATCAACACCAACTTATAGTTGGACACCTTCAACCGGATTAACAAATCCATCAGCTCCAAGCCCATATGCTTCACCATCAACAACACAATCTTATCAAGTTTCTGTTTCATTTAACGGTTGTTCTAACTCAACATCAACAACAATAAATGTTAACCCATCAGTAGGCTTTGTTTCAACAATATCAGGGAATAATAACATAATTGCAGGAACCCAAGAAACTTATTCAGTTACCCCAGTTGCAAATGCAACTTATCAGTGGGCATATACTCAATCAATAACAGCACCATTTTGGTCAAATATACCAAACTCAAACTCTCCATCGATATCTTTTTATTGGCCTCAAACAACAACAGACGGATCAGTTAGGGTTACAGTATCGAATGCAAACAATTGTGGAACTCAAGTTAGATTTTTTAATATAATTACAAACGGAGCATTACCCATTGAGTTATTATATTTTAGTGGCAAACCAGTAAACAAAAGCAACTTAATATATTGGGCAACTGCTACAGAACACAATACAACCCATTTTGTAGTAGAGAAAAGTGAAAATGGAATTACATGGTCTGAATTAGGAACAGTTGCTGCAGCAGGTAATTCAACACAAGAACTCCGCTATGACATTACAGATAATGCTGTTAAACCAATATACAACTACTATAGACTAACCCAATATGATATTGATGGTGCTTATGAAGTATTTGACCCTATATTAATCAACAATAAATCAGAAATCAAAATTATAGCAAAACGAATTAATTTGATAGGACAGGAAGTAGATGAAAATGAAACGGGAATCATTATAGAAATTTATGAAGATGGAACTTTAAAAAGGACAATAAAATAGCTTGAAAACCTAAAATTTCTTTTGTATGTTTAAGAAAATTAAAGAAGTTATGGAATTTATTAAAAATAATTCAATTGAAATTATTGTTTTAGGTTGGTTTGTTTTAATAGGCATTATTGCTGTTTTATTCGCTTAGATTTATGTTAAAGGTTTCGCTTATTTCAGATACACATACCAAACATAATCAAATTACAACTAGCAAATCGTTTCGAAATAGTAAACAACAATTAGATTTGCCTGGAGGAGATATTCTAATTCATGCAGGTGACTTTATGAGTACAGGTTATCATAAAGCAGAAGCAGTAGGGTTTTTTGAATGGTTTGATAGTATAGACAACTACGATACAAAAATATTCATTGCTGGTAACCATGATCGAATATTTGAAGATAATCCACAATGGGCTCAAGGTTTTTTAACAGGATACAAAACAATTGAATATCTTCAAGATGAAGAAGTGGTATTGTATTTTGATGGACCAAATGGAGATTATCCGGAAGAGAATGTTCGTATCTATGGTTCACCTTGGCAACCTGAATTTTACAATTGGGCATTTAATTTGCCTCGCAACGGAGAAGAATTACAAGCAAAATGGAATGCAATCCCAGATAATACAGACATTTTAATCACACATGGACCTCCATTTGGTTATCTAGACATCCCAGGAGGACGTACTATTCGAGTAGGATGTGATTTGTTACGTTATCGAGTAGATGAAATTCGTCCAAAAATACATGTGTTTGGACATATTCATGGGGGTTGGGGACACTACTATGATGGACATACTCACTTTTTTAATGCATCTGTTTTGGATGAACGATATTTATACACAAATTCACCATTCAATTTTGAATGGGATAATATTACAAATGAAATAAAATGGCTATGAAAAAAACTGTTTTTGTAAGATATGAAGGTGAAACGGTTTATAGAAAACACATTGAAATAGACCCATCCCAACTAACAGATATTTTAAAACTTCCTGAAGATGTTTTTGCTACTGTAGATGGAATTCGTATATCAATTAAAAGAGATGAATTTGATACATTAATAAAAGAGCATGAACAAATTAAATCTAGATAAATTATGAAAACAGATTGGAAAACAGTATGGATATATTTTATTCATATATTAGCAGGAATAGCAATCGGATACTATTTAACAGGATGTAAATCATCAAAGTCTGGATGTGATGCATATTCCCAAAATAAAACAAAATATGAGAATATATCACGAAAATAAAGGTAGACCATCAGAAAAGAAATTACCGGTGGTGATAGTTTATAAAAAACCAACAGGTAAAAAACACTATTTGATGGTTACTGAATCTAGTATTGATGATATTATTGATGGAGGAAAACGTAATCCTCTTATTCCAAACAATTATGAAATAGTTGATATGGGAATTGGTGAAACATTTATTGAAAAATATAAAAAACAATACGACATTAAATGAGTTTTTATAAACACAACGACAAACTTTATATTATCCACAGAGATATTCCACTACACAACTTTACAAACAAAGAAGGAGTAGTAAATTTAGAAATGGTCAAAATGTGTAGAGACTATTTTTTCCGGGTTGATCACGTATTAAGAAACGAAACACATTTTTTATTCGCTGAAACTATACAAGATGCAGAAATTATTGAAGAAACTCAAAACGTGGTGGAAGAAGCACATAGCTAATACCTGCCCAGAACATTTAAACGATTTATTTTAAGTTAGAAAAATAAAACATATTTATAGAAAAATAACATGCCAACAAAATTATCCCAAGACCAGGTTGAAAATTTAAACTCAGACCTTGACTCGTTAGATTTAAAAGATGCTTCTTTAGAAAGCAAAATTTCAATAGAAGATTCTATAAACGACGGAGTTGATGCATCGCTAGCTTCTTCCCTTGCTGGGAAGCAAAATACATTAGTTAGTGGAACTAATATTAAAACTATTAATGGCAATAGTATTTTAGGAAGTGGAAATATAACCATATCAGGTACAGCTAACCCTAGAACATTAGCTAATGTAGTTGGTTCAAACTTAATAGGTACAACAAACCAAATTAGCACTTCAGTTTTGATTCCTGCTGGAACATTAGTTGCAAATAATTCAATTTATATTCGTAATTTATTAACCAAAACAGCAGGTTCTACAACTTCAACGGGTAGAATGTATATCAACACTACAAATAGTTTAACAGGTGCTACATTACTTGCAACAGCTGGAGCAATGAACTCAGCTACTTACATTCAACGATTCGAACGTAATTTTTTCTTTGACGGAACAAACCTAAATGTTTATAACCCAACAAATGGAATTAGTACAGATTTAACCTCAGGAACAAATACGTTAGTTGCTTTTAATCCTTCCATTGACTATTACCTTATATTTGCCGTTCAAAATTCCTCAACAACCCCCGATAATTTAGGTCACAAACGTGTAATTGTACAAATATACGATTAATTTAGATAATATAGAAAATAAAATATGCCAATAGCACCCCAATCAATCCGAAGAGGAACCATCATCAAATTTGATGGAGAAATAGTTGATAAAAAAACAGTTATCTCAGCAAGTGAGTCATGGAACGAAAATCATCAAACATTATTCAAAAAACTACTTAAACAAGGTGGTATATTCAGAATTAATGGAATGCCTGTTGAAGTAATTCCTGAAATGAAAACACTTAATTCCAAAGGTGAAACCGACGGAGGTGCTCAAAAAGTGGATCCACTAGCTCGTTTTTAAAATTTGGCTTTTTAAATTTTCTTTCGTATATTAAAGAAATATGGGAAGAAAACCAAAGAAATCAAGAGAAATAAAGTTACCTGAGTTCATCATATTGAACGAAAACTGTCAAGTATTTTGTGGTTTGCGAAGCGGTTATCCTGCTTTCAGTGATAACATAGAAGATGCAAAACCCCTTACAAACGATGGTCAATTAAGAATGATTCAACATGGGACATCATTTAAGTTAGAAAAAGAGTACATATGAATATAGAAGAAGAATCACAAGAGTTATACATCCAATTAAAAACAGCCCAGCAAGCGTTAGATGATGTTAAAAAAGAAGATATAGAAGCTAAACTATTGTTAGTTACTGCTTTAGAAGTGATGAAAGAAAATCCTGCTTTAAGCATTCAAAAAGCTATTATAAGTGGTTACGCCAAATGCCTTCAATAAAGGAATAGTTTTTATAAAAGAACTTTCGTATATTCCAAGTAAATAAAAAAGAAAATGTTTGAAAAAGGTTTTGATTTATTGAGAAAAGGATTATGGATATGGAGTGGTGTTATTGTAACCAAAGCAATAATTGAAGAAATTGCTATTCATAAACAAAGAAAAGAAATAGCTAAACTACCAAAATATTTCCAATATGTAGGCAAATACACAGATGGTGGTTTTACCCCAGGTAGAATTTATGAATGTATTAACCCAGCTAATGTGAATGCTGAAGCAAATTTTATCGATGATGATGGTGAAATTAATGGGTACTGTGGGTTCAATGATGAAATGTTTGTTCCATCTACTAAAGAAAATTTTTTAGCTCAATAAACGAGGGAATAAGAGATTTAAAGGAGAATTCGTATATTCCAAGTAAATAAAAAGGTTATGAAAGATAAAAAAGATAAAGGTAATAGTTTTTTAGATACGCTTGCAAGTATATTAATTGTATTTGTGTTTTTAGCAGTATTTTGGTATTTAATATCTGAGTTCATTAATGCTGTTAAAAATCCCCAAACAAGAACAATAACACTAATTGTAACAGTAATTACAATCATTTTGATGGTGTTGATTTACAACAACCCAGAGTTTGTAAAATCTTTAATGAAGGAATAAGAGATTAAAAAGAGAATTCGTATATTTCAAGTAATAAAAAAAGAAAAAAAGGAAAAGTTATGAAAATTGAAAAAAGACCTATGAACACAGCAAAACGCGGCCGCCCCGCAAAACAACAAATCCAAGTTACATTTAACCCTAACTCAGTAAAACTGATGAGAGGTAGTGATTTGCAATTCAGTGAAGCGTTATTCAAACCAATGAAAACTAATACTGAATTAGATGTTATATTTTCAACTGAAGGAGGAATAATGCCAGGTACTAACATGATGTTAGCAGGTGGACCGGGTTCAGGTAAATCCACAATTGTACTTGATGTATTATCTAAACTAACTAAACAAGGATTAAAAGTATTGTTTGTTAGCGGTGAAATGGATGAAATTGCACATTACAAATATTGCAAACGTATGCCCGAATTCAGTTGTGTACAAACATTGTTTTTGAAAAACTATTCAGAAACAGTAAAAGAAACACTTGAACATGTATTTAATCAAGGATATGATGTAGTAGCAATCGATTCAATTGCTGAAGTATTAGAGATGTATAAAGATGCGTATCGTACAACTGAAAGCGCTGCGGAGTTTTGGTTTTTGAATTTGCAAGATCAACATAAAAAAGGTGGAAACAAAAACAAATACTATACTACGTTTGTAAATATTCAACAAATGACCAAAGCGGGTGATTTCGCAGGTAGTAATAGATTAAAGCACATGGTTGATGCGTTTTGCCACGTTGAGCGTTCAAGAGATGGTTTAGAGCGATCATTGCACTTCACAAAGAACCGTGATTGCGATAAAGATTTCAAAGTATACTTTTCTATATACAACGGAGGCGTACATTATGCTTACGAAATGGAAAAAGCTGATTAAAAGGAATAGGAGGAGCAATCCTCCTTTTGTATATTTATTTAATATTAAAAGATATGAGCTGTTCAGGAGGAAAATCAACTAAAAAAGGTCGCTACAATAAAGCGGATAACCTAAAAAAACCTACAGGATATACTGTAGATAAAAATGGAAATGTTAAACCAAAGTATAATTAAAAAACTATGTTAAAAAGAAATTTTATTCAAGTCGGAAATGACTTAAACAAAGCAATTGCATTTGCTAACACGTTAGATAACAATAACATTCTAAACGTACAACGAATTAAACAAAAAGAGTTTTATATTCCTACACTAGATGTAGTTTCAAAACTACAAAATGAAGGATGGGAAATAAATAGTGTTGCTGAACAACGAGGTAAAGGTCGTAAAATTGCACACAATTTTGTTCGGTTACAGCATCCTGATTTTGCTATAAAAAACGATAAAGGTAAAGATGAAGCATTGCTATCATTAACAGTTACAAACAGTTGTAACGGAAGCAAACCGATTAGTTTAGAAATGGGTATGTATCGTTTAGTATGCTCTAACGGAGCAGTACGATTTGATGAAGCTGCAGAAACTCAAAAGATTAAACATACCGAAATTAACTATAGAAACTTAGATCAATATTTAAACACTGTTAATCGTAAATCATCTTTAGTACTAAATGAATTTGAAAAGCTAAAACATTCAAACCTATCAGTAAACGATATGCGAATATTAGCTTACGAAGCAGCTAAGTTAAGATACGATGATGTATCAAATATCAACATTGATGATCTACTTGCAGTTAATCGAATCGAAGATGAAGGAAGCGATTTATGGACAGTGTTCAATCGCATCCAAGAAAACCTAACATCAACTGTTAGTAACGCTAGTGATGATATTTTGTTGAATAAACGATTGTTTGCTTTAGCTGAAACGTTTGCTTAAAAAAGGAATAGCCCTCGTAAGAGGGCTTTCGTATATTTCAAGTAATAAAAAAAGAAGAATATGAAATTTTTAAGCAAATTGTTTTTTATTTGGTGGATAGTAATGATTATAGTTTTCATGTATTCAATGTTCACCGATAAGCGTTACAGAGTGTGGATGTGGGTTTGGGTTGCACTTTGTATATTTTTTTGGTTTTATGGAAAAAGTATTAGAGATTTATAAATTAAAAGGTTATGAGTGAAAGAAAAATTATAAGTCAAATAGCAGCTAGCAATGCTGATTTTCATCCGATTATTCGAGAGAGTAAATTGAGTATAGACGATAAATTATATTTACAAGATGCATTAGTAAACATATTCAACAATGATTTCAGAGCAATGATTAACGATATGTTAGAACATGCAATTGAAATGGAAGAATATGAAACAGCAATTGTAATTAGAGATGAACTTGATAAAATAGACAAAAATGGGTAAGATAATATTAGAATTTGATTCAATCGAAGAACAAAACGATGCTAGAACTGCACTTGATGGTTGGAAATGGAAAATGTTAGTATGGGACATAGATCAGAAACTACGATCAATAGTCAAATATGGACAAAGCTTTGATAGCAATAAAGAAGCATCAAGTGAAGAAATGGATGTTTGTGACAGATTGAGACAACACATAAGAGAGTTAATGTATGAAAGTGGTTTAAATTTAGATGATTAAAAAATGACAGAAAAAGAATTGCAGTTATTAGGTTTTGAAAAACAAGAAGATGGTGGAATTGAACTTTCAGATGATGAAAATGGTGTTTGGATAGAAGATGAATTTCATTACTACACATACACAGTTGCTCAAGGATTTCAATTCATATCAAATTCAAACGATGAGGTTGGTGAAGACGGACAATGGTATGTAGAATTTTTTGATTCATACCCTTCAATTCGATTTACCGAATTTGGTGAGGTACAAGCATTGATCAATTTGTTAGAAAGTAGAATAGTAAAAAAGGAAGATTGATTTTAAAATATCTTTCGTATATTAAATTAAATAAAAGAAATAAAAGTTATGGCAAAAAAAGAAAAACACCCAATAGAAGTAAAGTACCTAGACCTTAAAAAGCGATTCAAAGCAAAAGAAATGTCAATTGAAGAAGTTGATTTGATCACCTGTGAATTGATTGCTGAACTAGCTATACTAACAGAAAAAAATGTAACAGAAATAAATGGCATCTCAATTGATCTATACAAAGATAGAGTATGGTGGATTGTTGAAAATGCAGGACTGTTACCTGAATATAGAGATGAAGATGAAGATATAGTTGATGAACTTGAAGAAGACGACTACTACAAAGTAGAGGATGATTTCGACTATGAAATAGATGATAGTAAATTCTACAAGTAATGGTAAATACAGGTAATCTATTGATAGGGATATTTTTTGGTTTTTTAGCTCAAATAGCTACATTTTACCAATTGCAAGGCCCTATGAAATATGAATGGTTCAAAAACCATTACTGGTTAACAGTGCTAATGGGAATACCTATTTCAATGCTATTCATGTTTTCAGTAAAACATATGATTCTAGCATTTGGTGGTCAAATGTGGCCATCACGTTTAATTGGATTCAGCATTGGTGCAATGGTGTTCACATACATGAGTTGGACATTATTTAACGAGCCATTAACATTAAAAACATTTGTTTGCTTAATGTTAGCACTTGGAATATTGATGGTTCAACTTTTTTGGAAATAAAATAAATAAATAAAAAAACATGAATAGAGTAAAAAACATTTTAGTAGAATTTAGTGCTATTGTAACAGTAGGAGTAGCAGCACTTTTAATTTCTTCATTTTTAAAGGAAGAAGTAACATTGTTTACAATGGGATTAGGTATGGTAGGATTTTTAATGCTACTGCCTGCTCAAGAACATTATGTTGAAGCATTTAAACAGATTTTTAAAAGAAAAGTTGATAAAAATTTGGAGAACTAAAAAAGCTTTCGTATATTGAAAGTAAGAAAAAAGAAAAGAAAGTTAAATTAAAAAAAAGTAGTTATGTTAGATTTAAGCCAAGACAGTTTTTTGACAATGAGTGAAGTTAGACAACGCGCTAAGTCAATTTTTACAGAAACAGCCGCTCCAACGGTTTCAGACAAATTTACCCACATTCCAACCAATCGAGTGATTGAAGATATGGAACAATTAGGATGGGGTGTAGTTGATGCCAAAGAGGTAAAAGCTAGAAAAGAAGGAACAAAAGGATTCCAAAAACACTTAGTTGTATTCCGCAACCCAGATGTAGTAATTAATGGTTCTGACGGTGATACAGTATTTCCACAAATCCTATTAACAAATTCAAACGATGGAAAAAATGCGTTTACGTTTACAGCGGGTTTATTCCGTATGGTATGTGAAAATGGTTTGGTTATTTCAACTGAGCAGTTCAATGATGTAAAAATGCGTCACATGGGTTACACATTTGAGGAATTGCAAGTGCAAATTCGTGAAATGGTTGAGCAGTTGCCTTTGACAGTTGAGTCAATGAACAAAATGAAAGAAATTAAGTTGGACGAGGAACAAGCAAAAGAGCTTGCTAAAAAAGCATTGACAACTCGTTTCACAGAAGATCAAGTTGAAGCTATGAACATTAACCTAGATGAACTACTTGCACCAACACGTAAAGAAGATGAAGGTAGTGATTTATGGTCAGTATTTAACGTGATTCAAGAAAAGATATTAGATGGTAGTTTTTCATACATGACAGGTGCTAAAATTAGAAAAGCACGTAAAGTGAAGAATTTCAAACAAGACATGGAAATCAACCAAAAATTATTTGCAATGGCAGCTGAATTTATAGCTGCCTAAGCAAAAAATCGTCGCAAGTAGAACCGACGGCCGCGTAAAGGTGCCGCTACTATAAAATTCGGGGTAAGTCAGGTGGCGGAATGGTAGACGCATTGGATGGTTATAGCACCAAGGGTAAAAAAGCACACTGCGTGTGGTCACTATAATGGCAGCCCAAATACAGGTTCAAATCCTGTCCTGACTTCAAAGTGTTGTTCCCTTGAGAAAGGAATATAAGTAAACAGCAACTAATAACTTAAAAGATAGTTGCCAACACAGAGGATTTCTCATCCTCATATAGTCAGGTGGTGTAATGTAACACGGTCCTAATTTAATATGGTGAATACCAGGGCTAGTGCAGGTTCGAGTCCTGCCCTGACTACGCTGCTCTTCATAACAGTAGTTTTCTTTTTACCCTGCCTCACGAAAGTGGGGCAGGTTTTTCTAAAAAGGAATAGTTTGAGCAAAAGAAATTTCGTATATTGAAGTAAATTAAAGAGAGAACAATGAAACAGACAGCAGTAGAGTGGTTGATTGACCAGTTAGTAACAGGAAACGAAGTTACTTTAAAAGGCGAGAATTATAAGCTATTTGACCAAGCCAAAGAAATGGAAATAAATCAACACAATGAAACTTGGGATGTAGCACATCAAGCAGGTAGATTTGAAGGTAAAGGCATTGCTGAAAAAGATTGGCAAACATTTGAAGGATATTGGGAAGAAAACTTTAAACAACAAGAACAATGAAAACAGCAATGCAAGAACATATTGAGTGGCTCAAGGCAACGTTAGACATATGCAAAGAGCATGCACCAAGTTTAGTAAATTGTTTAGAATTGTGTATAAACGATGCTGAGTCTAAGTTAGAAATGGAGAAAGAGCAGATGATTGATTTTGCAGAAAATTATGAGATGTGGGAAAGTGAAAATTACCCGAGAAAAACATTTGAACAATACTACAACGAAACATATGGAAAATAAAAAATCATCAGGAGGAATAGGAATCGGAATGGTTCTGTTCATCATATTTACAGTATTGAAATTAACAGGAAACATTGATTGGAGTTGGTGGTGGGTTACATCCCCACTTTGGATACCAGCTGTAGTACTGTTGTTGATTGTAGGTTTTATTGCTATGCTTTAGAATATGAATTTAGGTAGAAATAAAATAACATCCCGCATTCATCAAGGACATAACTTGAAAAAAATGGTTGGACGTGTATTGTGTAGTAATGCATTTCCAACATTTTATGGAAAATTATTGTACACAGAAAATGAACGTTGCTATTTTGAAATGATAGAAAACCCTAAATTTACAAAATACAATGCGTGTGCAGGACAGATAGAGTATTTGTCTGAACAAGTCGTAATAACAGCAAAATTTGAAGACGAATGAAAAAATTTGCAACAGTAGTAGATAAAGATATGTGGCATGATGGTTTCCAAATCACATTTGGAAATGGTTGTACCATTAGCGTTATATTTGGAAAATCATCATATTCAGATCAAGGTGAAACCACAGCTGAAGTAGCAGCATGGAACGGAGATAAAGACTGGATGCTATATTCAGATGGGAAATGGGTTGTTTTAAAAGATGGTTATGTAGAAGTAATGCCACGTTGTACAGCAGATGAGGTAGCTGAAATGATGTTTACCTTAAGTAAGGAATAGAGATTGTAAAATAGATTTCGTATATTCCAATAAAATTAAGAAAATGGCAAGAGTTTTTTTCATAGCAGATTTACATTTAGGGCACATCAACATGGCATTGCACCGAGGTTTCTCTAGTGTAGAGGAACATGACGAATACGTAATTGCCAAATACAACAGTGTTGTTCATAAACGAGACGTTACATATATTTTAGGGGATGTGACTATGGAGAAATCATCACCATATCCACTACTTGATCGTTTAAACGGTGTAAAACATGTTGTACTAGGAAACCATGATCGCCGTCAAGACGTTAAAAAACTACTTGAACACGTTGAAAGTGTAGCTGGGATGATACAGTACAAAGGAGTAATGTTGACACATTGCCCTATTCACCCAATGGAACTTGACTATCGCTTCAACAAAAATATACATGGACACATTCATGGAAAAGTAGTGATGATGGATGCACCAATGGCTCCATTTGAAATACCAGATGATCGCTACATTTGTGTTTCGTGTGAGCAAGTAGATTATACTCCAAAAACACTTAAGGAATTAGGTATTGAAAGATGATTTCGTATATTTAAACAAATAAAAAGGATATGATTGACAATTTAGAGCATATAAAACTATTACTTAACTTTGAAAATAAAGGTGATTTTTATATGCTTTATGTTTTCAAACGCAAGAAAGATCAACCTGAAGGTGAGCGGGATAACCATCAATCAGTTAGAACTATTAAAACTTATTGTATTGAATCCATTGAACATTTAGAAAACAGATACGATGAGATTAAGCAACTTTGTGAAATGTTTAAAGCAAGAGCTTACATCCATGTTCAGAAACAAAACCATAAAGATGTATCGTTGAATATGATGGTTGCTTTGGCTCAAAGAATACAAGACGGAAACCACAATCAAAAACACCTATTTGATTCAGTTGTTGGGCAGATCAAAACTCATGAAAAACGATGGATTGTTGATATTGATAACTCTGACGAAAGTTTTGATAGAGAAATTCAAGAATATATCAATACCAAATGTAAACCATTTGGGATGAAGATTATAGCTAATATTCCAACTAAAAATGGACATCACTTGATTACTGAAAGATTTGATGTTATGGAATTTAAAAAGCAATATCCTGAAATTGATATTCAAAAGAAAAACCCAACTCTACTTTATCTACCCTCTAGTTTAGAGGAATAGAAATTGTAAAATAGTTTTCGTATATTTAAACAAATAAAAAGGATATGAATTTAGAAAATTTAGACAGAGACGAGTTACTAACACTACAACAGCTAATCAATAAAGCACTTGAACAGCCAGAACCCGTAGTAAAGGATCTTGAATATATGATCAAAGATATTATGGATGAATTTGATTTTGATCAAGTAGAACGTGCTATGGGTGCTTTAGATTGGAAATGGCGAGGTGAAATGCCTACCATCTATGATTTAAGAGAAACAGCAGAACGTTTATTGCGAGGTGCTGCTGCAAGTAGATTAGGTGATTATAAAGGTACTCACCATGAAATACCAATTTTAAATGGTACAGGTGGTTTTGAAGCAAAAGCATGGTGTGATGAAAGTAAAACTAAAATTACAGGATTGCAATTAGACTTTATAGTAACAAGTTGGGATTCAAGTATAGGCTAAGGAATAGAATACTCAAAAGAAATTTCGTATATTGATTGTATAAAAAAGAAATAAAAGTTATGGAAAATACAGAAAACATTAAAGACCCAAACCAATTAGATTTATTTGCAGGTATATTGTTGACAACTGAACAACAAGAACAAGTTGATAGGTATATTGAAAATCAAAACAAAAACATCACATTCCAAGAAAATGAGAATCAACGAATTGAAAATATGCTCATTGAAGCAGGATTTATCAAAGGTGTTCATTACAAAAATGATTTTAAATCATCCATCAACACACGTAAAGTAACATTAGGTTATAGTTACAATAAAACTCAATTTGAAGTTGAAGTTACAGCAAAGTTCTATACAGGTGGGATTAGTTTGTTAGGTAAACGTTTTGATACAACCACTAAGGAATTAAAAAATGCTTCATTTTCATTTGATGTTCAACGAGACAAAATACAATCATGGACTATTCAAGATCAATCTCGTTATGTTAAACCAAAAACATTATTAACCAAATTGTTGGAACATAATGAAAAAGAAAAACAACGATTCGAGGAATATAATAAATCAACTGCATTATTGAATGCTACTCTCAACAAATACAAAACATTATACCCATCAGCTACAATTACAAGCGGACGTGACTATGCGAAGTATTATGGTTCATTTGATGTAGTTAAGGTTGAATTTGAATCAGGTAGTTTTATTGAATTTCGAATTGATCCATACAATGATAGAGACGTTATGTTTAAGAAAAAAGATGTTGAGTATGAAGCACTGAGTATAGAGGAATTACTTGAACGATTTTCAAAACAAGCAAAAAAGGAAGCCCTCAATTAAGAGGGCTTTCGTATATTTCAAGTAAGAAAAAGAGAAAGTTATGAAAGAAATGTTAGTAGAAAAATTAGTTAAACATTACAGAACAAGCGGTTGTGATAGATATGGTCAATTAAATACCATATCAGCAAGACAAATAGCTAAAACTGATGAAGAAATGGAAGTACTAAAAGAAATAGTACAAGTTGCGTTAGTTGGTTACCAATATGGTACATACGAAGGTATATTTCCATGGGGTAAATTTAAGGACAGTAATGTAGAACAGATGTGTAAAGAAGCATTCGCTCAAAACCCATCAAGAAATAATGGTAATCATTGGTAAAAAATAAAAGTTATGACAGAAAAAATGCAAGAAAATCCACAAAGAGTTAAATTAGTGATTGATGTACTCAAAGATATAGAAGTGGATGGTGAAACAATGCAATGCATTCTTAAAGAAATAAAAATGGACTGGCAAATGTTAAGACAATTAATGTTAACAATGCCAATTGAACAAGTAGAATATTTAATTGAAGAACGTAAAGATTTAGGATTATGAAATTTGATTTTGAAAGAGGAAAAAAACAATTGCTAGAGTGGATGGACACTGAATTTGATTGTTCATATGGTTATACACTCCAGTATATTAAGGAAATAGATGATATAGATGATATCGAATTTGAAGTAGAATCGTTTCGTCGATTTGAACGAGATTGGAAAGAAAAAATATCATCAATTAAAAAAGCAACTACAATGATAGAAGTGTTTGCAACATTGGTAGACACTGCTATTGAAAATGATGATAATTTTATTATTGAACTTTTTACAACAGAACAATGATACCAAAAGACAAAGCAATAGAATTAGTTAACAAATATCTTGAGCTAGGTAAGGATTTTACCCGAGGTGTTTCTATGCAAGAGTTTTCAAAAGAATGTGCCTTAATTGTAGTGGATGAGATATTAAATAATTTTGGTAGTAGAGTAGGAGATAAAATACATTATTGTAATTATTTAACTATTCAGTATTATGAAGAAGTTAAACAAGAAATAGAAAACCTTTAAACAGAGGAATAAGCTTATTAAAAGAAATTTCGTATATTGAATGTATAAAAAAAGAAAACATGAGTACAAGAAGTAGAATAGCAATTGAAAACGAATCAGGTATAGTAAATTCAATTTACTGTCATTTTGATGGGTATGTTGATGGTGTAGGTATAACATTATTCAAACACTACGATAAAGAAAAATTACAAAAACTAATTGAACTAGGAGATATCAGTTCATTAGGAGAATCAACTGAAGATACAGTAGCATATTGTCGTGATCGAGGTGAAGATTTACATTCAACTAGTTATTTAGATGTTGAAGGTTTGTTTGAGTTAGGTTTTGGTAGTAGTGTAGAATTTGTTTATTGTTTAAACAGAGATGGTATTTGGTTAGTATGTAGAGATGGTTATAATCGGGTAGAATTTTTAAAAGAAATGCTTGAGGAATGGGGGTTTTAACATCCTTTTCGTATATTACAATAAATTAAAAAGAAATAAAAGTTATGAAAAAAGCAGACATGATCAAAAAAATTCAAGAAAAAGATGCAAAGCTATATTTGCAAACAAAACAATATGAATCACGTTTTGGAAGAGATTCAAATTTAGCCACTGCATATCGAAATGAGTGGATGGCCATTTATGAATTGATGAAAGAATTAGATATCAAATCAGATTACAGCTTACCAGAATGGGATAAAGCAATGGAAATCATAAATGAAATGAGAATAATTGAACAATTTGAAGCCGATGATTTTGCTAAACGAGACATAGGTTATCCATTATGAAAGTAGGAGATAAAGTAACATGCTACAAATACCCCGGAACATGGACGTTAGTGTGGTATAAAGCAGGAGATATGACGTGTGCAATACAAAACGAACGATACAGATACATTGTAAATGTTTCAAGTTTAAAGAAAGTAGAGGAATAAGCTTATTAAAAAGGCTTTCGTATATTGAGTGTATAAATAAAAAAAGAAAAAAAATAAAAGTTATGAAAATTACAAACAAAACATTAATGGTAGGCTTCAATACAGAAGTAAAATTAGGAAACAACGATGCAATTGAGTTAACATTAATCAACCAAGCATTCATCAGTGAAGGTAAAGATGGTGGTGTTGAAGTTGATTTAGAAATTGGTCTTGATTTTGCAAACATTAAGTTTTTAGGAATTGATGTTGATTCAAGTTATAAAGGGTTTAGTGAATTTAAAAAATCATTATTGAGCTTAGGTATTGATTTGGATAAGTTGATTGATGAAAAAGAAACAGAATTAGCTAATTCAGGAATAGAAGATAAATTAAAATTAATGTTTAAAGGTAAATTTTAAAAGGACGCCCTCTATTAAGAGGGCTTTTGTATATTACAATAAATTAAAGAAATAAAAGTTATGAAATTAGAAATCACAGATAAAGAAGTATACGAAACAAAAGTATATACTATTGAAGGAGAAAATGGTGAAGGTTATGTAGTAACTATTCACGATTCATTTATGGATTTTATTATGGATGAAGTTCAAGTAGTTGACTTTAACAACAATGAAATTGATGATAAAGAATTGATTGATGAATTAATTACTTTAATAGAGGAATCAAATAATTAAAAGAAAAATCGTATATTACAATAAATTAAAAAAAGAAAAATATGAAAAAAGTAGAATTAGTAGCACAATTAGAAGCAGCAAAAGCATTATCATCACAAGTTGATATTGATAAAGTAATAGCATTGATAAATGGATTAGATGATGTTAATACAGTAACAAAACTAAGTGAAGAATTGATTAATGAATTATCAAATGAAATTGAACGAGTATTAGAGTATAATTGTGATGATTTAGTTAATAAAGATGATGTTGAGTTTTCTATTAACTATGGAAACGTAATTGAAGTAGATAGTGCACAAATAGATGTTTATGAAACAATGAGTCATATCAATGCAGTGTTGCAACAATTTGAACTTGAAGATAAAGTAGAGGACGAAGATAAGTAAAAAAGCTTTCGTATATTGAATGTATAAATTAAGAAAATAAAAAGAAAAGTTATGAGTAAATTAAATGATTTTGAAAAGTTTCTAATCAATGATGGATTAGATAAAGTACAAGAAAACATGATTGCTGAAATTGAAAAAGTAGAACAGAGTGGAAAAATGCCTATTATGACTGCAGGTTTTGTAAAAATGACTATTAGGGATTTGAAATTGAAATTAAAATTGAATAAATAAGGTTATGAGCTACACAGCAAAACAAATTGATAACATGTCAATTGAAGCCATTGAAGAACTAGCCAATACATTAACCGAAAAAGAATTAAGTAAATGGTGTGGAAGTGGTTATAGTGGAAAGTGTTATATTGAAATAATTAAAAATAGATAATATGAAAGAATTAGATTTTTATATATATGCATTTAGTGATGGCACAACAGCGCCATTTGAAATAAATGGGAAACAAGTTATAGGGATTTGGTTTGTATATTCAAAATAAAAGTTATGAAAGACATACATTTTACAGATGAACAAGGTAATGAATACTTTGTTATGGTTAGAGAGGAAAAAGTAATAGTATTTAAAAATAAAACCCAAATAGAAGATGTAAGGTTTTATGTAGATGAATTAACTGAGGGAATAGAAAATATAAAATAGAGATCGTATATCCCAGATAAATAAAATAAGACAGATGACAATAAAAGAATTATCAGACAATGAATTGACATTACTAAGTTCATTGGTAAAACAAAATAAAGATAAACTGAAAGAAATCATCACTGGAGCAAATAAGGTGAATGATGTTAGAACAGGACGTTTAATAGAAATCGTCAAATTAGCAATGGAAATTAAATCGTAAATCATCAAATATACATTGTCAAAGAAACGAGAATCAACGTGAAATAAATGCAAACGAACATCGTCAACGGAACTCGTCAAAAATGAAAATCAACGATGATTATCAACAAAAGGAAATCGTCAATGTGTGGAATGAAAATCAACATGGGGAATGTAAATCGTCAATGATGATCATCAACAAAACGAAAATCGTTAATAGTATGTGACAAGTGTGTTTGGCAATGAATGGTGTGAAAAAGTGGTGTGTCTAACCCCTCCATTGCCCGTCCACGTCCTTTTTAAAACTTTCCAAAAGTATATACAAAAAACATGAAAAAACACGTCCCCCACACGGGGAAATGGGGGGATGGGGATCGTCATATAATGAAAATCGTTAAAGAAATCGTCAAAAATACTTGGAAAATTGAATGAAAATCATTATCTTCACATATGTATAACTGAATATTAAGGTATTCTCCATAATGGAAACAGAACAGAGGAACGCAACAGCATTAGGACACAGAAAGAACCTCCCAGTAATCAAAAAATGGAAAACAACATTGATATTCGTGTGTGAGGTAGGAACAGTTGAATATTAAACCGAGACCCACACCGCGATTATAGCCAAACGTGGCGTTTGAAAAACATTAAAAGAAGCTTGCAAGGAATTTGCAGGCTATCAGACTGCTCAGGAATAGATTTCATCAAATAATTTTCGTATATTACAATAAATTAAAAAGAAAATTGTTATGAAAGTAAAAGATGGAAAAGAGGTATTAGATTTTGAAGGAATTTTTATTGAATTAGATGAAAAAAGTAATGTTGGAATTTTTATTAGTAATGATAGTGAGTGTGATTTTGGAGAATATGAATGTGTAGGAGATAGTGGTGAAATAGAAATTAATGGGATGTTAATTAAATGGGGGGTGGTGTATGGTTAATGATTAAACTACCTGAGGAATAAAATAATTAAAATAAATTTTGTATATTGATTGTATAATTAAAAAAATAAAAAATGAAAGTTATGAAAAATGAAGTAAAAAAATTAGGACGTCCTGTAAATGAAAACAGTGTAAGACAATTAAGGATTAAAGAATTAGAAAGTAAAAGAGAGTTAGGATTGTTAAAAAGAGGACGACCTGTAAATGAAAATAGTGAAAGACAAAAGAGGATTAGTGAGTTAGAAAATAAAAGAAAAAATGGAGAGTTGAAAAAAGGACGTCCTGTAAATGAAAATAGTGAAAGACAGAAAAGACTAAAAGAATTAGAGAGTAAAAGAGAGTTAGGTTTAGTTAAAAGAGGACGACCTAAAAAAGATAATAATGAAATAGCTGCTTAGGAATAAAATAATAATCATCATCAAAGGAAGCCTCTTATTAAAGAGGCTTTCGTATATTGATAACATAATTAAAAAGATAGAAAATGACATTAAGTGAAAAAGTATTTGAATTTGAGTGTGAAATTAGTGGTGAACAAGTTTTAGAATTTGAGATAGAAATTGATAAATTGAAAACTTTAGAAGATGTAAAAAATTATTATTTGTATGAAAGAGGATGGATTAGTGATGATAGTTTAGTGGATTTGTTAATTGATTTTATTATTGATTTAAAAATGGAATAAGTTAATTAAAATGAAATTCGTATATTGAGTGTATAAATAAAAAGATAGAAAATGACAGTAAAAGAATTAATTGAAGAGTTAGAAAAAGTAGAAAATAAGAATTTACAAATTAGAATACATGGGACGGGTCCTGATGGATGGATTTATTATAATGAAGTAGAATGGTGTGAGAGAGAAAAAGTATGTGAAGAAATTTTTAGTGAAGGTGATTATGAAACTATCTATAAATATAGATTTGTTATAAGTGGAGGAATGTTTTAATACATTTCTCCTTCGTATATTGATGATATAAAAAGAAAATAAAATGAGTGAAGAAGAAAGAAAAGAATTAGAATTGTTAGCATTTTTATTAATTCAGGAAGTGAATACTGTACAATTTGTATTTTTACCTGAAACATTGAAGTTTGAAGATGCTATAATCAGATTAAACTAGGGAATAACAGAGTTAAAGTATATTTCGTATATTGATTGTATAATTAAAAAAATAAAAAGATGAAAAACGAAGCAATTGTAAAAGGACTTATTATGAATGGAATCAATGAAAAAAATATTGAATTGTTTTTGAAATTGAAAGATGTAGCAGAGGAATTAGGATTTGAATTCAGTGAATATGATGGAATGGATGATTTATTTTATGTTACATTTGAAATAAAAAATGAGTTTAAATAGGAATAACGTTACTGAAATATAATTCGTATATTGATTGTATAATTAAAAAGTGAAAAATATGAATTTTGTAAATGAAGTAAAACGATTCCAAAACACTAAATTGAATAAATTGTTGATGAAACATTTTAATACATTGTATAATGATTTTGAAGTTATTGAATTTAATGTTGATGAATTGGACAATGATATTGTTGAATTTGTGAAAAAAATTAATGAATATAATAAAACATATAATGACGATTTAGTATACAATTATAGAGGAATGGGTATATATTTTGTTGAAAGTGAAAATAAAATATGGATGGAGGATTTGTTCAGCATATTATTTGAACGGGACTAACAAAATTAAACTATAGTTCGTATATTGATTGTATAATTAAAAATGATAAAATGAAAAGATTTAAAGTAATTAAAAGAAAATTTAAAATTGATAGTGTAAATGAATTATCTAAGGGTTGTAGAGTAAGTAGAATAATTAGTTGTGTAGTTGAAGATTTAGATAGTGGAGAATTATTGAAAATTAAATCTAAAAATTGTTCTGGATTAGATGAAAAAATAATAAATAGAGTTGATGAAATGGATTGTGAAGTTGGTGATATTGTAATTATTAAGGACTAAGCGATTTAAATTATAATTCGTATATTGATTGTATAATTAAAAAGAAATAAAATGATTGATTTAAAAAGTGTTATTAGTTTAATTGAAATAATGTATTTGAAAAAAGTAAGTTGTATAGTAAGAGAAGTTAAAAGTGATAAAAAGTATTTTGTGATTTTTGATGGTGAGAAAAATTTTAAACAAATTAAACTAACCAATAAGGACATGAAAATGGTAAATGCATTTCGTATATTGAATGTATAATTAAAAAGAGATAAGTTATGAGCGAAGAAAAATCATTTTACGACACTTACCGAGAAAAGGTAAAAGAAGGAGCTGCTAAATTAGATAAGGCACCTGAAGAAATACCACAAAATATTTTATGGTTAAAGGCTATGGCTATTGAACGTATTGAAGAGATTGATAATCTAGTTGGTGATAAAATTAATACTTTCCGGGTTCACAATCGTAAAGAAATTAGCCTTTCTGAAGCAATGGGACTAGAAACCTCAGATAAGTATAAATTTGGATTTACAGAACAATATGTAAATCTCTTAATGTATTATGCTTTTGAAGCTGGTAAAAAATCAAGAGAAGATGATTTTAAACGAGCTACTGAAAGTATGAATAAAGCACTTACAGCTATTACCCATATTGTGGATGAAGCTGGGTATATTGATTACCCTGAATACTAAATAAAAAACCCAGGAATAAAATAATACAATGTAGTTTCGTATATTGAATGTATAATTAAAAAAAGAAAAAGATGATAGGTAGTATAGTTTATTTAAGTTTGTTATTGAATGTAGTATTAATTATGAAATTAATTAGTAAACAAGGGAATAAGTAAGTTAAAGTATAGTTCGTATATTGAGTGTATAATTAAAGAGATAAAAAGATGAAAAGTTTAAGTTTAGTAAAAGGTAATTTAGTTGATAGAGTTTGTATTACTTTAGGTTTTGGGTTTATAGTTGGAATAGTAAGTTTGATAATATATAATTGTGTTACAATTGGAACTGAATGTTTTTTTGTAGTGTAATTAAAACGGGGGAATAAGAAAATAAATAGATAGTTCGTATATTGATAATATAAATAAAAAAGAAAAATAAAAGTTATGAAAAAAGTAGAAGTAAAAAATGTAGTTAAAGGTCGTCCAGTTAATGTTAATAGTGCAAGACAAATCCGTTTAGCAGAGTTAGAAGTAAAAAGAGCAAATGGTGAGTTGAAACGAGGACGTCCTGTAAATGAAAACAGTGAGAGACAAGCTCGATTGAAAAAACAAGCTTTGAATAAAGCATTAGGTGTAGGTCAAGGACGTCCTGTAAATCCAAATAGTGCTAGACAGTTACGATTAGCTGAGTTGAAGGCTAAAGCTGAGTTAAATGGTGGAGCTGTTAAGCGTGGACGACCTGCCAAAGTAAAGGCAGATGGGAGTGAGGTGGCTGCTTAAGCCACTGAACTAAAAATATAAGGTCATGGGGCGTGTGGGAGAACGCAACCGATTATAAGGGAGGGAGCAGGTTCGAGTCCTGTCATGACCACAATGGTAAATGTAGAACCGGGTTAGGCTCCGGAATCCAAGCCAATGGATTAAGCTTTGCACATATGAAGCACATTTATAACGGGTCTGCAGGCCCAGGAGTGGTTTGGTTAAAGCTGTACAGGTACAAGCAGGTGGTTCGACTCCACCCACTCCACAAATCTTTTTAATTATACGACCTGTGAGCCCGAGTAATCGGGCTTTTGGGGGCGGAAGTAGGGTCGCACGAGCGGGTTCGTATATTGAGTGTATAATTAAAATAAATAAAATGGGACGTTCAGAAAAACAAAGACAATCAGCAGCATATTGGAGAGATCAAGAGTACCGAATGGGTTTAACCCCTAAAGATAGATGGGAGGGTAATGAAGATGAGTACATTAAGCATCTATTAGGTCTCTCAGGTAATAGATGGAGAAATATAGATGGTAAGAAAGAGTTAGTTGAAATAAGAGGGTTTGAATTCGTAGATGATTGGTTTGCTGAGTATGATGATACAGATTCATATTCATATAACCATGCTAAGGGTAGAGATTATTTTGATTGGATGCTTACGGTTAGAGATAGATATAATAAGTTAAGACAATCCGGTAAGATCAAAGATGTAGATAAGGCTAAAGCCGAACGTGAAGAATATGAGTACTGGGTTAGATATTATGATAACCACCCTCAGTTTAGCCGCCCAGAGGGGTATTAGGAATACAGGTTGGGTAAATGGGTTCGTATATTGGGTGTATAAATAAATTGAGAAACATGATTAAAGTTGATTTTACAGTGAGTGATTTAAGTGGTAAAGTAATTAAGACATACGCCCTAAACCTAGAACCAAGCCAAATATTGATTGAGGTTGATAACGCTAGAGAGGTATGGGATGAGTACCATGTTAGAGCCAAGAGCGATAACCCAATTGCTCCATTTGAGGTGTTTAAGACCAAGACCTATAAGCAGGAAATGATGGAGCGCCAGTACATGCTTGACTTACATGATGAGGTATGTGACCAAGATTTTTAAATAAGCAACAATTTTATCTTTTAATTATACGCCCTATGAGCCCGAGCAATCGGGCTTTCGGGGTGCGTAAAACAGAGACACATATGACAACATCAACATTTATCCAATTAAACCAAACACGCATTCTAAACATTGATGGGTGCTTAACCGACCAAGCCAATGTGACCGTAAAGCGTGAAGACGGTAAGCTGGAGTTTTATTATTTTGAGAACGGTGAGCTGGTAGGTTCAAAGACCAAGGTACAAGGCTGGTAGGCCTGTACCGGTACGGCGGTATATATATGGTATGCATATAGTATTATGTACTGGGTACCACGTGCGCCGGGGTCAATATATGGCGGGGTGGTGAAGGACGTGGACTTAGAGTAAATCTCTTCTCTTTAAAACCTTAACCCCATCGACCCAATATATAGCTATATACCCCCAAATGCAACCTAATTTTCCAAATCGGCCATTTTTGTAAAAGATAGTAAACATCAAATCCTTCTTTTTTAAAAAATCTTTGGCATCGACAAAATATATATGTATATTACAGACCATGGCAAAATTTAGACTACCAAGAAAAACAAAAAAGAAAATAAGAAAAGGATTTTACTTTTACCCAAAGGATGAAAGGGGTTGTTATTTAGTAGCTTTTCCTAGAAAAGACCAAGAAGACTATAACGCGTTTAAAAAAGGTATTTTATCAAACATGTTAGACGATCTTAAAAAAATATCCAAATTACTTGAATAACCAATATTTATCACCATGAAAAATATATTGATGCTCCCAGTTCATTTCACAATTGGTTCTATTGCAATTATTATTTGTGGTATAATTAGTTTGTTCGAAGTAATACTTAATAAATAAAATGGCAACTTATACTCCCTCACAATTAAAAGGAACAGGCTCTATTGGTGAAAACATTTCATCAGGTGTTACAAAAACATTTACATTTGCTAACCCAAGTTCTTCTACTTACTTTGTTCTAGAAACAGTAAGAACTTCAAGTGGTTTCTATGATTCAAATTCACCACAAAACTTTTCAGGTTCATATACTATATCAAGTAGTTTAGAACTAGGTACTCTAGTTTCTTCTTCCTATATTACTGGATTTGTAGTCCCAGGTAATTGTTCTTCATTTTTTACTTTTACCCCCGCTAATAATGTAACCGGAACTACCTATTACATGTTAGGAGGAGGGGAATTTACCCTCACAATTTCTTAAAAACTTTAAAAGATCCTTGGATCTTATATTTTTTATTCGTATACTAACAGTATAAATAAATAAAAATAAAGGTTATGTTAAGTAAAGTAGAAAACAAAGGAATTAAAATTTCAGCAATCATTGCATTGTATGTAGCATTTAGTTTTACTGGGTTATTCGGATTAGCATTTTTAGCAGGGTGCATAATAGGAGACATTTTATCAGATGTTTTATTTTAAATAAATAAAAAAATGGAAAACCAAAAGTATCAACCAAGTAGAAAAGTTAGAACTGCAGACGGAACTATCATGTATATGTTTGATGGGAAACTTCACAATTGGGAAGGTCCGGCTTTAATTCCCGAAGGAAACAAACGTAAAAGAGAGTATTACCTCAACGGAATTAAAATGACGGAAGCACAATGGAAAGAAGCTTTAAAAAACAGAGAAGGACTTCCATGGTATAAAGGTGCAAACGCTCAAGCTCGGTTCTAGTGAAACGTTTAACACTTGAAGAGGCTAAAGGTTATGTTCCGTATTGTAGAACGCCTTTAGCCCCATCTCCCAAATATTTTTCAATCAAAAAAGATAGTGATGGTTGGGATGTTGTCGAATATTATACTGGACGTTTAAGACAAAGTATTGATGGTAAAAAAGGTGATCAATATGTTTATGTATTAGTTAATCCTTCAATGCCTGAAATGTTAAAAATAGGTTATACAAAACATGATCCCGAAGAACGTGCTGTACAATTAAGTAAATCAACCGGCGTTCCTATGCCATTTGATGTTGTATATTCGTATAGTTGTTTTAATGGGGAGCGTATCGAAAAAGAAGTTCACAAGCTTTTAAAAGAGAAAAGAGTAAGAGGTGAAAGAGAATTTTTCTATGTTTCTTTAGATGAGGCTAAACAAGTTATAAGAAAAATTGGAGAACAGTTTGATTAAATATTTATGTTCGAAATCAACGATTTTACACGTAGATTTTAATTTAGAATAATATATACATATAGAATGATGGCTTTAAGTGGAATATTTGCGCTTTTTGGGTTTCCTGAGGATTCTAAGAAAGATAAAAAGTTAAAGGGAGAGTTATTAGCTTATAAAGAAACACCACACTTTAAGCTAGGGATGTTTTATAAGTTAATTATGAATGGAACTAGTTTTAAAAAACAGGTTTTAGACTTTTTCTCTAAAACAGATGCTGAGTTAGATTTAAAAGGGATTGATGAAGCTGGAGAATTCATGATGTTTACTAGGGCCTATTTTTGGATTGAGGGTTTTAAATTTAGAAGTAAAACCTGGAGAGGGGATTTAAAAAAATATTCAAATGAAGAATTTTTAGTTGCAGTAAAGCTTTCTATGAATTACTTTGAAAGTACAGAAGAATATGAAAAGTGTGCCCACTTAAAAAAGATTCAAGATCTAGTTAAAAAAAATCTTAAAGAATCCGTGACTACGTAAAAGAAAGTTATTACCTTTAATTTATATTTTAATATTATTATTGAAATAAATAAATGTTATAAAAAAAATAAGTAAATAAAATAAAATGAAAAATAAAGAATTAGTATTGAGACGCTTGGAGTCTATTGAAGGAAAATTAAAACGTTTAAGACTTGCTCTAAACGAACGAAATGTAGAAACAGCTCGTGAAATTTTAAGAGAACTTTTTGAACTTCAAGAAGATACTCAAGCAATTGTAGAACGTGAAAATTAATTAAATAAATAAAAGTTATGAATCTTACTGCCGAACAAATCCAAGATAATTGGAATGAATTAATGCTTATTATTTCCAATGAAATATCTTCTCCACGTAGGGAAAAACTTCTAGAATTTTATGAGCAATATGCTGATCGTTTAATGTTAATGCCTGCTGCGCATAAAAAAGAATACCATAATGCTTTCCCAGGAGGATATGTAGAACATGTTTTACGCGTTATTCGATGCGCATTTAAACAGGCTCAATTATGGGAAGATGAAGGATGTGATATGTCTACTTTTACAATTGAAGAACTTGTATTCTCAGCCCTAAACCATGATTTAGGGAAAATGGGTGATGAAGTGGAAGATTCATATATTCCCCAGACTGATCAATGGAGAAAAGATAAATTAGGAGAAGATTATATGTTTAATACAAAAGTTCCATTTGCTTCAGTCCCAGATAGAGGTTTATTTTTACTTCAATCACATGGTATCCAGTATACATTTAACGAAATGTTAGCCATTCAAACCCATGATGGTTTATATGATAAGGCAAATGAGAAATACCTTATGGCCTATATGCCAGAACAAAAACCAAGGACCTCATTACCTTTTATCTTACACCAGGCAGATTTAATGGCAGCACGTATTGAATTTGAACGTGAATGGTTACCTAAATTAAAAGAAGGTAAAAAATCCGTGGATACCGGAAAAGGAAATTTTACATTGGGGAATAAACCCAACATGTCTAAAAAGACATCAACCAAAACCAAAGCTTTAGGTTCGTTCAAAAGTGATGGTTTAAAAAATATGTTAGATAACTTATGATAGCTTTAACAATTATTTGCTGTGTATTAGCAGTTTTAGTCGTGGTCCTAGGGTTCACGACTTTTAATCTTCTAAGAAAAAATGAAAAACAAGAAGATATTGTAGCCGGATATTTAGCTTATTTAGACCGTTTATCTCGTACAATTGAGATTTCTGATAAGAAATTGAGAGAATTAGATCGAGGAGGTGTGTTTGAAAAAGATGATGAAGTTGGGGTTATATTTCAATCAATTTTAAAAATCCAAGAAATCCTAAATGAATTCAACCTCAGAAAATTCAGCTAAAATGGCTAAAAAACCAGTTAGTAAAAACTATTTTACTCAAGAGACTGAAAATGCTATTGTATTATATAATAATACGATTGACCCAGTTTTAAAAAGTAAAATATATGAAGATAAAATCCATTATCCTTTTTTCAAGCTAACCCAGAACATAATTCATACGTTTAAATTTTATCATACTGAAGTAGAAAATTTAGAACATTTACAGCATGAAATAATTGTGTTTTTACTTTCTAAAATGCATCTTTTCAATCCCCAAAATGGAGCTAAAGCGTATTCATATTTTGGTACAATTGTAAAACGTTGGTGTATTTTATATAATGAAAAAAATTACAAAAGTAAGGTTAGTAAAGTATCAACTGATGAATTGTTAAAAGATGATACCCATTCATATACTATAGAACCAACAAACACTAATGACCGTTTATCTCAATTTATGGATGAGTATGTTGAATTTGTAAGTTGTAATTTATATGAAATATTTCCCAAAGAATATGATGCAAAAATTGCAGATGCTGTTTTAGAACTATTTAGAAAACGAGACAGTATAGATGTATTTAATAAAAAAGCCCTTTACATTTACATCCACGAAATGATCCCAGACGCTAAAACTCCTAAAATTACAAAAATAGCTGGGGTTTTATATGATATATTTAAGAAAAACTATTTATTTTATTTGGAACAAGGGTACATGGATTTCCAACTCTCGTAATTGTTTATATTTATAAAAAACAATACATATGAGCAATCTAGAATCAAACGTATTTGGTAAGAAAAAATTTTCTGATATTTTAAAAGAAATTTACGAAAACCAAAAGAAAAAAGAGCAACAAATTACTGCTTTGATAGGTGAACTAAAACCACTTATTAATGATATTGGTGATGCTACACTAATAGTTCCTTTAATTAAGGAATACATGGAATTAGGAATTAAAAATGATGAGCAGCTAATTAAAATGGCTACTATTATCCAACGTGCTTTAGCTACTGGTAAATCGGAAGATGAAGGGTTTGGAATGACTGAAGATGAAAAAGCACAATTGCTATCTGAAGTTAAAAAATTTAATCCAAAAGACTAATGGGTGTTACATATAGAACAGGTGTTACTAATTCAACCCAAGGAATACCTTCTGTTTCTTCAACCCCAGACTTACAAAATCAAATTAACGATTTAAAATCTCAATTAGTTGCAGCTAGAGTTATTGATATTGTTTTAGATGAAAACCATCCTAGATTTGCAGACGTAGGAGAATGGAATGGAATAGGAGCTATATTTTATGAATTTGTTAATCAATCAGGAACAAAAAATCCTACAAATTTTGCTTTACCTTACGATTCACAAATTAAAACATATCCATTAGTAAATGAAATAGTATTATTATTTTCTTTACCTAATCAAAATCAAGGACAAAATACTTCAAGTCAATCATATTTTTATTTAAAACCTTTAGGTATTTGGAACCATCCCCATCATGATGCTTACCCAGACCCTTCAGATTTTATTAGTGTTAAACAATCTAATGATTATAAAACGGTAGAAAACGGTTTAGTAAGACAAGTAACAGATAATTCAACAGGAATTAATTTAAATAGCCCTATTAATCCGTCTCAAAATACGTTTGTTGAAAAAACAGATATTCACCCTTTAATGCCTTATATGGGTGATTCATTACTTGAAGGAAGACATGGGCAAAGTTTACGTTTTGGTAGTACTGCAAAATCAAAAAGTTCAATAGATAATAATTGGTCAACTGCGGGTACTAATGGTGATCCTATTACTATAATAAGAAATGGACAACCTACTAACGTTAGTGATAAAGGATGGATCCCTATTGTAGAAGATATATCTCAAGATTTATCTTCAATATACCTAACTTCTTATCAAAAAATTCCTTTTAGTATAGCAAATGAAAACTTTGTTTCTTATACTACTAAACCAACTTTACCTTCCCAATTCGCTAACCCTCAAATTATTCTAAATTCAAATAGAATTGTTTTAAATGCTAAAACAGATAGTATTTTAATTAGTGGACAAAATTCAGTTGGCATATCATCAAACAATAGTGTTAATATAGAATCTACAAATGAAATAGGTATTGCTAGTAAATTGGTTAAATTAGGTAGTGTAAATGCTAATCAAGCTGTTTTAAGAGGTGACGAAACCGTAGAATATTTAAAAATATTAATTACTGAATTGCAAAATTTATCTGAAGCTTTAAAAGCAGTTCAAGACTGGCCTGGAGGAGTAGCAGCACCAAACCCATTACTTTTAACCACAGCTACTTCAGCTTTACAAGTTTTTGGAACAGTTTATAATGAAATAGATAGTGTTAAATCTAAAACAGTTAAAACAGTATGATGTATTCTATAAAAGGAGTAGTTGTAAATGGGCAATCTTTAGATCCTATTAAGGGTGCTAAAGTATCTATTTCTCCTATTACATTTGTTTTTACTGATACTAATGGGAATTTTACAATTGACGGAAATATTCCTGAAAGTGGAAGTTTATCTATGACTGTAAATGCTCCTGGTTTTCAATTTACTGAACCTGCTTTGTATAAAGGGGATAATACTTTAAAAACCGATTTAGGTGTAATTCAACTACAACCTTTAATTCCTTCTTTAGCCCAAGAAAAACTTAGTTCATCTCAACTTAGTAGAGCACAAATAGAAGAACTTTCTAAAGGGAATAAAGGAGCAGATTATTTTGCTCAAGAACGTTTATCTAATCAAATAGGTACTATTAAATCAACTTTAATTCCTTCTATATTAACTATGATAGCAGGTTTTGGAATAACCCAAGTATCCAACATTAACCCAGAACAATTTACAAAATATTTAGATCAAGCAAGTTGTCCTACTCAACCTGAACTAACAGCTTTAATAAACCGAAAAAATAAATTAGTTAGACAATTAAATAATACTTTAAAATTAATAGACAATACTACTAAAGCATTAGGAGTAACTGGAGGTATTATTGAAGGGTTAGATATAGCATTTAACATACTAAAAAATCTTCCAATCCCGACATCTACTGGTGTTCCTGGTGTACCTGGTCTCCCAACTAATGTTGTGCTAGCCATTCAGGATAATAAAGACAGACTTGATAAACTCATAGGCAAATTAAGAAATATAAACACCAGTATATTATCTATTTTAGTTCTATTAAGACAAGTACTTTTACAAGCTCTTCAACTGCTTAATTTACTTGATCAATTAGTTCAAAAATGTTATCCTGATGCTGAACAAGAAAGAGTTGCTATAGAACTCACAGCTTTAACAAACACCCAATCACAACAATTATCTCCTGTAGTTGTAGATGTAAATGGATTTACAATGGGGGTTGAAACTGAAGTAACAGATAAACCATTAAAACGTAGAAGAGCAACAGCAACAAATAAACAAGGTGTTGTATTGTTAAAAGGAGAATGGTCATTTAGCTCAATTGATCAGATATTAATTGATGAACTTATATTCTATATTCAACAAAATAATTTAAAAGCCGATTAACCCTATATTTATAATCATATGAAAAGTACAGATTTTAAAAAATTAATTAAAGAAGCAGTACGAGAAGTAATTCAAGAAGAATTAAAAGAAATTCTTTTAGAAGCAGTTAGAACACCTAAAACAGTTGTTAGAGAATCAGTTACACCAAACACAATTCCTTCTCAACCTAACAATCCAACCTTTACTCCACCTGTAATGGATACAAGAAAAGCATATATGGATGTTATGAATGAGACTGCTTTAAGTTTTACATCACGTGATGCTCAAGTCCCATTTCGACCTCAAGTAAGTGACCCTATAAATGGTAATCTAGGTGCTGGTGAAGTAGGTATGGATCAAATTATGAATTTATTAAATAGTAAATAATGCCATTTAATCCCCAACAGGTTAACCCACTTGATTTAAATCCAAACGTTGCTATTGGGGTGAACTTACCTTTTAATGGTCCATCTGTTTTTACTCCTAATTATCTGACCGCTCAAGCTGTTAAAAATAATTTAATAAACTATTTTTTAACTAACCCCGGAGAATACCCATTAAATCCTACTTTTGGTGGAGGTTTAAGAGCTTTTTTATTCGATCAGATTACAGAAGGAACCTTAATAGGTTTAGAATCCAAAATTTCTTCTAACATAGCTTCAGTATTCCCTAATATTACTATTAATTCATTAGAAATCCTTCAAGATCCAGATAATAATACTTTGACAGTGCAATTAAAATATTCAATTGCCAATTCTAACGTAAACGATACTTTAACACTTCAACTTTAAGATGGCTACTACAAATAGAGATATAAGATATATTAACCGTGACTTTTCTGAATTTAGATCACGACTAATAGAATATTCTAGAACATATTTTCCCCAAACATATAATGACTTTTCCCCTGCTTCCCCAGGTATGATGTTTATGGAACAAGCTTCATATGTTGGAGATGTTTTAAGTTTTTATTTAGATAACCAATTTCAAGAAACTTTTATTCAATATGCTCAACAAACAAAAAATGTATTTGATTTAGCATATATGTTTGGATATCGTCCAAAAACAACGGGAGTAGCTCAAACAGTAGTAGATATATATCAACAATTACCTTCTAAATTAGTAGGAGGAAATTATGTCCCTGACTATGATTATGCTTTGACTGTAAGAGAAAATTCAACTATAAGTTCTCAAAATGGAACTTCATTTTTAATCCAAAGTAAAGTCGACTTTTCAGTTTCTAGTTCTCAAGATCCAACAGAAGTTACTATTTACCAAATTGCAGGTAATATACCTCAATATTATTTGTTAAAAAAGAGTAGAAATGCTATTTCTGCTACTATTAATACTGAAAATTTTACATTTGGTTCCCCCCAATCATTTCAAACAATAAACTTACAGGGCTTTAACATTATTAAAGTACTAGACATTACAGATTCTGAAGGAAATCAATGGTATGAAGTAGACCATTTAGGTCAAGAAATGGTATTAGATACTATTAAAAATACTAATATTAATGATCCTAATGCAAATGGAGATACTCCTTACTTATTAAGATTAAAAAAAGTAGCTAGACGTTTTGCAACTCGTTTTACTTCTTTATCAAACCTTCAAATTCAGTTTGGTGCTGGAGCTCCTAATGATGTTACAGAAGAAATTACTCCAAATGCAGATAATGTAGGTATTGGACTTCCATTTTCTCAAAATAAACTTACAGCAGCATATTCCCCTGTTAATTTTTTATATACTGGGACTTATGGTATTTCCCCCTCTAATACAGTATTAACAGTTAGATATTTAACTGGTGGAGGAGTTATTTCTAATATTACTGCTAATACATTAAATAGTTTAAACACTACAAGAACTAATTTTAACCAATTTAATCTTAACCCCACAACATCAGATTATATATTTAATTCTGTTTTTGCTACTAACCCTGAAGCAGCATCTGGAGGTAGAGGTGGGGACACATTAGAAGAAATCCGTCAAAATACTCTAACTCTTATAGCATCCCAACAACGTTCAGTTACTGCAGATGATTATCTAATTCGTGCTTTAAGTATGCCGTCGGATTATGGTGCTATTTCTAAAGCGTTTATTGAACAACCTAAATTAACAGATAATCAAGTTTCAACTATTGAAACACTAAATTTATACATTTTGTCTTTAAATAGTAGTGGTCAATTAGATTATGCTACTGAAGCATTAAAAAATAATTTAAGAACATACATGTCTCAATATAGAATGATTGGAGACAATATTGAAATTAGAGATGCTTTTATAATTAATATAGGTATAGATTTTGAAATTATAGTACTTCCAGAATATAATAATAATGAAGTTTTATTAGCATGTATTTCTGCTTTACAACAATATTTTGATCTAAGTAAATGGCAATTAAATCAACCTATAATGTTAAGAGATCTTTACATTTTATTAGATAAAATTAAAGGAGTTCAAACAATTAAATCTATTAATATTTCAAACAAAACAGGAACTACTTTAGGATACTCTCAGTATGCTTATGATATATCATCAGCTACTCAAAATAATGTAATTTATCCTTCATTAGACCCTAGTATATTTGAAATAAAATATCCTAATCAAGATATTAAAGGTAAGGTAGTTCCTTTATAATTTTATATTTATAATAAAATAACATAATGGCTGTTTATAAAATATTTCCAACCCAAGATACTACGTTATATTCTGCTTACCCAACAATGAATACTGGGTTGGATGCTATTTTAGAAGCTTCTAATAAATTAGATATAAGTGGAGATCCTGAAGTAGCTAGATATTTAGTTGAATTTGATCAAAATGAAATATTAGACATACGTTCTAATAAAATTGGTAATAGTCAATATAACATATACCTTAAAAATTTTATCGCAGAAGCTCAAGGTTTAAATCAAAATACTACTTTAGAAATTTTACCTTTAGCTCAATCATGGAATAATGGTACCGGATATTATTTAGATAACCCAAAAGAAGAAGATGGAGCATCCTGGAGATTCGCTAATTTTAGCGGTTCAGGAGTTTGGTCTCCTTCAGGATCGTATATAAATGCTTCTGGTCAAATATTTTACACCAGTTCATTTAGCAACATTTATGGGGGGATAGGCGGTGGAAACTGGTTTTATGATGCTTCTCAAAGTTTATATGTAGCCATAGGATTTGTACTTCCAGGATATGTTTTATCTCAATTAGCTTTTAGTGGTTCATCTCATGTTCAATTTAGTTTACGTGATATTAAAGATATAGAAGCTAATGTAACTAATACAGTTAATGCTTGGATTACAGGGTCTATTCCTAATAATGGATTTATAATTAAATTAACCGGTTCTCAAGAATTCAACACCAGTCAATATATTCAACCTATATTTAAATATTATAGTGTTGATACAAATACAATTTATCCTCCATGTCTAGAATTTAGATGGAGAGATTATTCAACTATATTAACCGGTTCAGCTACCAGTAGCATTGTAGATACTGTTGACTTAAAAATGTCCCTTTCCGAAAACCCAGGTACATTTTATCCAACTAGTAAAAATAGATTTTATGTAAATGTAAGTCCGTTGTATCCTCCTAGAGTATATCAAACGTCTTCGTTATTTACTAATTTATATTATTTGCCAACTTCTTCATACTATGCAATAAAAGACTTGGCTACTAATGAATATGTTGTTAACTTCGATGACAATTATACTCAAATTAGTTCTAATGAAAACGGAAATTATTTTGATGTATATATGAGTGGATTAGAACCTGAAAGATATTATTCTATTTTGATTAAAACTAATATTAACGGTTCTACTAAAATTTTTGATGATAACTATTACTTTAAAGTTGTAAACGGATGAGTGAAAGTATAAATCTAAATAAACAAGTATATGATAAAAGACAGTACACTAAAGTAATAGATACTTCTTTTAAACAATTGGGTGTTCAAACAATTCAAGAACAAATTGACCAACAACCAACTGTAGACGATTTTTTTAATATGTACAATGAATTATTTTATCAAATACCTGAACTAGGGGCAACTAATTCACATGAGTATTTGATTAAAAAAAGTAGTGAATATATAGCATTTGATGCTAATCAAGATGAAATAATAGCTCTTCAAAATGAAATAGCTCAATTAAGAACAGATTTACTTGAAGCCCAAAAACAAGTTATAGAATTACAAACCGGAACAACACTTACCTAATAATGGCTGCAGAAATTACACAGATAGATGCACAAGATTTTATATTTCAAACATATGGAGGAAACGATATTTCGTTAATTTCTTCTACTGAAATAGATACTACTTTAACTACTGGAAGTTATATTGAATTATTTATATATGATAATAATCAAAATATACTTTTTGAAGATTATAATTTTTCAGAATATACTATCCTTAATAATGGACAATCAGCCGGAAACAATAATTCTATTTCTCAAATAGAAGTTGACCCTGAAAAAATTCTTATTGATAATGGGTTTGATCAAGGAGAATATATTACATATTTTAATTTCTTTAATAAACAAATAGGTTCTGAACTTCAACAGTTATATATTTCTGAAATATCATCTGATAGAACTGAACTTAGGTTAGATAGTACTTCTTTAACAGATATTGATTTAGTTGAACAAACAAATAATTTTATTCAACAACGAGAAAATAGCTCATATTTTGTAGATTTTTATCTTAACTTTGGAACCAACTCATTAACCCTAGCTAATAACATTCAATTAGATGACTCAGATCCTAATAATGTTTCTATTTTAATTAAATTATATGAATCTCTTCCTGAACAATTTGATTTAAATTCTCAATTATGGGTAGTAACTTCTTTAGATAATTCTTTAGCATATCAAGTAGCATTTGAGGATCTTCCTATTATTATTACTGATACTATTCCTATAAAAGGACCTAATTTTAATTTAGACTTAAAAGATCAAGTAAACAATTCAACAGTAGCTTTAAATTATACTTCTTTAACTACTACTACTTTAACTAGTTCTTTTAATCAATTAAGTAGTTTACTAGAAGAAAAAGAAATTGATATTAACATAGACTATACAGACTTTAATAATTTTATCCACTTTAGTTCAGCTCAAACTAGATTAGAAAATTTTTATTATAAAGTATCCCTTCTTGAAAATTACTCAGCATCTATAGCTACTTTAAATAATACAATAAATAACGATCCAAATGTTAGTATTGCTATATATGAAGCATATATAAACAATATTATAACTAATTTCGACGGTTATGAATATTATTTATATTACTCAAGTGGTTCATGGGCTTGGCCTAAATCAACTTCACAACCTCCTTATCAGTTATATTTAACCGGTAGTACCCAAGTACTAAATTGGTTTGGTAGTGTTGATGAAACTTCCCCATTCTATGGTGGTATTTTACTTTCAGCATCTATATACGATGATCTTAATAAAGATTATTTATATTATGTAATACCTGAATATTTAAGAGACGATCCATCAAACAATCAATATAAATTATTTGTTGATATGGTGGGTCAATTTTATGATAATATTTGGATTTACTATAAAGATGTTACTGAAAAATATAATGCTGATAACCGTTTAGAATATGGTATTTCAAAAGATATAGTAGCAGATGCTATTCGTGATTTTGGAATTAAACTATACCAAAATAATTTTTCAATACAGGATTTATATACTGCATTTATAGGTTTAACTCCTGAAGGTGGTTTATTTCCCTTCCCTAATATTACAGGTTCACTTCCAACTCCAAGCGGATTTGAATATATTGATACCTTAATATCTGCTTCTAACGATTATATACCGTTAGACGATGTAAATAAATCGCTATATAAACGCATTTATCATAACTTGCCGTACCTGCTTAAATCAAAAGGTACCCTACCTGGTCTGCGCACGTTAATAACTTCTTATGGTATTCCTGATACTGTATTAAGAATTAATGAATATGGTGGAAAAGATAAAATCAACTCAAATGATTGGGATTATTGGCAAGATACATTTAATTATGCTTTTTATACAACAGGAAGTAATCATATTTCTTCTTCTTGGAAAGTAAGTATTGATTGGAACTCTCCGAACAATGTTCCTTCTACACTAGAATTTAGATTTAAAACAGAAGGTTTACCAACATCATCTATCCCATATTCTCAAAGTTTATGGTATAATGATAATTTTTCATCCATAGTACTCCAATATACTGGATCAGGATATTCCTCAGGTTCTTATTCAGGTTCAATTATAGATCCATATTACCAATATGCAAATTTAATTTTCTACCCAGATGCTGTAAATTTCCCTAATTCAACAGCTAGCATATATTTACCATTTTTTGATGGTGGATGGTGGTCTACAATGGTAACTAGAAACGGGGATGATTTTACTTTATATGCAGGTAATAACGTATATGAAGGAGGAGATAATGGAACCCTATTAGGTTTTTATACTTCTTCATTCATAAATGAAGATTCAACAGCCTGGCTTACAGGAAATATTTCTACTTTTGCTAATTCTAATACAGCAATTGCTGGGGGAACTTATGATTCATTCTCTGGATCTTTACAAGAAATTAGATACTATACAACAGTACTAAGTGAAAGTGTATTTAAGGATTATGTAATGAATCCTTATTCGATTGAAGGAAATTCATTAAATTCTTCTCCAAATGAATTAGCTTTTAGAGCATCTTTAGGAGGTGAATTATATACTGGATCGGTTTCGATTCACCCTAAAGTAACAGGATCATGGACTACAACAAGTTCATTTCTCCCTTCTTTAGGAGGAAATACTTTTTATATTCATGATATACCAACATTTAATCCTAATACAGAATATTTCTTTATAGATCAACCTATAATTGGTATTAAAAATGCTATTTCTGATAAAATTAGAGTAGAAGATAATACAATTCCTTCTGGAGATACATTATCTGCTTTTAGATCATTATCCCAAAATGTAGAAATTAGTCAAAGCTACACAGCAAATACTAATTTACTTGAAGTAGCATTTTCACCCCAAGATGAAATCAATGATGATATCATGGGTCAAATTGGATATTTTAACATTGGAGAATATATTGGTGACCCAAGATTTAGATCATCATCAGCATTATCTTATCCTGAGTTAGATATTTTACGAAATGATTACTTTGAAAAATATACAAAAAATTATGATTTAAATGATTTTATTCGTTTAATCAAATTCTTTGATAACTCATTATTCAAAATGATTAAAGATTTTGTACCTGCACGTACAAGTCTTGCCTCGGGTATTGTAATCAAACAGTCTATACTTGAAAGAAACAGATACCCTGAACCACAAGTAGATAACTATTCAACAATAGCATATACTACTAGTGGATCTAATAATAATGTTCCTTTTACATTTCAAAATATTATAGTTTCTGGAACTTTAACCCCAAGTTGGAATACTTACCACCCAGGAACTGTAGAAAATTTTAGTGGAGGTCCTGCAGGTGTGTTTAACCCATATAATGGTGTTTTAACTTCTCCTTATGGAGCAAATGGTATTGGACCTAATAACATATACTTTTTAACTCAAAGTTGGTCCGAAAGTATTATTACTCCCTCTGGCTCTGTAGTTATGCTACATAGTACTCAAGATGAGTTTTATAATGGTGAATTTAGTGGATCAAATTTAATAGTAACTACTCAAAGCTTAGCCCAATCATACCCATTACAAAATGTATCTTTACCTTATCAACAAGTTCTCTATTTTCCAACTTTATCAGGCTCAGTTCTTCCTTTAAATGAAATTGATGAAGCTATATTTTTTGGTAATTTTATAAATCCTGTAACATCTCCTCAAAATGGGGAAATGATGATTTTTATTGATTATGAAACATTTACGGTTCCATTCCCTGGATCTGAATATGCTGCTACATATTTTAAAATAGCTAAAATAGATTCATTAGGAAATAATAACAGTAATGTTTTAGGACAACTTGATAAAATTTTAATTTATAATTCATCTACATCACAATATATAGAATATGATTTAGATATCCTTAATGAATATCCAAGTTATTATCTATATAAAGTTAATCCTACAACATATGGAAATTTTCCATTTGTTGCAGCTGATAATAAAATTTTAGATTATACTGTTTCTGCTTCTATAACAATTCCTGAAATTATACCTGGAACAACTGTTTATCCTTTTTTACTTACAGCTAGCATTAACCCTTTAAACTACTATGATTCTTCCTCAGGAAATACTAATTTTGGATATACACCAAATACTCCATTAAATTTTACAGCAAGTTTCCTAGCTCAAACTTCTGTAGGTATAGCTACTTTAAACTTAAATTTCCAACAAATCATCCCAGGATCTATAGGATCAGGTACAGTAACTAGTCAAACATTTACTATTACAACAACACCAACTACTTATACTATTTCAGGATCATTTTATCCTGTACAAGGAAGTTCTTACTATTCTTGGGGTTTTATACCTTTTGGAAATCCCGTTACTATAACAAATGCTGAATTTTTAATTACCCAGAGTAGAAATATAAATTCTCCAAGCAGTGTTTCTAATATTGTAGAACCTTATATTACAGAACCTAATTACTATTATAGTAGTTATAATCCTATAATGAATAATATTGAAGAAGCACGATTAAATTCAATATATGAAGATATAGATTACTCAACTAATATTTTAACTCCGGTTAATTTTAATTTATTAATTAGTGGAAGTGCTCTTAAAGCAGCTGTTCAAGATTCAAATTATTCCTCTAAACGAGTAACTTTACCTCGTTATGATGGTGTAAAATCAACTTCACAACAATTAAATGTTTGGACACCTGGTGATACTGGAACTTATGGTAAACTACCAACAATAGATAGTTTAAAAAACATGGTTGCCTACTGTGATTCTATTTCAGGATGGCCTTCTGAAAAAATGAATGCCTCAGCAATTCACGTTTTATATTTAATCAAGTCTGATGGAACTGTTGTTATCCCAAATACCTCAGAAAACTCATTAGCTGATATTAAAGGAACATTTGAGTCTGGAGAAAGAATGTTAATAAATACTCAAACAATTTCCGCAGGAGGAACTCAATATAGAAATGTTATTAGAGGTGGTACTCGTATTGAGCCTATTTTATATACTCAGTTTGGTAGTTCTCCAAATGTTACATGGAATACTACAATGAGTTTTGAAGATATAGTTTTAACTGCTTCTGGTTCTGTAGGAAACTACACAGCATTGTATAATACTACTGGATCCTCAATTCAAGTTTTTGGGAATATTCCAACTAAAGTTTCATTTAGTAATGCAGTATATGGAAATACTTATTTGTCAAATAATGGATATCAAGTTACAACAGGTCCAATAGGAGATGGTGTTAGTTTATATTTAGATGCTGAGGTAAAATATGTAATAACCCAACCCTTTGGAAGTACTATTAACTATACAATAGAACTTTTTATATATAAAAATGGAAATCCCTTATTAGATTCCACTGGAAACCCTATAAGCATTCTTCATACCCCATCATATAACTCCCCAGGAAATAATGGTATTATAGATATTACTGGGGTTCTATTATCTAATACTACACTTAATATTAATGATATATATACAGTTTATATAAAATGGATTGGTAATGTTGCTGGAGGATCATTTTTTGTATTACCAAATTCAGTTTTTAAAATATATCAATCTCCTATAGCTACTTCCCCTGTTACCTCTTCAGGAGCTAATTCAATTTGGGGATGGCCAAATAAAACAACTTATCCAAATGTTATAACTTCTTCTGAAGCAACATTAGTAAACTTATATGGTGATCCTAATGTTAAAATGGTTGATATAACAGGATCCGGCTTTAACCCAGTTACATTACCTTGGTCAATAAAATATGCAGATGAATTTAGATTTGAAGGTAGAGAAGATTATGTTTATCAAGTAGGAAAAATATTTGGCCCTGCTGAAAGTGGATCAGATCGCATTACCCAAACAGGATCTATTGAAGTCCATTTTAATTATGCTCTTCCAGTTTCAGCTTCTTCTACAGTATTTAACTTAGATCACTTTTTAATTAGACGATATGTTGATGATGCTAGTTTAATTTTGATGGAAGGATATAGACCTACAAATGCCAGTGGTCCATATATAGTAAGACCTGAATATGTAGTTCCTGAACTAAACAAATCAGTAGATCAATTTATTTTAGATCTTACGCAGAAAGGGTTGATTTAATGATATTTATTACATATAATACACCTATAACAATATTAAAACATGGGATATTTAAATAATCAGGTCATAACAGTTGACGCAATTTTAACAAATAAAGGTAGAGAGCTTTTAGCAAAAAATGACGGTTCGTTTAGAATTACACAGTTTGCTCTAGCAGATGACGAAATTGATTATACTCTATATAATCCTACTCACCCTTCAGGCTCTTCATTTTATGGTGAAGCTATTCAAAATATGCCTTTATTAGAGGCATTTCCTATTGAAACTCAAATTATGAAGTATAAATTAGCTACCCTACCTCGCGGAACAGCTAAATTACCTGTACTTGATCTAGGATACTCAGCAATTACCTTAAATCAAGGAGCTGCATTATCTGTTACTCCTCAAACATTAAATTATTTAGGAAATACCCAAGCATATGAAACTAGCGGATATTCAGCTACTATTTCAGATGTCCGTTTAATGAGTACATTTACAGGAGTAGGTATTAACACAACAGCTGCAGCTTCAGCAAATGCTGCTGTTACTTCAACAACAACTTTAGGAACAAATGTATCTGTAACAGTCATTGGTTCTCAAATTAACTTAAGAGCAACTACTGTAAATACATTATTTGGTAATAATACTCAATTATCTGCTACATTAACCGTTGTAGGTTTAGATAGTGGTGCTCGTTTAACTATTCCTGTTACAATTAATAAAACAAACATTTAAAATATAAATAATGGCATTTAAAAGATTCGATCCCGAAGATTTTTTAGTAAGTAGCGATTCAATTACCTCTACACTCTGGTCAACTGGAGCTCCAACCTTAACAATATTTGAAACATCATCTATCCAAGCTGCTGGTTCTTCTGGAAATTATTACTTAAGTGTATATCAAACAGCTTCAACAGATTCAACAGCTCAAGTACAATTTGATATTGCATATGCTGATGCTTTAGGAAGTGGAAGCACATGGTATAACCCAATTGTTCCTGAGAATTCATACACTAAAACAATTTATGGGCAATACCGTTCATTAATTCTAGAAGATGAAAATGCTAGTTTTATTTTTGGAACAGGGAATAACGTATCAACAGGATCTTATTTTTGGGTTCTTTCAATTGAAAGAGCTCGTTACAAACAATCTCTTTTTCCTGGATCTTTAAATCTACAACTTACAGGACCAGGTGGTACTATTAATTTAACAGATAATTCTCTTGACAACCCAGTAAATACTTTTATAGGTTCATCTAGAGTATACCAATTAATTTCTGGATCTAATGGTACAGCAGGTTCATTACCTAATAGTGGATATGTTGCTGGATCTGGTTCATATGGTTTAGTGTTTCCTGATTTAGGAACAATTTTACTTAATCCATCTGCTATTTCTCAATCAATCCAAGTTGATGCAAGTAGATCTAATAATAGTGATGGTTTAAATAACCAAACACTATATAATGCTATTGCAGGAGCAGCTTCATTTGCTTTAAATTCCGAAGAAACCATTACTTCTGATTATGTATTTGTTAGAGCACGTAATAGTGAATTTAACTACTCAGAAAACCCATCATTTATTTCGGGTTCTACAGGTGAAGTAATTTATGATAACTTTATAAACCAACCTCAAGTTTATATTACTACAGTTGGAATGTATAATGACAGTAATGATTTATTAGCTGTTGCTAAAATGTCAAGACCATTGTTGAAAGACTTTACAAAAGAAGCTCTTGTTAGAGTAAAACTAGATTTCTAAGAATGAATGAGCGTATTCAAGTCATTTATAACTTCAGACGTTATCGTTTCACCCTTTAAGGTAAACAAATCGTTTACCTTTCAAGGCAATGAACTTACTGGCTCTAATGTAGAAATTGATAGGTATACCGGAATGAATATTCCGTTTACTCTTTGGGTTTCTGGTTCATACCCAACAGGTTATATTACTATCCAAGATGAAATTTTAGTTTACCATTCAATAAAAGAACTTTATTACTCAAATTATATTTCAGGAAGTAACGGTTCCCCAGCAAATACAGCATCATTCAATAATGATGGAACAATAACAGGGTTACCATATGAACCTAGTTATTATAATTATCTTTCTACTACTTTAAACCCAAATAGATATTTCCCAACAGGATCAAATGATTTAATAGGAGTAATTTCAATCCCTTCTAATTTATTCGGAGAATATTTAAAACCAGGATCCATAAGTTTATCCAACGGAACTAGTATTCTTACAGATGATGGAGAAGGCAATTTAATTTCAGGATCTTTAAAATTTGGAGATGTAATATATGAACATGGAATGATCATTTTAACCAATGACGGAGCCCCAGGTTTAAGTGGTTATGGGTTTGGAACTTATGGAAATATTTTATACGATTACAATGACGTATCTTTTATTAAAAGTTTTATAACATCTTCAAATGTAACTTGTTCATTTGAAAGTACTATAACAATATACGAAGCTCAATATAAGTGTACTTTAAGAGAAAATGAATTTAATTTTTCTCAAAACCCAACTATAGTTTCTGGAAGTGCAAACAGTGGAGTTATATATGATTTTGCAACTGGTTCTTATTTTTCACCATATGTGACAACAGTAGGACTTTATAATAATAATTACGAGTTAATTGCTGTAGGAAAACTTGCTCAACCTTTACCAACTTCTGCTGTTACTGATACAACTATATTAGTTAATTTAGACATGTTATCATGATTTGGTTATACAAAAAACAGGAAATTGAGGATATTTCTCAATTTCCAAACAACACCTATGGATTTATCTATAAAATAACCCATATACCATCAGGTAAATCTTATATTGGTAAAAAAGTACTTTACTATAATAAAAAAGCAAAATTAACTAAAAAAGATCTTGAATTATATGAAGGTACAGTTGGTAGAAAACCATCTTACAAAATTGTAACTTCTGAATCTGATTGGAAAAAATATTGGGGTTCAAATAAATTATTACTTGAACTGCTTAAAACAGAATCAAAAGAAAATTTTACACGAGAAATTTTAGTTACTTGTCCAAACAAAAAGCTTTTAACATATTACGAAACTCAATCTTTATTTATTCATAGAGTGTTAGAGGAATCTAACTTATATTTCAACGATAATATTTTAGGTAAGTTTTTTAGAAAAGACTTTGATATTTAAAAGATAGGTCATATCTTCTATTTATGGTAAATGAGTTATTAGTTAATCTGGTAAATTCTGTTTTAGGGGCAGGAAAACGTACCGCTAGAGGAAATCAATCCTATACCTGTCCATTTTGTCACCATTCCAAACCAAAACTAGAAGTTAATTTTACCGAAAACAAAGAAGGAGTAAATCAATGGGCTTGTTGGGTATGTGGTAAAAAAGGTAAAACCATTAGAAGTTTATTTAAACAAATCCAAGTTGATGCCTCTTACTTCCAGGAACTAAGTAAACTTGTAAAAAATGTTTCTGTAGAAGATATAGGAGAAGTAAAACAAACTTTACTTGAACTACCAAAGGAATTTAAAACCTTTATCAACAATAAAGATATTGTAGCAAAACATGCTCTAGCATATCTTAAAAAACGAAATGTATCTAAACACGATATTTTAAAATACAATATTGGATACTGTGATTCAGGCCAATATAATAACATGGTTGTTATCCCATCATATGATAGTAACGGTAGATTAAATTATTTTACCGCGAGATCATTTGAGAAAAATCCTTACATCAAGTACCGCAACCCTGAAACATCTCGCGATATTATACCGTTTGAGTTGTTTATTAACTGGGACTTACCTATTATACTATGTGAAGGTCCATTTGATGCAATGGCTATAAAACGTAATGTTGTACCATTATTTGGTAAAAACATTCAATCAAATTTAATGAAAAAAATAGTTACTTCTAAAGTACAAAAAATATATATTGCATTAGACAACGATGCTATTTCAAAAGCCCTTGGTTTCTGTGAACAGCTTTTAGACATTGGAAAGGAAATTTATTTAGTAGAACTCCAAGGAAAAGATCCTAGTGACATGGGTTTTGAAGACTTTACCAAATTAGTACAAACAGTTTCTCCATTAACACAATATAAACTGATGGAGAAAAAATTATCTATAATATGAAAAAACGTAACATTAAGCACGTTAATAACCGTATCCTTGAAATCTCAGAAGATGCTCAACAAATTACTCTTCCAGATTCTAGATACTACAGACGAAATGGTGAATATTACCCATCAATCACTCACGTGTTAGGTTCTTACCCAAAAGGTAAACATTTTGAAGAATGGTTAAAAAACATGGGTCGCTCAGCTGATTACATTGTTAGAAAAGCTGGTGAAGATGGAACTAAAGTACACGAAATGATTGAAGAGTATTTAGAAGGTAAAGAAATGAACTTTTTAAATGAAGCTGGATACCCACAATACGATCCTAACATTTGGCAAATGTTTTTACGTTTTGTTGATTTTTGGGAAACTTACAAACCTGAATTAATTGACCAAGAAATTCATCTCTATTCAGATACCCTTAAAGTAGCAGGTACAACAGATTTAGTTTGTAGAATTGATAACTCTTTATGGATTATTGACCATAAAACATCAAATCACATCCAGACAACTTATGAATTACAAGCAGCAGTTTATGCTCATTGTTATGAAGAATGTTTTGGTGTTAAACCTGATAAAACTGGTATTCTATGGTTAAAATCTTCTAAACGTAAAGGTTCAAAAGATAAAATGCAAGGTAAAGGATGGGAAATGATTTTACCATCTCGCACACAAGAAGAAAATATTGAAATTTTTAAAACAGTAAAACGTTTATTTGACCTAGAAAACCCAAATGAAGCGCCTATATTTACTGAATTTAAAACGAGTGTTAGGAAAGAGATGTAATATGTATGATTATGATAAGTCTAGTTCAATTATTGAAGGAGGTACAAGGAAATCCTAAAGCTATATTTTTAGCTGGCCCTGCAGGAAGTGGAAAATCTTATATATCCTCTAAACTTATCCCTAATACATTTACAGTTATCAATTCAGATGACACTTACGAAGAGTTATTAAAAGCAAATGGGCTTGGTTTAAAACAAAAGAATTTTACTCCCGATCAATTATCTCAAGCATCTAAACTACAAGCTCAAGCTAGAAAAGTTACTCAAGATAAATTTGAAAAACTAATTGCAAATAAAGACCACGTTATTTTAGATGGTACTGGTGGTGCTTTAGCTCCTCTTACTAAGAAAAAACAACAACTAGAAGATTTAGGGTATGAAACGTTGATGTTAATGATCTATGTTTCTCCCTTAGTTTCACTTGAACGTAACCAACAACGTGACAGAAGCCTAATGCCTGGAATTGTATTACGTAATTGGAGAGATGTAAATAAAAATATTGGAACATATCAACAAGTGTTTGGTAATAATTTTATCTTATTAAACAACAATCCAAAAGACGCTAAACAAGAATTTAACACTGATTTACTTGAACCGTTCCTTCAAGCATCTACTGCTATAGGTAAACCTAAAACTCCTGAAGAACAAGCAAAATCAGATGCTAAAAAAGCTCAATTGAACAAAGATATTGAATCTATGGTTAATCAATTACCTGAATTTGATACCCTAGATACAGCTAAAAATAAAATAGATGAATTCGTTAGTTAAAATACTTATACAGCCTATATTAGAGGCAGAAGGGCAAAAAGGTATTGCTCTTATTCCTGGTGGATTTAAACCACCTACAGTAGGTCACTTTGCATTGGTTGATGAAGTAGCTAAAAACCCTAACTTTGAAAAAGTAATCGTTTTAATTGGCCATAAAAACCGTGATGGTGTTTCTAAAGAGGAAAGTAAAGCAATATGGGATATTTACAAAAAATACTTACCATCTAACGTTGAAATTAAAATAGCAGAAAATTCATCCCCTATTTCGGATGTTGCCTCTATGATTAAAAATACCCCAGATACATTTTTCTACCCAGTAGTAGGTATCCGAGGTGAAATGGATTTAGGTGATTTAAAACGTTTTGATAGTTTAAAAGGAAAATACCCTAACTTTAAAACTATTGTTATCCGATCAGAAAGTAGTGATGATAGGGTTAGTGGTACAAATACACGTGCTGCTTTAATTGGTGGTGAAAAAGAAAGATTTCAATCATATCTTCCAACTCAACTTTCACAAGAAGAAAAAGATAAAGTTTGGTCTATTTTAACAAAAACCCCTATTCAAGAATTTGTTACACAATCTGAATTAGATGATGTAGAAAAAATAGCTGATGAATGGTTTGAGGATTATGGAATAGATGTTCAATTCACTAAACATTTTATAGAACGAGTAAATGATGAACGCAATGGAAAACCTATTTCTGCTGAAGAATTGGAAGATCTATTTACCCAAACAGCAGAAAAATACGGAGAAAAATTAGCTAACCTCCCAGATGATTATCAAGCGGTATTACTTAAATTACGTAACGATATTAACTTACCATTTGCTCTAAACTATGATGAGAAAAATGATGAGATGGATTTAGTTGCTAAAACTGTAATGCGTAAGAAAAATTTTCAAACATCTAACCCGAAATTAGCTTTACAGGAAATGTATGTTGAACCGAGTGAACATGATTACCCTAAACTAATCAAATCACTTACTGAATTTATGTTAAATAAAGGCATGAATATTCGTCCTTTACCTAAAGTAAAATTTGTAAATGATGATGTTGAAAATGCTAGAAATTTCTTCGGTAAAACAGCATACTATGACCCGAATAACCGCGTTATAGTACTTTACACAATGGATCGTCATCCAAAAGACATTATGCGTTCATATGCGCATGAAATGATTCACCATATGCAGAATTGTGAGGATCGTTTAGGTAATATTACAACTCAAAACACAAACGAAGAAGGTGATTTACCTGAAATAGAAAGAGAAGCATATGAAAAAGGTAATATGATGTTTAGAGGATGGACAGATACTATTACTGAAGGTGTTATTAAAGAAGAAGATGATACCGATGTACTTTCATACCCTAGCACATTTAAACCAGGTGTAAATATTTTAGTTATTTTCAAAGAAAATGAAAACTATCCAAATTTAAAACCATATTTTGACGAATATGGGTATGGTTTCTATTACCCAAAAGATAAAACAATAATCATTGATGGTGAAACTTTTGTAGATTCAGACTTGGATTTTAATGATTTAAAATTTGTTGAAGCACACGAAGTAACACATTTACTTTTAGGACATACAGGACCATATTCTGAAGATGATGAAATGGATGCTGATTTAGGGGCATATGTTTTATTAAAAGATAAAGGTTTACCTACTGACAAGTTAGTAAAAGAATTTAAAAATAGACATGGGGTTGATTTTAGTGAAGAACTACTTGAACGTGTAAAAGACCTTTTGTAAATTTATCAAAAACTCTAATTTTAAACAATGCCAAATTTATTAGATTTATACGAAGCAATTAAACCAAAATATATTATTTTTTGTGATATGGATGGTGTATTAGTTGACTTTGACAAAGGATATAAAGATTTAACTGGAATTTCTACTAGCCATGCTAATACACAAGGTAGAGATGAATTTTGGGATCTATTTAAACGAAGTTTAGAAGAAAAAGGAATGTCCGAATACGAATATTGGGCAAATTTAGATTGGCAACCCGGAGGAAAAGAACTTTGGAGCTATATCAAAAAATATAACCCATACATTCTAACAGCTCCTTCATTAAACCCAGAATCCAGAGAAGCAAAAAACGATTGGGTTCAACGTTTAGACAATATGAAAAAAATCTACTTTAAACCTGCTAAATTTAAATCTGATTTTTCTGGAAAAAATCGTATACTTATAGACGATAGAAAAGACACTATCGACAGATGGAATGCAGCAGGAGGAATAGGAATTTTACATACATCAGCAGAGGATACTATCAAACAATTACAAAATTTAGGTCTATAACATGTCAGATAACGTTTTAAAAAAGCAATTTGTAGAAAAAGACGTTCAACGTCTCCGTAACCTTGTTCAAGGTAAATACGGTAATCGTTCTACAATGGGTATAGGTTATACAGGTGAAACTCAAGAAGAACATAAAGAAGGTGATATTTGGGAAGAAAGAGGTAAAACTTGGACTATCCGAGATGGTATAAAAGAAAATGTTACTAAACTTGATAGTTTTAAAAAAGCAGCAGTTCCTTTATTTTGTCCAAAATGTAAACAAGTAATGGACAAACAATTAGATCCCTTTTATTTTAAAGCATACAACGAATGTTTAGACTGTAGAACAGTTACAGAAACTCAAATGAAAATTTCTGGTACTTGGGAAGATTATAGAATTAAAACACATAATGCTGAAATTGATCAGCAAATAGAAGAATATAAAAGTTGGTTTGAAAGTATTCTGAATAATAAAGCTAATAGTTTTATTTCAGAACATGGTGAAGTACAAAAATGGGTTGGTGGAATAGACAAAGAGCGCGCTCAACAGTCTTTAGATGAAGTAATAGAATATTTAAATTCACTTAAAAAATGATGACAACAACTACCACAGTAGCAGTTACAATAATTGTAGCTTTAATTACAGCAGTAATAGGTCCTATTATAGTTAATTGGGTTAAACTTAAAATGGAGAAAACTGATAAAAAAGCTCCGATGCGTGAAGCCCTTGAAACTTCTACTTTAATAGATGGACAATTAGAAGCTATAATGAATGAATTAGAATGCGATAGAGTATGGTTAGCCCAATTCCATAATGGAGGTCATTTTTACCCTACAGGAAAATCAATCCAGAAATTTTCTTTTTTCTTTGAAAAAACATCCCCAAATACCCCCCCTATTCAACATACTTTCCAAAACATTCCCGTATCTTTATTTCCTAGAGTTCTTTCTAAAATATATAGTGACAATGAGATTTCAGTTGAAGATGTAAGTGTAGCAGAAGATACTTTAGGATTAGAATATTTAACTACCCAGTTTGGTACTAAATCTATGTGTATGCTTGGTGTGTATAGTTTAGACGATCATTTAATAGGTGTATTGGGTGTATCTTATAAAGAACCACATCATATGGTAAGAGATGAATGGTCTTTTGTAAGACAGAAAGTAGGAGCGATAGGAACATTACTTTCCGAATATTTATACGCAAATAATAAAAAATAAAATGGACAATTTTGACTTAAAAAAATTCTTAAAGGAAAATAAATCCCTTGAGAATTTAAATCCTTCATTTAAAGCCCTTAACGAAAATGAGTCTCGTGAAGAAAGAGCTGACGTAGACAAATACGAATACGAAAAAGGAAAAAAAGCAGGTAAGCGTGAAGAAATGAAAGCAAAAATCAAAGAAATGATTGTTGCTGAACTAGAAGGCGAAACAGCAACAGACATGATGGACCCAGTTTACGAAGGAGATCCTGGAGAAGAAGAAGCAGAAATGATGGATGCTGCGGCTGACGGAGGATTTTTAGATGAAGCTAAAAAAGATAAAGAAGAAGACGTTGAAGACGTTGAAGTAACTGATACAACTGAAGAAGTACCTGCTGATGAAGCTCCTGCTGATGAAGCACCTACAGACATAGCTGGTGGTTTAGAAGACATTTCTGCTGATATGAAAGGTACTGAAGGTGATTTGATGGATGCTTTAATGAAAGCATTTAAAATTGCTAAAGGAATGAACAATGAAAAACTTGAAACACAAGTCGGAAACACACTTAAATTTTTCGTTAGCGAATATATTGGAGGTGGAGAAGGCTAATATTTAATAATCTATAAATAATAAAATTTATGAACACAACAGAACTTTTAGACGCAATTAAAGAACAAGTTGTTATTATGGAAGCTGAGCATGCTAAAACATCAAAAGCAGCTCGTGGACGTGCACGTAGTGCAGCCAATAACATCAAAAAACTTGCAGCTGAATTCAAAAAGACATCAACTGCAGAAGACAAGGCTTAAGAAATGAAACTACATGAGGCATTTTCACCAGAAGAATCTAAAAAAATCTATGACAACTTTTTGGCAATCGTAAACGATCCAAAACGTAGAGATAAATTAGTAAGAAAACATGGTAAAAATGCCGAAAATGTGGCTTATGGTACTGCTGTTAATCAAGTAAAAAAACAAGCAGCCAACAACATTGAAGAACCACAACCTGAAGAAACAATGGAAAATAGCAAATTAAGAGAAATGGTTAGAGCTGCTTTAACAGAAAAAGCTAAACCAGATTTTTTAGATCTTGACAAAGACGGAGACAAAAAAGAGTCAATGAAAAAAGCTGCTCAAGATAAGAAAAAAATGCAAATGGAAGATATGGATCTAGGTCATGAAGATGATGAACCAAATATGATCAAAGCAGACCTTTACCAAATTGGTAAATATGCTATGGAACTTTATAAAATGGTTGATCAATTTGACAATGGCCAAGAAGTTGATTTTCCTCATTGGTGGCAGTCAAAAATTATCACTGCTAAAAATATGATTTCTTCAGCAAAACATTACCTTGAGTTTGAATTAAAAGAACCAGAACTTAATGCTATGGTAGATGTAGCTTCTGAAGAAGGTGCTATTGACGAAATGTCAAAAAAGCAAGTTAAAAAACGTGGTGAAATTTATGACGCTTTAAAAGCTCAAGGTATGTCTGATGAAAAAGCAGGACGCATTGCTACAGCTAAAGCACAAAAAATTAAAGAAGCTATTTTAGCTAAACTTAAACAAAAATAATGACACGCGAAGAACTTGTAAATAGACTCAAAGCTTTATCAAAGCAGGTGTACTCAAATATGACAGTAACACCTGAAGAGGCAGTTCAATATGATGAACTGACAAAGTTTCCTGAGCTTAAAAAAGTTATCGTTGATTTATTAACCCCAGAATATGATAGCTTTTTAGCTTCAATTGATTGGGTTGCACCACGTCCTACTACATTCCGTATTAACTTACAAAATGGTCAAATGTTTTATTTGATCTATGGTAAACGTAGTTGGATTGCACAAGTAGAAGGTAAAAAATATTACCTTTTAAATTTACCTGAAGAAGAAAGAGCAGCACAGTCTATAGCAAATATTTTACGTTATGGAGCAAAAGAAGAAGCTGGAACAGAAGGTGGAGAACTTGATTTAGGAACTGAACCAACCCCACCAGCTGAAGAAACACCAGCAGAAACTCCAGCAGAAACACCTGAAGCATAATGGATATTTTAGAAAAGTTTTTATATAGTATAGCTTACAAGTTTCCTAAAGGGTATCCTGATATGAAAAATAAACAGGATATACTGTTATTAGAGCGAGAATTATTTAAATATAATATCGACTTAAGAGAAGGAACTAAAGCAGCTAACACCCGTAAAGCAATTGATGCTATTGTTAATTCTAAAGAAGGTAAAGAGGCTGGATTGTCTAAAATGGCCAATGATTATAGAATAGGTAATATCAATAAAATAGATAAAGATAAATTTCTTGAAATTTTAAACAGTGTATTTGGTTCACCTAAAGTTAAAGTATATGGTCCTAAAGAAGGACCTAATGGTAGTTCAAAATACAACATGTTTGAATTTGATTTAGAAGGTGAAGGTCAAGTACAAATCACTTTAGCCGGTGGAGCAAATGAAGGTGAAAAATATGAACAAGGCTTACTTGAAAAATTACAATCAGCGGCTGGAAATTCTTTAGATTCAATAGAAGACCCTGAAGTAAAACAAATTTTTACTACTTTAGACATTGATCCATCTACTATAACAGCAGAAAATATTAAATTTGCAGGTGCATCCGATACTTCAAGACAACTTTCATTTGAAGGTCCTAAAGAAATAGGCACAACTATTGCAGATATAGTAATTACAACACCAAAAGGACCATATTATTTATCTATTAAAAATGTAGGTGGTTCTGCAATTTATAATGGTGGAAATATACCATTTATTGTATTCGATAAAGAAGGTAAAGTAATATTTGATAAATCAAAGTATGGTGATAATCCATTGTTTCAAGAAATATTTGATATCTTGAATATTGATTCTCAAAGAATAGCAGATGGGTTAAACAATTATATTAACCAAACAGGTACACCAAATAATTGGGAATCTGTTAGTGGTGTTGATTTAGATAAAGTTAAAAAATTATTAGCTTCATCTTTTGGATACGGCTATTGGTATGTTAGAGAAAAACCTGGAGGAAAATTATTTATTTACCATGTAGCAACCCCAGAGGATGCCTATAAAATGGTAGGTGACTTAAGATCTGATTCAGTTAAAGTAAAATACCCTGGCCCAACAACAAAAGTTTTAGAAGTTCGAATCGAAACAGATAGTGAAGTGTTAGAAGGTGGAAAAAAAGTACCTTTAGTTTACCAAATTGTAGCAAGAAATGCTTCAGGTAAATTACTTCCAATGAGAATGAACATTAGAACTAATAAATAATATTTATAGTCATGGAACGTCTACGTAAACTTATAAAAGAAGTATTATCTATTCCCTCTAAAAAGGACAAGTGCAATTGTGGTTGCCACGATTGTAACAATGTAGGTAATGTTGGTGTAGTACTAAACGAAAGTATAGCACCTAAAGAAATATTATCGGAAAATCTGCGATATCACGTGGTAAACAAATTACCACTTACTGAAAACACGTTCCGATATGGTTCGGAATCGTTCCTTAATTTATGGGCAGAAGCTCGCGCTTTATATTTACGTGAAATTATTCATGTAAACGATGATGATAAAGAAATTTTAGAGGAAACTGACTTAGGTAACTATGGTTTATATGAAGGTGTTAAAGTACCTTTAGATTTACTTTTGCTTGAAAACGAAGAACTTGAAGAAGCTGAAGGTAAAAAGAAAAATCCCCCAATTGGAAAACCAAAACGTGGTGGATCTAAAAAATTCTATGTTTATGTTAGAAAACCTGGAGGCGGAATTAAAAAAGTATCTTTTGGAGATACAACAGGCCTATCAGCCAAAATAAATAACCCAGAAGCACGTCGTGCATTTGCAAAACGTCATGACTGTGCCAATAAAAAAGATAGAACAAAAGCATCTTATTGGTCATGTCGTTTACCAAGATATGCTAAATTACTTGGATTAAAATCATCTTTTTCTGGATTCTGGTGATGACTAGGTTAGAAAAACTTATTAACGAAGTTCTTTCTGAAGAAAAGAAAAAACGAGACAGATGTCTTCGTATTGCAGACCGCAAATTTGACAAACCATCTGCTTATAAATCCGGCGCTGTAGTTAGATGTCGTCAAGGTAAAATTTGGAAAGATGTTAAAGAAGCAGATGACCCTCAAGCAGGTAAAGCTACTCCTTACGGATCAGGATATTCTAAACTAAAAGATATAATTAGAGAAATTTTACAAGAAGACGAGTCTTTAAGAAAATGGTTTAGTCGTAAAGGTGCACCTGGTAAAAAAGGTGGATGGGTTGACTGTAATGCACCTATTAGAAAAGATGGTAAAATAACAGGATATAAAGCATGTGGACGTGAAAAAGGAGAAAAACGCTCAAAATATCCTTCATGTCGTCCTACACCTGCTCAATGTAAAACACCTGGTAAAGGTACTAAATGGGGTAAAACAAAATAATATGGACAATTTTGATTTAAAAAAATATTTAGCTGAAGGTAAATTATATGAAGCTGCTATGGCTTGCCCTTTACCTACTCAAGATTTAGAACTTAACACTCGAAATAGAGACTCGGCTATTAAAGCAGATTACATTAAATATGGTCCTTTAAATGTTGATGAACCTGGAGATTATTGGGACAAATTAGCAGAACATTGGGATACAACAGTTGAAGCTGCTAAACAATCTTTATGTGCTAATTGTGCTGCATTTGATATCTCTCCAAGAATGGAAGATTGTATGCCTGGACCATTATCAGATGAAGATGGTAGATTAGGATATTGTTGGATGCATAGTTTCAAATGCCATTCAGCTCGTACTTGCAGAACATGGGCTAAAGGTGGTCCTATTGTAAGAGATGGTATATCTTATGAATGGCAAGAACGTAAAGGAGAATGATTAAACTTATAGACATATTAAAAGAAACCTACCTAGGTGGAGGAGAACAAGGTAAAGTATACGCTATAGATAAAAATAAAGTTAAAAAACAAAGTAACTTTTCAGATGGTTTTACCCAAGATGAATTATATTTCTATAACCAGTTTAATAAACACCCTAATATATTTCCTAAAATATATGAATTAACTAGATCATATGTTATTATGGATAGATTATACGATATACCTGATCTTAATAATATTTTAAATTATTTAGAACAAATTAACATATGGCGAGATAAAGATCCTATGACAATGATTTATTACTTATTAAAAGATAATAATTTATCTGAAATAAATGCATTATTAGATAAAACAAAAGATAATAAAACTGTATATAATTCTCTTTTAAAATATATCAAATTTACCAAAAATGTATTAGATGTATTCCCTAATAAACCTATTGATTTTCATACAGGTAATATCGGAATAGATGGTAATGGAAATCTTAAAATTTTTGATTTAGCAATATAAAAATGATTAAACTATTAGACATATTAAATGAATCTAAACAAGTAGGACCTTTATATCATTGGACAGATATATATAATTCTTATAATATTATAAATGATAATTTTTTAAAAGGATACCTAACAGATACTTTTAAATCTCAACCCGCTATCTCATTTACACGAAATAAAAATTTTCTCCAAACAAAACCTAAACTAAGAAACCGACCAGAAATATGTTTTGTTGTAGATGGGGATAAATTATCTAATAAATATAAAATTCAACCATTTCAAGACCCTAAAATTAAAAAAGATGAAATGGAAGAAAAAGTACTAACAGATGGTATTGATAATTTTTCAAATTATGTAATTAAAATAATAATTCCTAAAAAGCGATTTTCCCCTGGCAAAAGCGCATATGACTATAGTACTGATCAGTATGATAATAAATTTAAAGGAGTGGGAGGTAAGGGGTTTTTTGGGGATATAAAAAATTATATCAACTGGTTAGAAAGTAAAGGTTTTAGTAATTTTGAAATAATATGACCCCATACACTGACATAGAAGTTACAGACAAATATATCTAACGTGAGTAAAAGAAATGATTAAACTTGTAGACATATTAAAAGAAATAGTATCTAAAGAACCAAAAGCATTTGGATCTAGACATATAATATATCCTTCTCAAATACACCCTGACAAAATTATTAAAACGGCTAAAACCAACCCAGAATATGGTGGAGATGAATATAATACTCTTGATTTAGATTCTATAGAACTCTTTCAAAAACACCCAGATATTTTCCCAATTGTTTATAAAGTAACTGATAAATATATAGTTTTAGAAAAATTAGATGATATCAAACCATCAGATGAGTTAGAAAATCTTTATAATCAAGTAATCAAATCAAATACTGAATTTAGTGAATACATAACAGATAAATTTACTGGTTATGATAGGGGAAGTGATGAATTTTCTACCGATATATATGAATATATAACAGAAGAAGATAAACTCCCATCAGATTTTAATGAGGTATATTCTAAAATAAAAGACGGAGAATTACTTAAAAAATATGTTTCATTTATATTTAAAGTAATACAACTATTTTCACAACATTTAGATATTCATAATGAACAATTTGGATATGATTCTAAAGGGAATCTAAAACTACTTGATATTTAATGCATCCATACACAGACATAGAAGTTACAGACAAATATATTATTCGTGAATTCAACGAAAATATAGATCCAATTGAACTGTTATGGCATCGTGATGATGAAGACAGAACCATTGAAATTATAGAAGATACAGATTGGCAACTCCAATTAGACAATCAGTTGCCTACCTCACTTAAAGAACTTATATTTATACCAAGACACGAGTGGCATCGTGTAATAAAAGGAACAGGAACATTAAAGTTAAAAATACATAAATCGTGAAAAAATCTGATTTAAAAGAACTTATTCGTGAAGAACTTAAAAAAGTATTGAGTGAAGATGTTGCTCCTATCAATGATTTGAGTGATGCAATTAATTTTCTTAATAATAATAAAAGTGAAATTTTTCAAATAGCAGACCAATACAAAGAAGATCGTTTAGGTATGCAGAAAGCATTCGACAATTTCTTATCCCCTTATATTGAAAATACCCCAGAAATGATTGTTGATAGACTTAAAGCAGCTATTGGTAAAGCAATAGGACAAAGAAACATTGCTGCTAATCCTGAATTATCAGCTATTTATGACAAATTAAAAAATGTAAAAGGACTTACTAAACCTTAAAAACATACAGACAGATTCATAGCCTGTCGATTGAAAAAAATTTTAGGAGCTGTGGCCCAATCTTTGGATTGGGTCACTTTTTTTTGTATATTAAAGTAATAAAAGTTATGAATATATTTTATATTAATGAAGATCCGATTATTGCTGCTAGGGAGTTAGCAGATGATCATATTAGAAAGATGCAAATTGAATGTGCTCAAATGTGTTGTGTTGCTCATTGGGTAAACGGTTCAACAGCACCATACAAACAATCACATACAAATCATCCTTCTACAAAATGGACACGAGAATCTATACAACATTATAGATGGCTTGTAGCACATGGTTTAGAAATTTGTAACGAATTTGAAAAACGATATGGTAAAAAACATAAAACTCAAGATGTACTCGAATGGCTTCGAGACAATGAACCAAATTTACCTGACAATGGATTTATGGATCCCCCTCAGTGTATGCCTGATGAATTTAAATTAGAAAATGCTATAGAAGCATATAAAAATTTTTACATTAATGATAAAGTAAAAATTAAAAAATTAGATTGGAAAAAATTAAACAATAAACCAGAATGGGTTGTGTAATATGTATAATGTGTAATTAATATAAAATGAAAAAACAAATTATATCTGAAGAATTTAAACGCATGCAAAAGCTTGCAGGTTTAATTAATGAAGCATTTAATTCATTTTTAGATACTGAAGAAGGTGGATATATGAGAGAATACATTGATGATGTAGTTGAAGATAGCATGGGTGAACCTGAATCTTTAGATTTAAGATATCGTTCTGATTTTGATATAGCTTTTGATTTAGCATTAACTAAACTTAAAAAAGATCAACCACAGCTAGATTTTGATTCTATTGAAGCAAATAAAGAATCATTCTTTTAATAAATGAATATATAGACTAGATCTATAGCCTAGTCGCTTAAAAAATATTTTTGGAGTTGTAGCCCGATCCTTGGATTCGGGCTTTCTTTTTTGTATATTAAAAAATAATTTAAACATAAAATGGATAAAAAAATAGTAATTGTAGGAGCAGGTGTAGCAGGCGTAAACGCTGCAACAAAATTAGTTGATAATGGATATCCTGGAGAACTTATCACCATAATTGATATGGGTAAAGATCCATACAATAGAAAACCTGAAGAAGTAATGACAGGATTTCTAGGTGCTGGAGGATGGAGTGATGGTAAATTAACATATCATACAGCAATTGGAGGTCAATTATCTAAATATTGTGGCGAGGAAAAAGCAATGGAATTGATGGATCAAGTTATCACTAATTTCAAACGTTTCCACCCTAAACCAGAAGAAGTACAATGTTCAAATCCTGAAGAAGAACCTGAATTTATTAAACCATATTTCGGTTTACGCTTATTCCCAGTATGGCACGTTGGTACAGATTACCTATCTGAAATTGCTAAAAATTGGTACGATTATTTAGTATCTAAAGGTGTAAACTTTAAATGGGAAACTAAAGTAACTGATATTAATTTTGAAAAAAATACTTTAGGATATTCTCATATGCCTATTAAATTAGGTAAATTAAAATCTTTAAAATATGATAAACTTATTTTTGCAGTAGGAAAATCAGGTATTGATTTCGCCCAAGAATTAGCCAACCAATATGAACTCCCAGACGAACCTAAATCAGTACAAATTGGAGTTCGATTTGAAGCACCACAAAAACACTTCCAAAAACTAATTGATATTTCATATGACTTTAAGTTGTATAGAAAATTTGATGATAAAGGTGTTTCATTACGTTCATTTTGTACAAATAATAATGCTGCTTATGTTGCTGTAGAAGAAACATATGGAGATCACAGTTATAATGGTCACGCTAAAAAAGATGAGCGTTACAGAAACGATATGACAAACTTTGGTATCTTGATGGAAATTAATGGTATTGAAGATCCATTTACTTGGTCACGTAATGTAGTTTCTAAAATACAATATTCATCCCCTTTCCCTATAGATTTAGACTACCCAGAAGGTACTAGAACAGGATTATATTACAGTCCATCACGTCAACCATCAACCACATCTGAAGGTAATGAAGTGAGTGCAAAGCAAATTAGTTTAGATGCTTTAACTCATGTTGTTGAACCTGCTATGGAAGGTTACTTTAAATATGTTTGGGATTTTATCCAAGATATGAAAAAAGTATTCCCAACATTGCAAGACGATTGGGGTATTTACATTCCTGAAGTAAAATATTTGTCACCTGAACCGTTAGTAAACTATAAAGATCTTAGTTTAACAAAATATTCTAACGTACATTTCGTAGGTGATGCTTTAAGTGCTAGAGGAATTACAGTATCAGGTGCACAAGCAATTTATGTAGCAGAAAATTTAATTAAATAAAAAGTTATGAAAATAGGTCTTTGTGGAACAATTTCAGTTGGTAAAACAACATTAGTTAATGCATTAAAAGAATTACCTGAATTTGCTGGGTATGAATTTAAAACAGAACGTTCAAAATATTTACGTGATTTAGGTATTCCACTAAACACTGATTCAACATTAAAAGGTCAAATAGTGTTTATGGCTGAACGTGCAAGTGAACTTATGTTAGATGATATGATAACAGATAGAACTATAATTGATGTTATGGCGTTTACACGTTTAGCTAAATCAATTCCATACTTTGTAGCAGATGATTTTAACGATGCTGTATCTCATTTACTTCGCGAATATGATTACATATTTTATGTTTCACCTGAAGGTGTAGAACTTGAAGATAATGGAGTACGTGTTGTAAATGCTGAATACAGAAAAAAAATTGATGAAGAAATACAACAACTTATCACTAAACATAAAAGCAAATTTAAAAACTATGCTGAATTATCGGGTACTACCGAGGAGAGAATACAGAAAGTTAAACAAGTAATAGGTCTCTAATATTTATAAATAAAATTAAATAATGAAAACATCCCGTTTACTTGAAATCATACGTGAAGAAATTTCAGCAGCTTTAAGAGAAGGTGAAGCTGAAGACAAATTAGCTAAAGATGCCCAAGTCAGAGCAACTGATTTAGAAATTAAAGCTTTACAAAAGAAAAAAGCTGAATTAATGAAAACAGGTGTAGCTGAAGCTGAAGACCTAAATGAAATCCCAGATTTTGGTGGTAGATTTGATCAACAAGTAGCAAAAAAATATGGTGAAGATAAAACATTAGAAGATGCTACAAAAGATATCACAGATGAAATCCTTAAAGATATGGGTGTTACTCGTGAAGATCTTAAAAAAGACGAAGATAAAGCAAAAGAAGTACTTAAAGCTATTCGTTCTAAAGTAGTTGGTAAAAACCAAGATCCACGTGTTAAAAAAGCATTAGAAAAACAAACAGAATTTGATGATTCTGGAAATGCTCTTCAAGCAAATCAAACTAACAATGCTATTTTAAAAGCTTTAGGTTTAAAAGAACCTGGACAACGTGGTAGAAAAGCATCTGAAAAACCATCTGAAGAAAAACCATCTAAAGCTGAAAAAGCTCCTAAATCAAAACCTGAACATAAAAAAGTAGAAGCAGAAGATGATGAAGACAAAGAAGCAGCTAAAGCAGCAAGCAGTGATGAAACAGCAAAAGAATTAGGAAGTACACCTGAAGAAAAGAAAGTAAAATTTAATCAATTTTTATCATCTGTTAAGAAAAACAAAGAAGATAAAGCTAAAATTGATGGTCTTTTAAAACTAGCAAAAGATAAATTTAAATTTCCTAAAACAATGATGGATGATTTAAAACGTGCTGCTGGTAGAGATGTTGAAGTATGATAAAAGATAAAACATTTGAAGTAAAGTTATCCCATCTAATTATAGGTGGGATACTTTTACTATTGTTGTTATATCTTATATATGTTCGAATCCAACCTACCCCATTACCCGACTACAGCAAATATAAACAAAAAATAGAAGAATTACAAAAAGAAATTAATAGATTAAAAAATACTCAAGATACATTAACTATTGATTTAGGTAAACAAAGAAAGGTTATAGATTCATTAGACAATGAGGTTATAAAAACAGAAAAAGAGTTAATTAAAACACGTTTATATTATGATAAAAAAATTAAAGATCTTATTAGTTCTTCTCCTTCTGAACTCAGTGACTTTTTCTCAAAAAGATACAAATAAAATTTGTTTTCCATACTCTACAGCAAGACAAATAGCAATTGATTTAGTTAAAGGAGATTCAGCTATTGCTGAATTAAAAGTTGTAAACAAATTAGTATGGCAACTTAATGAAAAAGTTGAAGCTCAAGATAGCCTTATCTCATTACATATTAAACGAGAAAATAACTATGTTAAACAAATAAACAATTACGAAAAAATAGTTGTTGAAAAAGATAAAATAATCACAGGACTTGAAAAAAATGTCACTGATTTAACCCGCAAAAATAATAATCTAAAATCAGGACTTAAGTGGTTAGGTGGAGGATTCGTGGCTTCCGTACTTACTATTATTACATTTATAGTAGTTAAATAATGGAAGAACAAAAAAATTTAAAACAGGTAGTCCGAGAGGAGTATATAAAGTGTGCCCAATCACCGGCATATTTTATGAAAAAATACTGCTACATCCAGCATCCAAAACGCGGACGTATCCAATTTAATCTTTATCCATTCCAAGAAAAAGTACTTACTTTATTCCAAGAAAATCCATATTCAATAGTACTTAAATCTCGTCAGTTAGGTATTTCAACATTATCCGCAGGTTATTCATTGTGGTTAATGTTATTCCATGAAGATAAAAACGTATTGTGTATTGCAACTAAACAGGAAACCGCTAAAAACATGGTTACCAAAGTTAAGTTCATGTACGAAAGTTTACCCTCATGGCTTAAATTTGCAAGTAAACCTGACGAAGCAAATAAATTAACACTTCGATTACCAAATGGATCTCAAGTTAAAGCAATTGGAGCATCAGCAGATGCAGGTCGATCAGAAGCTGTTTCTTTGTTGATTATAGATGAGGCTGCCTTTATTCACAATATTGGTGAAATATGGGCTTCAGCTCAACAAACCTTAGCTACTGGTGGAGGTTGTATTGCATTATCTACTCCTTATGGTACAGGTAATTGGTTTCATAAAACATGGGTTGCTGCAGAAATGGGTGATAATAGTTTTTTACCTATTAGATTACCTTGGAGTGTACATCCTGAACGAGATCAATCTTGGAGAGATCAACAAGATGCTGACTTAGGTATTCGAATGGCAGCACAAGAATGTGATTGTGACTTCACCACATCTGGTGATACAGTATTTACCCCAGAAGATATTACTTTTTACGAACAATTTCACGTGAAAGATCCTCTTGAAAAACGTGGTATTGATCAAAACCTATGGATTTGGGAACCAGCTGATTATTCTAGGAACTATCTGATCGTAGCTGATGTAGCTCGTGGCGATGGTAAGGATTTTTCAGCGTTTCACATTTTTGATGTTGAAACATTCACTCAGGTAGGTGAATATAAGGGCCAAATCAACACAAAAGATTATGGAAATTTATTAGTAAGCATTGCTACAGAATACAATAATGCTTTACTTGCAGTTGAAAATCAAAGTGTAGGTTGGTCAACAGTACAAACAGTTTTAGATAGAGGTTATCAAAACTTTTATTATTCACCAAAAGGTGGAGCAAATAGTGTAGATTCTTTCTTTGATCCTTATATGGACCACAGTAAAATGACACCTGGTTTTACTATGTCAAATACAACTCGCCCAATAGCAATTGGAAAATTCCAAGAAGCTGTCATGGATAAAGCAGTTGTTTTCCGTTCTGTGCGTCTATTAGAGGAAATGAAAGTATTTATATGGAGAAACGGTAGAGCAGAAGCTCAAGGAGGATACAATGATGACTTAATTATGGCATTTTGTATTGGGTGTTATTTACGCGAAACTGCTTTCAAACTTAGAACAAATAACATGGAAATGACTAAAAGTATGTTGAACAGTATAGGTAATTCTAAAACAGCATATGCTGGAGGTTATTCCAATGGAGTTAATTATGCCGATAAACATAATAATAACCCATTCAAAATAAACAACCCTTATTCAAATGGTCAAGAAGATATTTCTTGGCTTTTATAAAAACAAAACATGGCAGATACAGGATTATTTAGTAGATTAAGACGATTATTTTCAACAGACGTTATTATCCGAAACGAAGGAGATAACCAATTGAAAGTTTTTGATATTAACAAGATACAAGTTTCAGGTGAATATGAAACTAATGCACTTGTAGACAGATTTAACCGAATTTATACTAACTCACATACTTCAATTTATGGATACCAAAGTAGTTTTAACTATCAAACTTTACGCCCTACGCTTTATTCTGAATATGACTCAATGGATACAGATGCTATTATCGCCTCTGCTTTAGATATTTTAGCTGATGAAAGTACTTTACGTAATGACATGGGTGAAGTATTACAAATCCGTTCTTCAGATGAAGATGTACAAAAAATTCTATACAACTTATTTTATGATGTATTGAATATTGAATTTAACCTATGGCCTTGGATTCGTAATATGTTGAAATATGGTGATTTCTTCTTAAAATTAGAAATTGCTGAAAAATTCGGTGTATATAATGTAATCCCTTACAATGCATTCCATATTGAAAGACAAGATGGATATGATAAAGACCACCCAAATTCAGTACGTTTTAGATTTGACCCAGATGGTATTTCATCCCCTTCAGATTATGGTTATTACAACGTACCTAATGCTGGTAATCAAGCAAATGCTATTTTCTTTGACAATTATGAAATGTCACATTTCCGTTTATTAACGGATACTAACTTTTTACCTTATGGTAGATCGTATTTAGAGCCTGCTCGTAAGTTATTTAAACAATATACTATGATGGAAGATGCAATGTTAATCCATCGTATTGTTCGTGCGCCTGAAAAACGTATATTCTATATCAACGTTGGAAATATTGCACCTGCTGAAGTAGAAAACTTTATGCAGAAAACAATCTCCAAAATGAAACGTACTCCATATATTGACCAACAAACTGGTGATTATAATTTGAAGTACAACATGCAAAACCTACTTGAAGACTTTTACATCCCAGTAAGAGGTAATGATCAAGCAACTAAAATTGATAATTTAGGTGGTTTGCAATGGACAGGTATTGAGGACGTTACATATCTAAGAGATAAGTTATTTGCTGCTCTTAAAGTGCCTAAAGCATTTATGGGGTATGAAAAAGATTTAACAGGTAAAGCAACTTTAGCCGCTGAAGATATTCGTTTTGCACGTACCATTGAACGTATCCAACGTATTGTAGTATCTGAGTTGACTAAAATTGCTTTGGTTCATTTATACGCTCAAGGATATCGTGACGAAAGTATGACAAATTTTGAATTGTCATTAACTACTCCATCAATTATCTATGACCAAGAAAGAATAGCATTAATGAAAGAAAAAGTTGAATTAGCTAATTCAATGATGGAAAATAAATTGATGCCTAGCGATTGGATATATGAAAATGTATTCCATTTAAGTGAAGATCAATATGATGAATATAGAGACTTGATTATTCAAGATGCTAAACGTAAATTCCGTCTTACACAAATTGAAAACGAAGGTAACGATCCATTGGAAACAGGAAAATCATACGGCACACCACACGATTTAGCAGCTCTATATGGTAGAGGTAGATACGAAGATAATAGTGTACCTGTTGGATATGATGAAGATGCTGATTTAGGCCGCCCTTCAGAAAAAGTAACCAACAAAAATACACAAGATAATGCATTTGGAAAAGATAGACTTGGTTCAGACGGCATTAAAAAAGATGGAGATGAGTCAAATTCAATTAAACCACAGTATAAAGGTGGAAGTCCATTAGCTCTTGAAACTAAAAACAAAAGAAATCGTAACGCCAAGATGTTTAATGATATAAAAAATCAAACTAAACAAATGATTTTTGAATCAGATATCCGAGGAAATTCGCTATTAGATGAATCACAAATACGAGAGTAAAAAAGTTCCACATATTTATAAATAAAATAATATTAGAATGCAAATCAAACATTCAAAGTATAAAAATACTGGTATCCTTTTTGAATTATTGGTTCGCCAAATTACCACTGATACATTAGATGGTAAGGATTCACCGGCAAAAGATATACTTAAAAAATATTTCGTTAAATCGGAATTGGGTCGTGAGTATAAGTTATATGAAACTTTATTAAAAAAGACGTCCTTAACCGAAGGAAAAGCTAACGTTGTAGTTAGTACATTAATTGACTCATCCAAAACATTAAATAGAGGAGCAATTAAACGTCAAAAATATAATTTGATTAGTGAAATTCAAAAACACTACAACATTAACGAGTTTTTTAATCATAAGCTTCCAAACTATAAAATGTATGCTGCTTTTTATACATTATTAGAAATTGCCAACTCACAAGAATCAGTAGATCCTGAACAAGCAATTAACAATAAAGTAACTATTTTAGAGCATTTAACTGCAGCTAAAATTACTGAAGGTAAAGTTCGTGATGAAGTAATGTCTGAATTTGAAAAAGCCGATAAAGATGTACGTTTATTAGCTTATAAAATAGTATTAGAAAATTTCAATGAAAAATACGATACATTACACCCAAAACAAAAATCGGTATTAAAAGAGTATATTACCTCTATTGACAACACACCACGTTTAAGAGAATTTTATACTAGTAAGATAACAGAAATTAAAAATGAATTGGTTACATTGAATAAGAAAACCAAAAACCAAGCCACTAAAATTAAAATTGACGAAATCATTACAGTTATTAACCCACCAGCTAAAAATGCTAAAATAACTGACAATGACTTAGTTGACTTGTTACAGTACTATGACTTAATTAATGAATTAGAAACTGTAAATGGATAAAATTAAAGACATAATTCGTAAAAAACTCAAAGAAATGAGTGCTACCAATGTTGGTGGTGCTTCATTTTCTGCTGGGCAAGGAATGAATTACGCTACTCCTGCAGCATTTGCTTCTAAAACAAACGCTAAAGGGACTAAAAATATTTACTACTACAAACTAGGATTTAAACCAGTCCCAGATATTAAACCAAAGTCATACGACAAGAAAAAACTTTGGGAAGATGAAATGCTAAACGAAATGAACGATGTTCAAAAAATGCGTATAGCATCATTAGATGAAATTGAAAAATTGATGAACGAGATTCAACCACTAGTTTCAAACGCTAAAAACGAAACAATTGAATTATATAGTGGAAATGCTGGTTCATACGATATAAACAAACCAATAGAAATAGTTAAAAGCTATTTAAAAGAAATAAAACAACTTTTATCAGAAAAATAATGAAAAAGACTCTACAAGATCAGTATTTGTTAATCAAGGAAGGTAAAGGACATAAAGGTGTTTTCCTTACAGAGGCAAAACGTCAATTTCCAAATATTGTACGCAATGCTGCTACATTTGACGAGGCAGTATCATCACTTAAAACCAAAAACATCATTTCAGAAAATGTAATTTCGGTGATGCCTGCAATTATGGATCGTCCTAAAAAAGAAGCTTATGAAACTGCCTTTGAAGCGTTTTTAGCTGAAGCTAGAAAAAAAGAAAACGAAGACGAGAAAGTTAAAGCAGAAGAGAAAAAAGTTTCTAAACCTGTAGAAAAAGATCTTGAAAAAAACTTTGATAATTCAGACGAGAAAAACCCTGACAATATGATCTTTGATCAAATTATGATGGGTTATTATGCTGAAATGAAGGATCCTAAAAATGCTGATAAAACGATGCAAGAACTTAAAGACATCGTGTTTAAAAATTTATCTAAAAATCAAATATACTATACTGAAAACGCACAGTTTGGAGTTAAAGATTTAGGATATACTACTGAAGCACCTGGTTTAGGTACTCCAAAAGAAGCTAAAGGAAAATACAAATCAAGTGGGTATGGTGATTTAAAAGAGTCTATTCAACCCGTTAACGAAGAAGAAGCTAAATTGCGCAAAATAATTCGTGAAATGGTTGATGCTGAATTAGAAGAAGCAGGTAGAGGTTTTGCTACTATGGGAACTATTAACCTTAAAGGTGATGGTGATGGAAAATTATTTATTCCTAAATACTATATTTTACCTCCTGTAGCCAGAAAAAAACTTAACTTGTTAAATCCTGGAGAAAACGCCCCAGCATATAACGAGTCTATGATGATCCCTCATATAAAAGTTTTACCTGATAATACAATTTTATACTCTAATTATCTTGTAAACGCACTAGACAATCCTTCAGATAACAGAAATCCACTTAATAGTATTTTAAAAAATCTTGAATCAAACTTTTATTGGAGTCAATTTAAAACATATACTAAAAAATTCATTAGTTCTACTGCAGTAAAATATCCTGTTCTTGGACGAGAAGCAGTTTACAATGTTTTAGAATTTCCTAGTGATTTTGAAGTATTGAAATTAAAAGATTGGGTTGAAAGTGAACTCTCAAAACAATACGCTAAACTTCAAAAAGCTGAATCAGGTGTAGTAGGAAGAGGACGCCCAGTTAATATTGAAAGTTTAAAGAAATTTATAGCTAATTTAGAATCTCTTAACCAAAATCCTGAAGGTGGAATGGTAGTTGTTTTACCTCAAATGTTTGAAGAATCGTATGATGCAGAATCTTTACGTGAAAGTGTAGAAAAAGATTTAGCTGATATCAACAAAGAAGCAGAACACGAAGTTTTACAAGCTAAATTAGACAAAATTGACGCACTAATCGACCACAGACGTTCTAAACTTGGTAAACTTGACGAAGATGAGGATATGAAAGCCTTAACTGACAAGAAAAAAGTAAAAGAACTTGAAAAAGACATCAAAAAGCTAGAGCAAGCAAAGTCAAAAGTTGAAAAAATGATGTCAAAATTCAAAGGTAAGAAAAAAGAAGTAATTGACGAAGATGAATCAATTGATGAAAATCTTGATGTAAATCCTGAATATGTTGAAGATGCTGAAGGTAGATTAGACGCTGGACAAGATGTAGATTCAATTATGGACACATATAGCAATTTAGGAATTGACCAAAAAGATGATTTAGATGACTATCTAAACGATATAGCCCCAGACGATTTAAAATCTGATTACGTATACTAAAATGAGCAAAGAACTTTTAATAGAAACTAGACACTTTGTTCCCAAACCAGTAAAACTGATTGAGGGAATGAACAAAGGCGGAAATATTTTCGTTGAAGGTATATTAGCTACTGTTGAAGTTAAAAATGGAAACGGCCGTTACTATAAAAGAGAATTATGGGAACGTGAAATCGACAATTTTATACGCAAAATCAAACAACACTCTACTGAAACAGTAGGTGAGCTAGACCATCCTGATTCTCAAGTAATCAACCTACGTAATGCATCACATGCAATCCGTGAAGTATGGTGGAGAGGAGATGAAATATGGGGAAAAGTTGAAATATTTTCTGATCCAGGTGAATTAGGAACCACTTCAGGACGTATTGCAGGTGCATTAGTTAGAAATGGTTTAATTATTGGTATTTCTTCTCGTGGGATGGGTTCGTTAAAGCAAATGGGTGAGGTAATGGAAGTCCAAGATGATTTTGAATTACTAACATGGGATCTTGTATCTAACCCTTCAAACCCAGATTCATGGATGAAAAATGGTATGTTAAACGAATCTAGAACAACACATTTAAACGAATACGCGCGCACAAATTCAATTCTTACCGAAATTTTATGTGCAAAAGGTACGTGTCCGTTATTTTAAGATATGCAAACCGGTGAAAATCGCCCTCTTTTTTGAGGGCTTTTTTTTTCTCTTGCGACTTTGACATTTTCCCCACATATATATAACTTGAATATACCACCCCTCACATCTTATGTGGTATCGTAGATAAAAAATTATATTACGTTTCTTAATAAACGTATTTTCCCAACAAATAATTTAGGAAAAATGGCAACAAACAGAGACTTGCTTAAAGAAGCAATCGCAGATGCTAAAGCTGTTAAAGAAACTGCTATCGCAAATGCAAAAGCTGCTCTAGAAGAAGCCTTCACACCTCAATTAAAATCAATGTTCGCTGCAAAACTTCAAGAAATGGAACATGAGAATGAATTGGAAGAAGCTAAAGACATAGAAGAAATGGATGAAGCTTTAGGAACAATTAATGATCCTGATACTCCAACAGCCCATGGAAATATTGCTGAAGAAGACAAAGACATGATGGAAATTGATTTGGAAGAGCTTTTAAAAGAGCTAGAATTAGAAGAGGGTGACATGGAAGGATCCTTAAACGAAGCTGAAGGAGATGACGAAGAAGACATGCCAATGTCTGATGAAGATTCTGACGAAGGTGACGAGGAAGGAACTCCACTAGACCTCGAAGACATGACAGATGAAGATCTTAAAGATATGATCGAAGATGTCATTAAAGACATGATCGCCTCAGGTGAACTTGAAGCTGGTCATGAAGGTATGGGTGATGAAGAAGGAATGGAAGTGAAAGATGAAGAAGTTGATTTAGCTGAATTGCTTAGAGAGATTGAAGAGATGGAACACAAAACAAAAGAAGAAGGAATGCATGAAGAAAAAGAACCGGTAGATGAATACTACGCAGGAGGTGCTTCTGTTGCTCCTTTAGATTTTGCTATTGGTGCTGCAATTGCTGCCCTAGGTTTAGGTATTCCAATAGGTAGAACATATTTTAATTATTTAAAAGCTAAAAAAGCTGAAAAGAAAGCAGAAGGTAAATCTGAAGCTGAATTAGATCAAATGGCTAAAGATGATGCTGAGTTTGAAAAAGATGTTACAAATGTAATTAATAAAGCATCTTCTAAAGTGTCAACAGAACTTTCTGAAGCTTATAAAACAATTAAAGCTCTTAAGTCTGAACTAAACGAGATCAACTTACTGAATGCTAAACTTCTTTATACTAATAAAATCTTCAAATCTAAAAATTTGAACGAAAGTCAAAAAGTGAAAGTGTTAAGTTCGTTTGACAAAGCTACTACAGTAGGTGAAGTAAAATTAGTATTTGAAACTTTAAACGAGGGAATTAAAGTTGCTAAAAATACAATTAAAGAAAACTTAGGTAGTGCTTCTAAAGCAACAATTACACCAAACGTTAAAAAACCAATCGTTGAGTCAAACGATGCATTCTTACGTATGCAAAAATTGGCTGGAATAATTTAATTAACAATTTAAAACAAAAACAAACAAAATGTCAAGTATTAATTCTTTATTAGAAAGCTCGGCTGCTGGATGGAAAAACATGCAGAACGATGCAGCTCGTATGGCCTCTAAATGGGCAAAAACGGGATTATTAGAAGGATTGAATAGCGAAGTTGAAAAAAACAACATGGCTATGATCCTTGAAAACCAAGCAAAACAACTTGTTGTTGAGCAATCTTCTACAAACGTAGGTGGTGGTACCTTCCAAGTAGGACAAGGTGAGCAATGGGCTGGTGTAGCTCTTCCATTGGTACGTAAAGTATTCGGTTCTTTATCATCTAAAGAATTCGTTTCTGTACAACCAATGAATTTGCCTTCTGGTCTTGTATTCTTCTTGGATTTCCAATATGGACAAGATAAAAATGCTCCTGCTGGAAACTTTGGTCCTGCTGGAGATACTTATGCAGCTAGTTCATCTATGTATGGTAACACAAACCCAGGCCCTGGTGTAGATCCTTCACAAGGTCTTTATGGTGCTGGTAGATTTGCTTACTCAATCAACCAATTCTCTGAATCAGTTGGTACTACAGTAGCAACAGCTTCTTGGGCTGATGTAAATTATGATTCATTCTATCAAACAACTACTCAGTCTTTAACAGCTGTAACTATTAACACTAATGCCTTAACTCGTCCAGATCTTAAAGGTGTTCGTGCGTTTGTATTAGCTTCAGGTTCAACTTACACTGCTGCAACTGCAAATTTATTGTTACCTCAATACACTAAGGTAGATGCTACTGGTACTACAATTACATTCGTTTACAACGCTGCAGTAGGTTCTGCTGACGTACCTGAGGCTGCTACTTCTTCTTCAATTTTCTACAACATGCAACCTGCTGACAACTACAGAGGTGATTTTGAAGATAACAGTGGTGCTGGTTATCCAAATGCTGAATCTACAGCTGCTGATGCTTTAGCTATTCCTCAAATCAATATCCAAATGAAATCTGAGGCTATTGTTGCTAAAACTCGTAAATTGAAAGCACAATGGACACCAGAATTCGCTCAAGATTTGAACGTATACCAATCTTTGGATGCTGAAGCTGAATTAACTTCAATCATGAGTGAATACATCGCATTAGAAATTGATCTTGAAGTAATTGATATGTTGATCCAAGATGCATCTGCTGCAGATGAATACTGGTCAGCTAAATCAAACAATGTATTAGATGCTAACAAAACAGCTTGGACTCAAACTGCTGGTTACTTTAATACACAAGGTCAATGGTTCCAAACTTTAGGAACGAAAATGCAAAAAGTTAGTAACAAAATTCACCAAAAGACATTACGTGGTGGTGCAAACTTCATCGTATGTTCTCCAACAGTTGCTACAATCCTTGAATCAATCCCAGGATTTGCTTCATCTTCTGATGGTGATGTAACAAAAGCTAGCTACGCATTTGGTATCCAGAAAGCTGGTCAAATGAATAACCGTTACACAGTTTACAAAAACCCTTACATGACTGAAAACTTAATGTTAATGGGTTATAGAGGATCTCAATTCCTTGAAACTGGTGCGGTATTTGCTCCATATGTGCCTCTAATCATGACTCCATTAGTGTACGATCCAGACAATTTCACACCAAGAAAAGGTCTATTGACTCGTTACGCTAAGAAAATGATCCGTCCTGAATTCTTCGGTCGTATCTTTGTTAACGATTTGAACACACTTTAATAAGTAGCAAATAGATCGAATATGAAGAGCCTGGCGAAAGCCAGGCTTTTTTTTGTTTTTTTTAATATTTATCAACAAATATAGTTATATGAATGATTTTAATAGAACTGCCGAAGCGCAGGAAGTTTTCAAAGCAAAACGCAAACCAAAAGGCCCTATAAAATTTAACATTCAATTGAATGAAGAACAAAAATTGGCTAAATCTAAAATTTTAACTAATACTGTAACTATATTACGTGGTAAAGCAGGATCAGGTAAATCTTTATTAGCAGCAAACGTTGCTCTTGACATGTTGTTCAATAAAGAAATTGAAAAGATCATTATCACTCGACCTACTGTAGTAGCTGGACAAGATATTGGTTTCCTCCCAGGTGATGTCAATGAAAAATTAGCTCCGTTTACTGCTCCTGTGTATGAAAACATGCATCGTTTATATAGCAAAGAAAAAATTGAAAAATGCATACAAGAAGGTGAAATAGAAATTGTACCTGTTTCATTTATGCGAGGTAGAAACTTTACAGATTGTCTAGTTGTAGTAGATGAAGCACAAAACTTAACTGATAATCAAACAGAACTACTTTTAACCCGTATTTGCTCAGGTAGTAAAATGATATTTTGTGGAGACGGTGCTCAAATCGATTTACGAGATAAAAAAACATCAGGATTTGATGTTGTATGTAAACATATGAAAGAGGTACCTGGATTCGAAGTAATTACACTAGAAAGAAACCATAGACATCCAATAGTAGATGATATTTTAGAAGTATACAAATCTTTCAGAGGTTAACCATATTTATAAATAAAATCAATGGCTAACTTATACGTAACTATTACTGAAGAAATTACCCTTCCTAACAACAATGTTGAAAAAACTTATAATTTTAAAGTAATTGAAGGAGTAAATGAAATTGTTCGTAGAGTAAATACTATAGCTACTACTTTTAGTGGTTCTGGAATTGAAATTTTGCGTTTTTGCGATAGTAGAGAAGAACAAACAGGAGGAGGATTTGTAAAATCTGATGTAAAATATGTTAGAATCACTAACTTATCTAAAAACTACCCAGTAGTAATATATCTTCTTGATACTGATAACGAAAGTACTCTACTTAATTTATCCCCAGGTAAATCACTTATGTTTAACGATGCCGATTTTAATGCATCTTCAACAAAAGACTACATGGATGAAAGTTTTGTAGATGAAATGTATTACAGTAATTTCGTTTATATTGACTCTATTAAAGCCAAAGCTATTTCAGGAAGTGCTCAAATAGAATATTTTGTAGCATCTTCTTAGTATTATTAAGAGGTTTTTGATATGTATAACTAAAAAACTATAATCATGTCTAACCCTTGGAATTTTAACACCAGAATACTAGGCCCTAACCCAAAGGGCTCAGCTTTAACTCTTGAAGAATTAGATAATAGCTTGCTATATCTTTCTGCTTCTTTAGAAAACAATCCAACAGCATCTTATTTATCTCCATTAAGTCAATCTGTTGAAATTACAGGATCTATTGAACTTACAGGATCTTTAGTAGTTGATGAAGGATACATTGCAAATTTCCCAACAAACTCAATTAGTTTAACTATACCTTCAGGATATAATGCATTATTAATAGGACCTATTTACAATTCGGGATCTATTACAGTTGAAACTGGTTCTAGATTAGTAATATTATAATATAAAAAAATGAGTATATTAAGCGTAGATAATATTCAACCATTATCAGGGAATACAGTTACAATCCCTGGAGATTTAACAGTAACAGGAAATATCACTGGAAATATTAGTGGGTCTGTTCAAATTGGAGGATTTATAGATATTAGTGGAGCTGGTGCTCAAACAATGGTAATTTCTGGTTCATTAATCGTATCTGGAGGAAATACACTACATAACGTTGGAGCAATGACAACCGGTTTAAACTGTTTTGTTGCTTCCGGAAGTGATGCAATGGCTCAAGGATCATATACAACAGCTTCAGGACCTTACTCCCATGCTGAGGGTGGTAATACTCGTGCCACTAACCAATTTGCTCATGCTGAAGGATCAAATACACTTGCTTCAGGTTTATTTTCACATGCTGAAGGATATTTTACCCAAACAATAGGAGTTGGTTCACATACTGAAGGGAATTTAACAACAGCTTCAGGAAATTATTCACATGCTGAAGGACAAGGTTCTAGATCTGTTGGTCAATATTCACATGCTGAAGGAGGATATTCTCTTTCTTCGGGAAGTTGGTCACATGCTGAAGGTTTTAGAAATACTGCTTCAGGCGATTATTCACATGCCGAAGGAAATAGAACATTTGCTACAGGAAATTGGTCACATGCTGAAGGAACTCAAACAGTTGCTTCTGGAATTAATTCACATGCCGAAGGAGAAGGTACTATATCATCTGGACCCCATTCACATGCTGAAGGATCAGGAACAAATTCAACAGGTCAATCATCTCATGCTGAAGGATTATTTACAATTTCTTCAGGACAATTATCCCATGCTGAAGGTGGATACACTTTAGCCTCAGGATATGGTACTCACGCTGAAGGATATTATTCAACATCTTCAAACTTTTATTCACACGCTGAAGGATATCGTGGATTTGCTTCTGAAAGTTATTCCCACGCTGAAGGTGTATTTTCATATGCTTTTGGAAGAGGTTCACATGCTGAAGGTATTAACACATTAGCTTCTGGATCACATTCCCATGCTGAAGGTGCAGGTACAAAAGCAAATGGAGCTGGTTCACATGCTGAAGGTGGATATGCCGATATAACATGGACAGGCAATCCCCCATTTGCAGCAGCCATAACAACTTACCCAGGAGGAACAGCTAACGGAAGAGGATCTCATGCTGAAGGACAAGAAACAGTTGCTGACGGATGGTTTTCTCATGTTGAAGGTGCTTACACATATGCTGATGGTGAAGCAGCCCATGCTGAAGGATTTTTAACTTCAGCCTCAGGTATATATTCACATGCTGAAGGATCTAGAACAAAAGCTTTAGGAAATGCATCTCATGCTGAAGGCCAATACACAACAGCTTCAGGTGATTATTCACATACTGAAGGTTTTCAAACATCTGCTTTAGGTAATTATTCACACGCTGAAGGTATTTTTACATCAGCTCAAGGTAATTTTTCACATGCCGAAGGAAACACAACTATAGCTATTGGAAATGCTGCTCACGCTGAAGGTGAAAATACTCAAGCAATAGACAATTTCGCACATGCTGAAGGACAACAAACAACAGCATCTGCTGAAGGTGCTCATGCTGAAGGATGGTATACTCAAGCAGGTGGTCCTGGTTCACATGCTGAAGGATTTTTTACAATAGCAGCAGGACAAGGTTCCCATGCTGAAGGAAATAGTACTCAAGCTCAAGGTGAATATTCACACGCTGAAGGTGACGGAACTCAAGCAAGTGGATATATTTCACATACTGAAGGATACCAAACAATTGCTCAAGGAACAGGTTCACATGCTGAAGGTTCTTCTACAACGGCAGAAGGAGATTACTCACATGCTGAAGGTATTTTAACATATGCTTCCGGAGCAGGATCACATGCCGAGGGTTATGATACAAATGCCTATGGAAATTACTCACATGCTGAAGGATGGGATACTCAAGCAACAGGTGAATATTCACATGCTGAAGGATATGATACAGTTGCTCAAGAAACTGGTTCACATGCTGAAGGAAGAAATGGTATTGCTAGTGGATTATTTTCCCACGTTGAAGGATTCTCTTCAATAGCATCTGGATCTTTTTCTCACGCTGAAGGGCAAGGTACAACTGCTAGAGGTGATGCTTCACATGCTGAAGGATATAATACAAATGCTTTTGGAAATTATTCACATGCTGAAGGTGATAGCACTATTGCCTCAGGTTCTTATTCACATGCTGAAGGTAGAAGTACTATTGCTTTAGGTTCTTATCAACATGTTCAAGGTCAATTTAACACCCAAGGAGATGATACTTCATTAATGATTGTTGGTAACGGTACAGGACAATTAGCCCGTTCAGATGCCTTTAAAGTTAGAATGTCCGGTTCAATTGTATTACCTACTACTCAATCAGCTGCTCCTTCTTGGACAGGAATGGATGGAGAAATGGTATTCGCAACAGTAACAGGAAACCATTTATTCTACGTTTGGATGGCAGGTGCATGGAGATCAGGTTCACTAGCATAATCTAAAAAAATATTTAAATGTTTAAGGCACCGTTTAGGTGCCTTTTGCTTTTCTTCTAATATGTATAAATAAAACTATAATCAATGAGCACAATCAGTACTAATACTATTCAACCCTTATCGGGAAACACAATTACTATTCCTGGAGATTTAACAGTAACAGGAAACATTAACGGAAACGTTAGTGGATCTGTACAAATTGCAGGAATTATAGCAATTGATCCTCTTACCCAACAAACAACCATTTCAGGATCTTTAATTGTATCCGGAGGAAATACATTCCATAATGCTGGAGCAATGACAACTGGCTTTGGCTGTTTTGTTGCTTCCGGAAGTGATGCAATGGCTCAAGGATATAATACAATAGCATCTGGTTCTTATTCACATGCTGAAGGTTGGTATGCTAATGCAAATGGAACTGGTTCACATGCTGAAGGTGTTGGTACTAGCACTGGAGTTGGTTCACACGCTGAAGGAGGAAATTTCATATATGATCCTTATATAACCTTTGACTGGGTTGTAGCAACTCCGGGAGGACAGGCTATTGGAGCTGGTTCACACGCTGAAGGGAGTAATACTCAAGCTCGTGGAATAGGTTCCCATGCTGAAGGATACTTTTCAATTGCCTCTGGATCCTTTTCACACGCTGAAGGTGGGCGTGCTTCATCATCAATTGCTCCAAATGGTAATGTAACCACATCCCAAATTCAAGGAGGTTTAGCATTTGGAGATGGATCCCATGCTGAAGGATTCACAACCCAAGCACTTGGAAATGGTTCACATTCCGAAGGAGATAGAACAGTAGCAGTTGGAGTTGTTTCACATGCTGAAGGTCACCGTACAAGAACAATTGGGTACGGTTCACATGCTGAAGGATTCCAAACTACATCTTCAGGTGACTATTCACACGCTGAAGGTAGTGGATCTGTAGCTTTTGGAACAGGTTCACATGCTGAAGGTAGACAAACAATAACTAATGGGAATTGGTCACACGCTGAAGGACATTTAACAGTGACATCAGGATCATATTCACATGCTGAAGGATATATAACATCAGCTTCAGGTAATTATTCACACGCTGAAGGTGTAAACACTATAGCTGGAGGAATAGGTTCTCATGCTGAAGGTTTAGTTACTTCTACTTCAGGTGCTTTATATGCACATGCTGAAGGAGAATATAATGGTGCTCTTGGTAGAGGTTCACATGTTGAAGGATTCCAATCAAATGCTTATGCTGATTATTCTCATGTTGAAGGAATTGGTAATGCAACACATGGAATAGGTTCACATGCTGAAGGTGGGTATGCTAATGTAACATATTCTCCTACATTTCCTTTCTACCCAATTTCAATTGGTATAGCCGGTGGAGGAACAGCATGGGCCCCAGGTTCACATACTGAAGGTTTAATGGTTCAAGCATTTGGAACATCTTCACATGCTGAAGGTGAGTCAACAGAAACTTATGGATTTGCCTCTCATGCTGAAGGAAAAAGTACAATATCTTCTGGTTCTTATTCACATGCCGAAGGTGAAAGCACAATTACTCAAGGAACAGGTTCACATGCTGAAGGTCAAGGCTCACTTGCTATTGGAAATTATTCACACGCTGAAGGTTCTGGAGTAGAAGCTACAGGAAACCATTCTCATGCTGAAGGAAAAGAAACATTCTCTATAGGAATTTATTCCCACGCTGAAGGAGAAAATACTTCTGCTCAAGGAACAGGTTCACATACCGAAGGTGCTAATACAGTTGCTGGTGGAGTATATTCACATGCTGAAGGTGATGGAAGTCAAGCAAATGGGTATGGCTCACATGCTGAAGGATCTAATACAGAATCTCAAGGAACAGGTTCCCACGCTGAAGGGCTTGAAACAGTTGCCACAGGTGATCATTCCCATGCTGAAGGAAATCAAACAGCAGCACTAGGAGTTTATTCACACGCTGAAGGAACCCAAACAATCGCTTTAGGACAATCTTCTCATGCTGAAGGTTGGGGAACAATTGCTTCTGGTTCATACCAACACGTAATAGGTACTTTCAATACCCAAGGAGATGATAGTTCACGACTTATCGTTGGTAATGGATCTGGAAATAGCACCCGTTTAGATGCTTTTAAAGTAAGTTCCAACAATACAATAATCATCCCACAAACACAATCAGCTGCTCCATTTTGGACAGGAACTGATGGAGAAATTGTTCCTGCAACAGTAGGAGGTCAATATTTCCTTTACATGTGGATGAACGGAGCTTGGAGATCAGGTTCATTTGTTTAAAATATAACATAATTTAAAATTTAAGGCACCGTTTAGGTGCCTTTTATTTTTCTTCTAATATTTATAAATAAAATAATCAATGAGTACATTAAGAGTAAATAATATTGAACCTATTTTTGGTAACTCTGTAACAGTAAACAGTGAATTACTAATTAAAGGCCCCGGAGGAAATATTGTAATAGGTGGAACTGGATCGTCTAATATTTCAGCTTCATACGCTTCTACAGCAGGATGCGCTAGCAACATCAACATTTCAACTATTGCTCCTGGTGACACTACAACATCAGTTGTTTTAGTAAACGAACAAGCCATAGGTTGCCAATCACCTTTTATTGACTCTGGTTTAACTTACAATGCTGCTACAAACGTATTAAATGCAACAGTAACAAACGCTCAAACAGCTTCATATTTTGATGGAACCGTTACAAATGCTACAAACGCTATAAATGCAGAAACAGCTTCATATGTTAATCCATTAAACCAAGAAGTAATAATAAACGGAAATGTAACAGCAAGTGGAGATATTAGACTTACTACATCTGGAAGTGCTGTTGTTCGCCCTATAATTTCTTTAGTACCTACTGGAACTGCTTCGTTTAATCCAAATTCAACAAATACTACTACATATTCAAATTATGGAATTAACGTAATTTCAACTGTAACATCTCAATCATATTGTTTAAGATTACCTCAAACACCTACTCAAGGTAAAACAGTTACTATTATTAACAAAGGTGGTATGGATGTACTTGTTTTCCCAAGTATGATAGGTGGAGATATTAATGGTATAATTGATGGATACTTCACAATCCCTTCAGACGGAAAATCATATTCATTTGATTGCTATGAAAACCCACTCCCAGGTGGATGGTCAGTAACTGTTAATAATGGATCTACATCTACTATTACTACTGGTGTTATTAATTATGATTGTACACCATCAGCAGGGTATATTGCTTTTGTAAATGATTCTTGTAAAGTAAGCGGAAGTAGTTTAGGAAGTGGTAATACATTTAATGGTTTATTATCTCCTCAATATAAAACATATACAAATACTGCATGGAATGGATCATCTTATATAGGAGGACAAACATTTTCAGATGCCGTTCCTTCCCAAAACATATGGTCATCTATTAATAGTATTCAAATTTTAACTAATATCTCTTATTCTAGTTGCCAAGCTAATATAGCTCTTCTTCAAGGGAGTAATATTGAATATTATTATGCTGGTACAACAAACCAAGCCAATGCATATTTAGGATACTACAACCTAAGTTCAGGAGTATCAGCATCATTAGCTTCTTTTATAACAAATGTAGTTAACCCTTGGTTTGTTAGCCATCCTGGAACTGGAAATAATAGTTTTGGGATGTACTCAGCTGTAAATTATTTACCTTCAACAACATCAGAAGCCCCAGGAACATTTACCCCTTCCCAACAAAACCAATATGCTTCAGATAATGTAGGCGACCCAGGAACATTAATATTAACAGTTCCAAATTTACCAACATTTGCTTGGGGACCAAGCTTTAAAATGATAGGAAGAAATTACATAGGAACTTATTATCATCCATTTGAAGGACCTTTAGATGCTTATTACAATTTTGCTTTTGGTCCTGTTCTTGGATTAAGCATATTTGATAATTTATTTAACTCTGTAGCTGTTCCTAATGCTAAATTTCAAGCATTTTATAACGTATCACTTTAATTAAAAATAATAATCATGCCGTTTTTACCCTTATACAGCGCACTTTTAGAACAAACTCCAACAAATATTGTTGATTTTATTGCATCTGATAATAAAATTACAGGAACATGGGAAAAAGTAGATACTGGATCTTTTTATTTTTTGTCTTCTGGTTCATTTACTGGATTTTCTGGAAGTATAACAGGAAGTATAGGAGCCTATTTATCTTATACCCCAATTGATATTAATGATACAGGAAGCATATCAATTTCTTTAATAAATGATAGTACAGCAAGTTTAAAGACAACTTTCTATCCAAATACTACTATCTTATCTGATTTAGTTATACAAGGAACATGTTCTCTTGAAATAGGAATTAATTATATAGATTAATTAAAAACATACTTTTAAAATGGGCCTCTAAATGAGGCCCTTTTTTTTCATATTTATAACAAAATAGCAACATGAACATCCCTATTTGGCCCGGCTCAAGTTCATTCCAACCAGGAGATACACCGTTTGGATTTTACGACAATGATTACCAATTCCAACAAGATGCAGATAAATTTGCAAAATTTGCTGCTCAACGTTTAGGATATCCTTTAGTAGAAGTTGAATTACAAGATATCAACTTTTATACTGCACTTGAAGATGCAGTAACAACTTATGGAAATGAATTATATGCTTACCAAGTAGCAGAAAACTTATTATCTTTTCAAGGTAATCCTCAAGTAATAGGAACGGCAAATGATAGAGTAATTCAAGAAAATATGGCATCTGTTATTCGTTTATCTCAACAATATGGAGAAGAAGCAGGTGTTGGAGGAACAGTTGATTACCATACCGGTTCTCTTGACTTAATAGCAGGTCAACAAAATTATAACATGAATCAATGGGCTATTGATAATGGTATTCAAGGTCGCATTGAAATAAAACGTGTATTTTACGAAGCACCCCCAGCAATTACTCGTTACTTTGATCCATACGCTGGAACAGGTACTGGTATGATGCAAATGCTTGATAGTTTTGGATGGGGTTCATATTCACCAGCAATTAACTTTATGTTAATGCCTATTAACTATGACTTACAGAAAATACAAGCAATAGAACTTAACGACCAAATTAGAAAATCTCAATTTACATTTGAGTTGGTAAACAATAACTTACGTATTTTTCCTATTCCATTAGGAGGAGGTAGACAAAAACTACGATTTGAATATATTCTAGAATCAGATAGAAATATGCTATATGCTCCTAGTACTGGACAGGATATGATAACTAATCCATCAAATGTACCATATGAAAATCCAATTTACCGACAAATAAATTCAATAGGACGTTCTTGGATATTTGAATACGCATTAGCACTTTCAAAAGAAATGCTAGGATATGTTAGAGGAAAATACTCTACAGTCCCTATCCCAGGATCTGAAATAACATTAAACCAAGGGGACTTAATTTCAGCTGCAACTAATGAAAGAACAGCATTAATTGAACGTTTAAGAGCATATTTTGATACTACTTCACGCAAAACTTTATTAGCAAATAAAGCAGAAGAAGCAGCTAGCCAAAAAAATATATTAAACGATGTTCCAATGACAATTTTTATAGGATAATATGGCATTATTCGGTACACAACGTGATGTTTCTTTATTTAGACACCTTAATCGTGAGTTGTTATGGGATATTATTACACAACAATGTGTATTTTATCAATTAAAAATCGCTGAAACCAAAGTTAACATCTATGGTGAAGCATCAGGCGCTAGATACTATGAAGAACCTGTGCTTTTAAACGTATTAATTGATAGAGGTGATTTCTCTAACCCAGTTAGTGAATTTGGTGTAACTACTGATAGACCAATGACATTTAAATTTCTACGTGACGATTTACGTGGCAAAAATCCTGTTAATTCTGGTGGAGGCCCTGATATAGGTAACTATAATGGTACACCTTATGGAGCTGATATTCTTCCTGAAGTAGGAGATATTATAATGTGGAATGATTCGTATTGGGAAATTGATAATGTAAATGACAATCAATTATTTGTTGGAAAAGACCCAGCATACCCATACAATGAAAATCCATTAAACCCAGGATTAGATAATTTTGGAACAAATTTATCTGTTATTTGCACAGCACATTATGTACCTGCAGATAAAGTACAAATTACTAGAGAAAGAATTTAATTTTTAACGATGGTTTTTAAAAACTAGTTACAATGGCAGAACAATTATCACAGGTTAGAACTCGTTTAAATGCAAGACATGCTCCAATAAAACTTCCTGTTGATTTTAGCCCTACCTTACCCATATCTGTACCCAATATTACTCCACCCCCATCAAAAATTACTATCCCTACAGAAATGATAGATATGATGGTAAATGAAAGGGTAAATGGGATAGCAGGAGAAATGATGAATCAAGTTAATAATTTAACTCAAAGTATAAATATATTAACTCAAACAATCCAAACTGTTACCCAATCAATAAATGATATATCAAAAAATATTATCCCTCAAAATGCTATAGATTCTTCAAAGATATATTCAAATAAAGAAATTCCAACAAAAATAGGTAATAGAACATTTTCTTTAAACCAATCACCATATGCTGGAAGTGAACATATCTATATTAATGGTCTTTTAATCCAAGACGGAGTCTCAGTAGATTATACTATAGCAGATAATGTAATTATTTTTGATGAAAATGTACCTGTTGATACTAAAATTGTTTGTACATACTATTATTTTCTTGAAGAATCTTTACAAGGATACATCGATAGAGAAATCCCTATAGGAAATATAAATGGAGAAAACAATACATATAATTTAAGTCGTATCCCGTTAGAAGGTACAGAACATGTATATTTAAATGGACTTCTTCAGGAAAAAGGAGTAGATGCTGATTACACATTAACAGGCACTACTTTAACTTTTGCATACTCTCCATTAGAAGACTCACTCATCCAATGTACCTATAAGTATTCTATTGCTCCACCTACTAGGGTATTATCATATAAAGAGATTCCTCAAGGAAATATCAATGGTACTAATACAACATTTGTTTTAGACTTTGCTCCTGCCGAAAATAGTGAACATGTTTATTTAAATGGTTTACTTCAAGAAAAGGATTTAGATTATGTTGTAGAAGGAAAAAATATAATCTTTAATCTTCCCGTGCGATTTGGCAATAAATTAACGTGCACATATTATTATTATTTAGCATAATAAAATTACTGTTTTCTTTTTTTACTTTACCATGTATTTGAAAAAAATTCTTGATATGTATAATAAGAAAACTTATATTTAGATGAATCCTGAAAATTTATACTCAACTTCAGATTTATATTTAACAGCATACCTTAAGATCAAGGGGCATAAATTTAAAGTAGAAAAGACTGCTAAAAAGTCTACCTTTATTTTTCCTTCTAGCCCCGAACTATTATCCGATGTAGATGCATATTTAACGGAAATAGGGTCATGTGAGCCTTTAGCTTACACAAACGCTATTAAGAACCTAAAAAACCTTTTATTTAACAAGTAATTTTAACTTTTTAATGAAAGTTAAATACTCTTAAGGGTAACATTCTGGTTCATTCCTGCATTTTTTAATTTTTAATTTTTTAATTTAATTTAAACCATTATGGCAACTACTAAAATTGTATTAGACTTACAATCCGACTTAGTATTAACCAGCCCAGCGATCTCTACCCCTACAGGAATTGTAGCAGGTGACATCGCTTACGGTTCATCTAACGTTGACTCTGAGTTAGTTAACTTAGACGGTAATATTTCGTCTGAAGCGTCTTCCAGAGTAGCTGGAGACAATTCAATTGCTGCTGATTTAGCTGCTGAAACTACTGCTCGTATTGCAGATGTTGATGCTGAGGAATCACGCGCAATGGCTGCTGAAGGATCTTTAGCAGCAAACTTATCAACTGAAGTTGTTGATAGAACAAACGCAGTTACTGCTGAAGCATCTTTAAGAGTAGCTGGTGATCAGTCAGTTGCATCTGATTTAGCAGCTGAAGTTACTAACAGAACAAACGCAGTTACTGCTGAAGCATCTTCAAGAGTAGCAGGTGATTTGTCATTAGAAACTTCTTTAAACGCTGAAG